GGAGACGCTGATGCCCGGCAAACAATTCGTGGCCGCCGGCCGGAAGAGCACCGCGAAAGCGATTCGCGATTTCCGTGCAGCGATGCGCAGCAAAGACTGCCGGCGCGCCAGTGTGATCCTTGAACAGATCGAGACGGGCTACGCGCGACGTGCGACTGTCTACCAGCTCACGGACACGTTCTACGCAGCTGGGTGCTCTCGCCCTTGGGAACGGAAACGCTGATGGCCCTCAAGCCCAAGACGCGCATAAAGCTCACGTGCTCCGCCTGGTCGGGCGACACCGGCCGGGTCGAGAAGTACGTGCCGTTCGATTACTACTACGTGCGGCTCCGCAGCAGCGGCCGCCAGTTCGTGCACGCGCGCTGCGTGGTGCCGACGACGGCCCGCGGGCGCGCCTCGCCGGAAGGGCGTGCGAAGTCGAGCGCACAGTACGCGGGCGCGCGTCGGAGACGCTGATGGCCGCGAAGCGCAAGGTCCGGCGCGGACTCGCCACGAACATCCTGTGCGTGCTCAAGCACGAGGGGAAGGCGAACGACAGCTACTTCGCGCGCCGCTTCGGGTACTCGGTAGGGACCGTCGAGCGCGTGCTCCGGTCGCTGGAGAACCAAGGGCTCGCGCAGATGGCGATGGCCGACCGCGGAAACTACTTCCTCACCCAGAAGGGTTGGGGGAAGGTCCTCCGCAGCAAGGCGTGCCCAGCAGGGAAAAACTTCGCAGTGACGAGAGCGCACTCCGATTCGCGCTACGTGCCGATCGGCGGCGCGCGGCACTAGTCGCTCTTCGACTCGACGAGCTTCTGCGCGGCCCACCACGCGCGCATGTCTTCACGGTGATGGACGATCGCGTTCTGAATCAGATCGGCGTCTTCTTCGGCGGCACACTGACCGCACGGTTTGCCGTGGTTGTCGCCGTCTTCGCGGCACGGAATCGGATTGGGCCGATGGGCTGGGCAGCGGAGATTTGGTCCTGGCAAGAACCACCAACCGATCGCTTGAAGGCCAGCGGCGCCGCCGACGCCGACCGCGGTGCTGGTGCAGCCGGGATGTTCGCACTCCCACTTGTTGAGCGCCACGAGGTCAGCCCTTCGACTCGGTGAGCTTCTTCTCAGCGAGCAGCGCGCGAGCGGTTTGGATCAGCGCGGGCAGGATCGACCTCGCGAGCTGGCCAAACTCAGGCCGCGCTCTGGCTCCAGTGTAGTCACTCAATACCTCTCGACACCGCCCGCACACCTCTGTGTTGGTGAAGCCGAGGATTTGCTGTTGTGAGCTGGTGCTGGCTGCGATAGTCGCGCTCAGAAAGGCGCCGCTCATGTGGAAGTTGCACACGTCGCGGTCGCATAGCGAGCAGACAGCCTTGAACGAGCCCTCGCACAGCTTCCCGGCTGAGTCGGGGATGTCGCACAGCCTGACCGTTCGCTCCCCCATTAGTTGACCGTGAGCTGCTTGATCGCCGAGCGCAGTAGCACCTCGTCGGACGCAGTAGGATCCATCGCTGACACGATCGGATCATACTCGTACGCTTTAAAACCGAGGTTCTTCAGCGCTCCTCGAACCGAGTCGAGCTTGCGACGCTGGGTGGGTGATAGCACAGGCTCCTGAGCCGCCGCGTTCTGAAGAGCTGTGAAGGCCGGCACCGCGACGCCCTGCGCAGCCTGCGCGTCGGCGTGCCGCTTGATCGCCGCATCCACGATCCGCTGCAGGTCCGCTGTGCGGTCCCCCTCGTGAACGATCCGGGCGACTCGTGCCTCGCGGCCGTTGAAGATCCAGCGAAAGAATCCTGCCACCGCTCCGTGCGGAACGACGAGCAGGATCCCGGTGACCAGCATCGTGAGCGCGAGCAGCGTGGAGCCGGTCTGCCCGAGCAGCTTGCCCGAGATGCGCGCGACCAGCTCTCCGATGAGGCCGCACGTGCCGGCGAAGGCGTAGAAGAACGTGCCGAGCAGCAACAGGACGCCGATGAGGAGACGCTTGCGGGCGGGGTGCATGGTGGTCATGGGGTTTGTCCTTTCTTAGAATCGGTAGGTAGCAGACGGCGTGCCAACTAGCGCTTCTTCATGATCTTCGCTGTCGCTTGGGTGAGCAGCTCCTTGTCGCGCTCCTCTTGCGCCTTCACCGCGTCCATCGCGGCCCTGTCGATGTGCCTCGTAAAGGCGGCGCGAATCAGCCGCGTGAGCACATTCGGTGGAAGCGCGTCTACTTCCCACGAGCTGTTGCCGAACTTGGCGATGTAGTTAGCGGCGCGCGGATCGGCGATCTTGGCAGGGTTGGGCGGTGGGTTGTACTGCTTGACTTGGGCGATCGTGAGGCCAACTTTCTCGACCTGTAGCCACAGGACGCCGAACTCTTTGAGCCGAACGGAGATGTCGCGCACCATGTCCTCGCCGCTGGGGTCGTGGTCCCCGAGATACAGGACGACCGGTGTGCGGAGCGCCTGGCTGATGTTCTCGTGCATGTACTGTTTAGCTTCGCGCCGTTCCTCGTCGTCCTCATCGAGGCCGTTCGTGCGTTCGAGGCGCTCGTAGATGTCGTCATAGAGCGTTCGATCGGTCACGCACGCCGTCTTGATTCGCTCCGCCGACTCCTTCATGGCGCTCGCGCTGCTGTAGCCCTTGTTCACCATCAGCGTGGCGTGGAACTCGTACGCGATCGGTTCGAGCACGCCCGCGAGGGCTTGCTTCTCGACCCACAGCTCGACGTACTTGGGCTGGCCCTTCCATCGTGGCAGCCGGTACGAACGGAGCGCGGATGACACACGGTCCTGGAGGTCATCCCACTCGTTCGGTGTGTTGGGTTCGCGCCCGCGGTCCTCGATCGCGTCCCAATCGATCATGCCGGCGTAGCGTGCATCGGTAAGAAGCGCTGTCAACTTTTTGTACTCCGTGTCCTTGTTGGGGATGAGGTCGCGGCTCACGAATTGATAGTAGAGCTGGCGTGCGGTGAGCCGGAGCCCCTGCCCTTGGTACTCCTGAATGATCGAGTCCATCTGCTCGATCTTTTCGCGCGCGTCTGCGCGGAAGTTTATCGAACGGAATTTCTCCTTGGCCATTAGGACTGCCCGCCCCGCATCATGGCTACCAGGAACGGGTCCGGCTCGCTGACGTGCGTGGGCTCCTCGGGCGACAAGGTGACCAGGGTGGGCTCCTCCGCGGCGGCGAAGGCGGCCTCCTCGACCAGGATGGCGTCGGGCCCCCGCCGGCTGCAGCTGATGCAGAAGCGGCAACCGTTCGCGTTGTCGAAGTTGACCAGCATGACGTCGGAGCCGCAGTTCGCGCACTCGCCGAGGCGGGTCATGACGAAGCGCTCCCGGCGTGCTTGGCGCGGAAGGCGTCGGCTTCGGAGCCGAGAGTCGACCGGCACCAAGTGCTGCCCTCGTCGGCGTACTCGCGATCAGCTTCGAGACGCGGACGGACCTCCACAGTGAACCCGGCCGGGTGCAATCGCACTACGCGCGCCAGATACACCCCACCAGCCACCAGCTCGCCAATGTCGTGTGTGTTGTGAACTAGGATCGCAGTGTCGACTGAGATGTGACTCGCCATGGTCCCTACCTCCACGCCAGGAACATAGCAGTTTCTGTGCCTGCGTCAACACCCCAGTTACCGCGGTGTCCCAGGCCCACCGTGCTCCACCGGCACAGTGTGTTCGAGAGCGAGTGTGCTGCCGCATTCACAGCAGTTGCGGAGTTCGAGTTCAGGATTGCCGTTCTCGGCCAGCTGCATCCCCATGAGGACCGTCCGCTGACGGAACTCGATCGGGTCCGCCCGAAGCCTGTCGTGGTCCTCAGCTGTGCACATTGAGATGTCTCTTCGGTAGGCCAGTATCTTAGCTTGAGGCCAACTTCTTGGCTGCCCAGCGCCAAGAGAAAAGCTCTCGGGCCGCAGGAGTGAGCTGCACGAGCCAGGGGCCCGCGAGGCGCTGCCCCAACCGCGGAGGGTCGATCCTGGTGCCCGCTTCTTGCTCGTCCTCCGTCACGAGCCCAGCGTAGAACGCCACGATGTGCGAGCAGCCCCCGCCGTCGTACTCGCCGGTCCCTGGATCGTCTTCGACGCAGCCCCCGCAGCTGCAGCGAACAATGCGACTCGACTCGTACGTAAGCTCGTGCCACATCTCGTTGTTTTTGAGCTGCGCGGCCTGGATGCGGATGCGTGCGAGCAGCTTCTTCATGGTGCGCTCAGCGCGAGCTTCCTGACCGCGTAGCGCCACTCGAATTCTTCGCGACCTGCCTGAGTGAAGTTGACCGTTGCGACGCCGACGAAGCCCGGCTCAAACAACCCACGTACGTGATTGCACGCCTCATCGCGTGATGGCATCTCGATGTTGCTGGACACGTAGGCTATCGGCCCTCCGGCCATCGGCCCCCACCGACATGTACAGCGCAGCCGATCCCGCTCAACGCTCATATGCACGTGTGATACCCGGTTGGTGTAGCCGGGATCTTCGATGACAGTCGCCAGGAGCAACCACTTCATTGGAGCCTCGCCGCGCGCCTCTTTGCGAAGACCGCTTCGATCCTGCGCTCCTCTTCGGCCTCGAACGGGTCGAACAGCATCCGGTCGCGCGCCTCGATGCGAGCTACGGCTGCTGCGAAGCCCCGGTCCATCGTGAGCTTCGCGGCGCGTGCGCCGCAGGCCCGCCACGGCGTGCTGAGGTTGCCGAGCCGAACGCGCCGTGACGTGATGACATCGAGCGCCGCCGTGCGCGCGTCGGCGAGTAGGTGCGACTGGGCGAGCTTCGCGGCACGGTGGTAGGCGTTCCAGATGGTCATGGTCGTGGCCCCTTTCGTTTCTGGATGGACTCCGCTATGCCCCACGCGAGCCAGGCGATGATCGAAACAGCAAGAGCGGCGCGACGAGCAGGCTCGTTGCCAGCGATCCTGAAGACGCTCCAGGCAAGGAAAAATACGAGCCATGCGACTTTGAGTCTGGAAATCATCGTACCTCCGACAGAATCAGCCTGCGCGCGGCTACCAGCGCGTCTCGCGACTCTTCATCGCCTCGGCACCAGACGTAACCTTCATCACTGAGCAGGGCGAGACCCGAGATCGCGCGCGTGTCACCGCGCCACAGAAATGCGGTTGGTCCAGTACGCTCTACAGTTCCTGGGACGACTGCAGGCTCATGAAAGGCAGGCGCGGCGAAGATCTTGTCGCCTTCGACGACGGCGCTCATCCTCCAGACTCCGCGAGCCGCCGAGCGGCTTCAGTCGCAAACACGTCTGGCGGGACCGGTCCAGTAGGTGGAATGGGATTGGTGGGAACGGACAAATCTACAAGCCCACGCAGTCGATGCACGATCGCGTGTCGGCTGTCGGTTGGCACTCCTGTGTACAGTGTGGGGTTGTAGTCCCACAGCAACGAGTCAGGTCGAAAAGCACGATAATAGCCGTGTACGTTGATGCCCATGTACTCGGGCGGCAGTGTGCTTGCATCAACATAGTTTTCTGCCTGTGCCATCGTGTCGAACACGGCAATGACGGTGTATTCCTCAGCGCGCTGATAGACGCCGTTGGCTACGATGAGCCAGCACTCAGGGAGGACATCGATCATGGACCTGATCGTCTGTGCTTGCGTGAGGTACTCATGAACGCTCATTGGGAAGACTCCTGCAGTAGCCGCTGCGAAACGAGATGGCCGAAGAGCTGCTGGCCGATGGGAGTGAGATCTGCGAGGTAGATGGAATCGGGTCCGTCCGGTGCGCGCACGAGCTGAGAGTTCTGCCTGGTCGTGAGGCGCCCGGTGATGAGCGCGGCGAGATGCCAACATGGTGAGGGGAGTGTCTCGCCGATCGGCCAGCAGATGTACTCGCCGGAGCCGCAGCTGCAACGAAGCGTCTGTCGCTTGTACTTCCGCGACGGCGGGTAGAGCGCGATGTCGAGCGGACGCAGATCGACGATATTTTCGTAGCGTATGTCCTTGTCGGATGGAACCCAGTACGTGGCCACGAGCGCGTAGCGAGAAACCCGCCCCGACTTCGTTACGTACGCTCCCCGGCGACGACTCATTGAGATGACGCATGCAGGAGATAGGCGGCGATCAGGGTGCTGCGCGTGAGGAGATCTTCATTCATCTCCCACTTGATGCCACGCTCCTGCGCGAAACAGACTGTCCTGTAGCCTCCGTCACCGATGTCGTCGAGCTGCACAGCGAAGGCGATCCAGCCGTAGCTGTTGCCGTTGCCGTTGCTCACCTCGCTGCCGAGGACAGTTACGGACCCTGTGCGCGTCTCGACCGGCGAGTCGGTGGGCAGATAGATGGTCGACACGCGCGACCCGACGACGACAGGGAGAGCCATGGGAGGTCCAGTCCTCAGCGATACATCATGAAGGGCATCATCGAGCCAGGGAACTGCGCCGCGAATGCGGCTACCCGCAGCTCACGGGGCAGCTTCGCGCGCTTCACGGCAACCGCCGCCTGCCGAAGGCATTTGACCACGCGGTCCTCGTGCTCCTTGTCGCGTGCGCGATCGGCCTTCGCTTTGTCGAGCCTGCGCTTACGATCCTCGGCGGCGACGGCCCGTTTGAGCGCCGTGACGGCCTTGCCTGTCCAGCCGCGGACCCAAGTCTTGCCTTCGAAGTCCAGCCTGAGGCTAAAGTCCGGAGTAAACGCGTTGCGACCGTCATCGTCTTGGGTTGTCGTCGTCCGCCCGAACGTCCGACCGCCACCGTTTTCGTTGGGGACTGTGTGCGTTATCTTCGTCCCCTTCGCGACCTTGATCTCTCTCGTGTCCATGTTCGTCTCCTCTGTTTGGGCGCTCTACACTGACTCCTGCAGCATCTTCGCGGCGACCACGCTCCTGCGCAGCAGTGGGTCCTTTTTCGCGGCGCGGAGCTTGGTCTGGTCGAGACCGATTGCGCCTGCCCACTCCGGAACGAACAGCCGTTCTTCGTCATGCTTGCTGATGATGGATGGCTGCTGCACCCAGCCCTTGCCATTGACGTACTTCGCTGGTTGCACAGTCTCTGTCTGGACCGTCCAGGTAATGCGCTTGATCCTGACGCCCGCGGCTGCGAATCGCGCTGCCTGTACGACGTCCACTTCTGACCAGCCGGTTCGTTCGAGCAGCTTGACGCGCTCCTCGGGCGTGCGGCGCTTGATCTTACCGCGCCGTATGATCGCCGGGGCCTTCTCATCGAGCAAGGCGCGCACGCGACGCAGCTCTTTGAGCACGCGCTGACGGGCGTGGCGCCGAGCGATAGGGCGGGCGGCTGTGCCACCGACTGTGCGAAGGCTGCGCGCGAGTTGCTTGAGGGCGTCGTCGAACTGGGTGTCGTTGGTTTTCATGGCAGCTTAGCTCCGACTGGAAGACCCTTCAGGCGTACTGCCAACTCGCGCAACACCACTCGTGGGGGCGCCGTGGTGCTAACCAGGTCACCTCGACGCAGCAGCGTCACCTTCTTCGTATCTAGGTGATTTGCGTGAACGAGCAGTGAATTGTATGCACCGTTCGCCACAGGCAGGTGTGCACGCACGCGCACGATGTACCTGAGTGCGCGCAGCACCAGGAACGGATGCCGTGGGAATGCTGCCCGTAACTGCTCGGCATGCTCGCTGTGGGTTTTCATGGCAGCACAGTCTCGATTGCAGTTTCGGGGCCAGCCAGGTACATGACGGCGAGCAGCTCGTCGAGCTTGGCGAGACGTTCGGGCAGGGGCATCGCGCCGAGTTTGATGCACGCGGCGACCCGTTGTGTGGGCGGAAGGTCACTCGGAATCAGCCACGCGAGTGCCGGATGGACCCACAGCCACTTGTCGCCTTTGTGGTCGTCGTGCCCGGTCCTCGGCTCGAACCCAGCGGCTCGAACCATCTGACGGTACATCTCGATGATCTGCAACGGTACGAGACCCTGCGCGCGAAAGACGCTCGCGTCGAACCCGCGTGGGTTGCCGCAGTTGCAGTACCACGCAGGGCCGGTCTTCTCGCGATACGCGCCGGGCTTCACACCTCACCTCGCAGCAGCAGCTCGGCGGTGAGGCTGTCCTGCAGCTCAGAGTCGAGCGCGACCTCCTGTAGCCGTCCCAGCCTTCGCGCCTCGACTGCCCACGCCGGCACGAACGCGCCGAGCGCGGACTTGTCGACAGAAACACCCGCTGCGAGCATCTCGTCGAGCGCTATTGACCTGTCGATATCTTCAGGATGGGCGAAGTGCGTGTAGTGCATGCGGTGAAGCTCCATCAGCCTCCTCATGAACGGCTCGGCAGCGAGCATGACAGGCACACCCGTGGCCTTGAGACCCCCTTTCTCGATCAGTGTTTCCGCTGCCCTGATGGCAGGGAGGGCGAACGAGAGCTGGTGCTTGATGGACTGTATCCCAGACCCACCGTGCTCGCGGCTGATGTACGCCATCGCGAACAGCGCGAGGCGCACGTGCCCCCGGTCGAGGGCCTTGTTGATCAGTTCGGGAGCGCGCGCCGACCGGTTCACGCGTCGTCCTCGACCCAGACCACGTCGCCGTAAGGCATCGTGAAGTTCTTGTTGCCTCCAACAATCGCCCAGATGGTATGAAACCCCGGCTCGTCCGGCTGGTCGATGTAGCCGTCCGTCACGACCACGCACACCGTGATCTTGTTCTTCAGCTGCGAGACCGCTTCGAGTGCGGGCGCCATGGCCGTGCCGCCGCCACCCTTCATCATCGAGCGCGCCTGCCTGATGTTGGCGATCGGCTTGATGCCATGTACCTCGGCGTCGCAGATGCACAGCGTGATGTTCGAGCCCACGGCCTTGAGCACACCTTGTACCTCTGACAACGCCTCCGCGAGCTGCTCGTCGCCCATGCTGCCGCTCGTATCGATGACACACGCGACCTCGGGCTGTGGCGCGTGCAGCGCGGGGACGACCGGGCGGCCCACGCCGAAGCCGACACCGGCCTGGCGCCGCGACACCTTCCCCCACGTGAGATCGGCCGATCCACTCCGGTAGGCGACAGCGCCGCGGATGACCCGTGCGAGCTTCGTGCGCCACGGGATCTTCGCCGGCTTGAGCATCTCGTCGGCCCAGCGCTCCAGGCTCGACGGGACGGTTCCGCGCCTCTTCGAGGCATAGTCCTTCACTGCCTCGGCGGTCGCGCGCCGCATGCGCTCCAGCTCGGCCTCAGAGCGCCCCTCGCCAGGCTTCCCGGTCGGGTCGGGCTCGCCAGGGATCGGGTGCTGCGCACAGCCGCCGCAGTGGCCCCCGGTGACGCCCGCCTGGGGCTGGCCCTTGCCCGGCGCGCCCTGCCCCTGCCCCGAGCCTTGCCCGCCCTGCGGCTGCTTCGGCTGCTTCTTCTCCCACTCTTCGAGGAGCTTGTAGTACACCTCAGCAGTCAGCCCCTCGGGGAACTTGAACTGCTCGGGGAAGAGTCCGTCCTTCGGCAGCGCGGCGAACTTGCGCACGTCGGTGTTGATCGCGAGATCCCCTGCCCAGTTCCACCGCCGCGCCTTCGAGAACATCTCGTTCGACGGCTCGGGCTTGATGCCGAGAGCTGTGGCGCGGTCGGCGTGCTTGAGCGCGAGGTGCATTGCCTCATGCACAAGCACGCCGGCCAGCTCGTCGCTCGTGATGCTCGCGACGAACTTCGGGCTCCACCACAAGACCCCGTCCCGGCTGACAGCGAGTGTGGCGGGCATGCCGAGCGCCTCCATGATCACGTGCTGCTCGGGCGAGATCTCGCGGCGGATGAGCCCGCGCAGGAGCACCCCGAAGTACGGAGCGATCCCGATCGAGTTGCCGTCCTTCCGCTTGCCGGGATCGACAACGCGAATCATGCCTGCTGCCAACTTGTCTCGGGGACTGAGTGCCATGGTGGTTGCTCCTTAGTGCAATCGTCGCGCCGGATCTAGAACGTCTCGTTGAGGAGCGGCAGCATCCGGGAGAGCGCCGGCTTGCCGCTCGTGGCGAACTCCTTGGCCCCGATGACGGGCTCCAGCACCCGCGCGATGCAGAGGGCGCGCGCCGCAGGGACAGCGATGTCCGCGGTGGTCTTGCTGACCTGGTCGATGAGGCGCCAGCAGTTGGCAGCGCGGGGCCCGCGGTTGGCGGCCTTCTCGGGGATGACGAGCGACGCGCACGCACTCAAAACCGCGAGCGAGCGATCCGGGCGGCGTTCGTCGTGCGTGAACTTCACCTTGCCGTCGAGCAGCTCCGCGGGATCGGGCAGGTCGACGTTGTTCTGCCAGACGCGGAACTCGGCCACCCAGCTCTGCCCCACGAAGCCGCCGATCAGCTCATCGGTGTCGATCTCGTTGAGGCCGTGCACACGAGCCGACGTGAGCGCAGTGGCGGCATACTCGACCGAGCGCCGCGAGGGCCATGCCATCGACGCCTGCGCGCTGGCCTTCTCGGGACGCTTGTGGAGCAGCTCGGGGCGGCGGAAGATGAAGCCGCCGATGAGGCCGCGGGAGTGCGCCTCCGCGGCGGGCCACGCTGCCATCACGCGAGCCTCCTCGGCTTCGGGATTGGGCGCGCTGGTGGACGTCGTGTCGGAGCCGAAGCCGCCAAGCAGGCCCTCGACCCAGGACGACGGGTCGAGCCCTTCGAAGTTGTAGTGCCCGAAGCGGTTGGCGAGCGCCGGAGGGAGGTCCCAGCCACCGGCCGCGTCTCCCGTGCTGTTGGCGGCGCCAATGACCCGAACGCGCTTGTTGAAGACGAACGAGCCGAGCGTGCGGAGCTGGACGAGGCCGAGCAGCGCGGCCTGCAGGGCGGGCGGGGCCGTGTTGATCTCGTCCACGAAGAGGATCCCGCCGTTCTCCAGCTGGACTGCCCAATCGGGCGGAGGGTACCGCAGGAAACCGTCAGCGTGCGGTACGGGCACAACTCCGAACTGACCCTCGCCGCGCTCGCCTGGTGAGATGCGATAGGCGAAGAGGCCAGACGACTTCGACACCGCGCGGACGTTGGACGTCTTGCCGGTGCCGGGCTCTCCATGAAGGAGACCGGGCAGGCCCCAGTGCCCTTCAGGACTCGGGCAGAAGAAGAGAGCGTGCAAGATTTTCTGGTTCATTGGTCGGGTCTCCTTGGGCAGGTTTCGGTGACGAGCCAGGAACATAGCACACGGCGTTCCAACTCCTGTAGCAGCTTTTGGCCTGTGTGAAGCCTCAACCGTATCAAATCCGCCCAGCCTGTGCGGGTTTACTGGCGCGTTTACGCCACACCAGTCACCAGGGTGACTTTGCGCCTCTTTCTATGGAGCCCATTCGCGCGACGGTTACTAGGGTGACCCGATGGTATCAATCGTGCTATGTTCCTGGCTTCGGAGGAACCCAGCCGATGAAGACCAAGCGAACCGACCCGCACCGCCCTGGAGCCATCATCCCGGCCGACTACGACTGTTTTGGGTTCTTCGCGTACGGCGGCGCCTACGAGCCACCGTACAACATGGAGCTGCTGACCTCACCTGCTGTGCAGGCTGGCGGCATGGTCAGCATCGACCGTGAGAGCGGCGGCTGCCAGGTGTGCGGCGCGAACTACCGCTTCGGCGTGCTGTTCAAGCACACACCCACCGGGCAGTTCATCAAGATGGGCCACGAGTGCGCGCGGAAGTACGAGATCCTCGCCGACTTCGCCTCGTTCGACGCCGCCTTCGAGGCGCACAAGCGCGCGAACGCCGCTGTCATCCAGGCTGCGAAGAACAAGCACGACTTCGAGCGCTACCTCGACAAGCATGAGGGCCTCCGCGAGGCGCTCGCCTGCGGCCACCGCATCACGAACGATCTCGCCGACAAGCTCCGGCAGTACCGCTCGCTCTCGCCCGCCCAGATCGCGCTCGCGTTCCGGCTCCAGAGCCAGCAGCTCTGCCCGGCGCGCCCCACCGAAGCCAACGTCCCGGCGCCGCCGGAGGGCCGCCAGAAGATCCGCGGCGTCGTCATCAGCACGAAGACCTTCGAGGGCGACTTCGGCGTCTCCATCAAGATGACCGTCAAGGTCACGACCCCTGCCGGTACCTGGCTCTGCTGGGGCACGAAGCCCGCTACGGTCGAGGGGCACAGCTTCAACGAGGGCCCGCTCAAGGGCCGCGAGATCGAGTTCACCGCGACGCTCAAGAAGGGCCGTGAGGCGCACTTCGCGCTCTTCTCGCGGCCGACCAACGCGAAGTGCGTAGACGCCCAGCTCGAACTGGAGCCCCGCCCCGGCGTCGCGGGCGTCGTGTGCGAACAGCTGAACGCAGGGCTGCGCTAGTCCTATGGCAGCACAAACTGAAGGCTGCATGTCGTGCAGGGACGGCCTGCCGTCCGGTGCATGCTGGAAAAGCCCGCGAACGTGTGGCCACCACTGTGGCGACTTCTGGACGACGGTTTGTTGCTGGTGCCGCTCGACTGCGACCAAGCCAGGCAACTATACGGTCGACAAGAAGGACAAGAAGCTCGGTGCCGTCGCCCGGCGGTGACACTCGGACAGTGGGCGGTGCCTCACTTGCTCGACGCGATCGACAGAGCGCTGGCACGTGAGCTGCAGCAGTAAAGACCGATACCCCCTCAACCTGTGTGAAGGAGATAGCGATGAAGACCAATCCCGACAACGACCTGATGATTACCCCCGAAGCAGCTGGCGTCTGCGGCGCCGTGTCCTACTGGCGCGCGAGCGGCTCCGTGTCGATCGCCACCATGAAGGCAGCGTGGGACGCGGCAGGGCTCGATGAGAAGCTGTTCCGCAAGGTGCCCGAGCCCGAGACGGCGCTGCGCCGCGCGGTGCTCGACCTCGCCAAGCGGGTGACCGTCAACGACAAGACGGAGCGGCGCACGCTCATTCGACCCCAGGTGGAGGCATCGACCTGGGCCGTGGTCGAGGAGATCGTGCAGGAAGGCGAGACTCCGACGTACAAGACGTTGGAGATCGTTTCCTTCGTCAAGGATCTCGGCCCGCACTTCTTTCCTGCTGATGGGACATCTGCGCAGACGCAGCAGATCGCTGAGACTGTAATGGCGAGGTTCTCCGCTCAGCAGGGCCTCTTCGCCCCCGAGGACATCACCGGCTGGCTGGTCAGCCTCGCCTACAAGCAGGGTGCTGTCACGCTGCGCGACTCAGGCGGCGTCTACTTCATTCCGCGCCCGGCGATGGACTTCTGGAACAAGGCCGCCAACGCGATCCAGTCTGTCAGCGACCACAAGGTCTTCCGCATCCCGGCGATGCGCAACGACGAGGCGGTCGCCGCCATCATCGACGCCGTGACCGCGGAGGCCGAGCAGGAGGCGCAGAAGATCAACGACGAGATCATGGCGGGCCTGGGCGACCGCGCCATCGAGACCCGCAAGACGCGCATCGCCGAGCTGCTCGCGAAGGTCGGCTCGTACGAGGAGCTGGTCGGGCAGAAGATGAAGATCACTGAGCGGCTGGAGTCGCTGCAGGCAGCGGTCGCGACGGCGAAGCTGATCGGCTCGGCCCCGGCCGAAGAAGCGGCAACGGCCTAGCTGTGAAGATCCTCCGCATCGTGCTGCACGTGAACAATGGCAAGAGCCCCGACGTGCACGTGCAGCTCGATGCGGTCCTCCCACCCGAGACGCAGTTCCACGACGTCATCTACCTGCCCGAGCCTCATCTGATCACCGGGCTCCGCTCCCCGCCGAGCGACTACGTCACCGTTCGACCGATCTCTATCCTGAAGGGAACCTGACCCATGAAGATCCAGCACACGCCCCCGGACGCGACGACGGAGACACTGCGGGCGTACTTCGCTCCTACTAGCGTGTGCCCCACTATCACGTACACGAAGTATGACGATGGCGGGGAGGCGGGCGGGCTCCTCGTTTACGAGCGCACCTGGCGCAGCAGATCGCTGGTCGCACGACGGAAGGCTGACGGCTCGTGGACGGGTACAAAGGTTGTGCCCAGGACCGAGCAGGAGTTCGTGAACACTATCGTAGCGCACAAGGATCGTGAGCTGTCGAGCCTGCCTTTGGAGGTCGTGTCTGCGCTTGACGCTCTATCAAAAGAAGCTGCGCCAGAAACCACTAACGCAGAGCGAATGCGCGTGAAACGAGCGATTGCCGACGCCAAGCGAAACCCTCGTGCGCGGCCACCCCATGAGGACAAGGCAGCTGCGTTCCTCAAGGCGTCGTACGGCGATCAGATCGGGAAATTCTGGCAGGTGGAGCCCTTGCCGTTCGACGCGAGCGCGCAGCTCACTGAATGGACGGATGCTGAGCTTGTTCGAGCGCTCAAGATGTTCAGAGACATAGCCATACAGAGAAACGCAGCTGGCGTCATTCGTGCATTCGAAAGAGAAATCCTGCGCCGAGAAGATCTCCGCGAAGCTCGTATCGACCGCAACCTCTGAAAGGAACCTGACCCATGGACCCCATCATCTCGTTTCTGTGCTCCCCACTCGGCATCGTGCTGGCCATCATCGCGGCGGCGCTCGCGGGCCGGTTCCTCTGGCACGTCGTGATTTTTGCCCTCGAATTCGCGCTGGTCGCGGCCATCGTCGGCGTGGTCATCTACGCGGCCGGCGGCTTCGGCGACATCGTGGAGCGACCAGGCCCTGCACAGCACCAGGCCCCGGTGACGTACCACGCGGCGCGGAGGATCTGATGGCATCCTGCGTTTGTGTTGATCCGAGGTGTCCGTACGCTCGCGGGATCGGCGGGCAGGGCTCGCACCCCGCGCACGATGTCCTGGCGGCGATGGGGCAGGGCTCGCCTGCGGCGCCACTACACACAGGGCTTGCTGGCTACACGACCGTGAAGACATTCGTGGCGACCCGTCACGAGGCCCGCGAGCAGCTCGGCGAGACGCTCACAGAGTGGCTCGTGCAGCATCCACAGCTCGAAGTGGTCGCGCAGCAGGTGCTGCAATCGTCAGACTCGACCCACCATTGCACGACAATCGTCCTGTTCTTGAAGGAGACATCGACATGATCACCGATCACGCATCAATCGAAGAGCTGGGCGTCCAGCTGGCCTTGGTCCAGGGAACGATCCGAATCGCATCCCGCCATCAGGGAACCGTCTTCGTCTGCTCGGTTGCCGTTCCGGGCGGCTCTGCGACGATGGCCAACGCATCTCTCGGGAATGCCCTTGCCGCTTCGATCGCGTTCCTGCGAATGCACGCCCCGAGGCAGATCGAGGCGGTCGCACCTGCCGAGCCCGCCGATGAACCTGTCCGAGCCGACCCGGAGGGTGCGAGGATCGGCCCCGCGCCACAAAGAAACGGAACTGAAACACACGCCGGCTATCTCATGGCCGTGCACTGTGCCAGCTGCGGGTACGGTGAGGATGAGGGTGAATGCTTCGTTCAGGGCCAGCCGTGCCCGAACTGCGCTACCGTCGGTCGCAGCTGTGCACGGCCGCCGCACCACGATGAAGACCACGACTTCGAAGGGAGCTAGTCATGAAACGCGTACTGTTGTTGCTGGTGCTGTTGTCGACGATGGGATGCGGGTCTGTCGACGCCCGACGTGATGATGCAGGTACCGGCGGGAGCGCCGGCCAGCTCGACACAGGTCAGGGCAGCGCGGGCGGGGCGGCGATTGATGCCGGCGCGGATCACGAAGCTATGGGCGGCGCGGGCGGGCAGCAGGTCGACGCCTCGGTCGATGCTGGCTGTGTGCCGACATCGTGCACGACGTGCGTGAACGGGGCGCCCGTACCTACCGCAGACGGCACACAGTGTGGCGGCGGACTGTGTGACGGGGTGCCGAACTTTGTCGGCCAGCGTTCCTGTGTCTCCACGAACTACGCGTGCAAAGCCGGCGCGTGTGTCGCGACGACCGTCAACTGTTGTGCCGAGCTAGGGTGTGCGAGTGGGCAGGCGGCGTGCACAGGGACATCAGGGCTCGCGCTGACAGCGCCAACGTACTGCAACTCGGTGTGCAGCTAAGGAATGAGCCTCGCTGCCGATCCTGCTGTTCGAGCTGCGCTTCGCGAGATCATCGATGGCGATACGAGTACCATCGCCATCGCGCGGAAGATTCTCGAATACCTCGATGGCGAGTCACGGCGCTGCGGCTGCCGACATCTATTTGTCGAGCACGGGCCGAAGACCCGGCGCTGCGACAAGTGCAAATGTCAGCGCAGCCGTGCGGCCAGCTCCACTGCCGGGCGCGCGTCCTCAAGCCCGTGTCCACGCCCGGCGAGCGTCTCGCGGTAGACCGCGCTGTGCAGGCTCTCGAAGCCGGCGAACTCGACCCGTTGGCCGTACATCTCGATCCAGCGCTCCGATCGCCCGGACGCGGTCTCGCCCGTCGAGAGCGTCCAGTCTACGGTCGCTGCGCGCTCGAACGATGATGTGCCGGCTACCAAGTCAGGAAGACGCGTGTCGACATGCGTCTTTCGCTCCGCGCCGAACTTCCACAACAGGAAGTCGAGCATGTGAATGCCGATGTTGGTCAGCAGGCCGCCGCTCTTCTCAGAATCGCCCTTCCAGCTCCGGGCGAACCAGCGACCGCGGGGTGTGATGTAGTGCAGACGTACGTGCGTGGCCTCGTCACGGAGACCTTGCAGCAGCTTCGCGTGACGGAGCTGCAGGACGGTGAAGACCTGGCGGTTGTCCACACCGATGTTCGCGGCTTGGTTTGCCGCCTGCTCGTCGTAGGCTAGAGCGTCCAAATTCTTCGGATCGAGCACCAGGGGCTTCTCGCAGATCACGCGCGCGCCCACCCGCAACCCCATCCGAATGTGTGTGTCGTGCAGGTAGTTCGGCGAGCATACAGACAGCCAGTCGACGCCATTGCCTTCACGACGCAGCTTCTCTAGGTGCCGCTCGAAGCGCTCGGGCTCAGTGAAGAACTCGGTTTCGCGGTCGAACCGATCCAGCACGCCCACAGCATCGTGCGGGTCGAGCGCGGCGACGAGCTTGCCACCTACGTCCTTGATGGCCTGCATGTGGCGGGGGGCGACGAAGCCAGCGGCGCCGATGAGTGCAAAACGAGGTTGTGACATGCGCGGCAGGATAACGCCCTTGACGCCGAAGTGCCAGCACTCTAGCATTCGCCATCGTGAACAAGAAGTCGCGCCGGCTGCTGTTTTCCGCGCTTCGTGTGTGGCGGCGCTGGCAAGCGACAGGGGGCTACTGGTGGAACGCCGGTACGCCCGAGAGTGAGCTGCTGCAGGCGCTATTCTTGAACGTGAAGATCGGCATGGAAAACATGGAAACAGTCCTGGAATCTGCTGCGAGGTCTGCGTGAAGCTCGTCGTCCTCGACTCGACCGCAATCGTCGCGACCGGGCCCGGCTCGCCCGCGTACTTCTCCCGCTACCTGGTCGAGTACCTGCGCGGCGCCGGACATGAAGTCACGATCGCCCGCGGCTTCGACGATCGCCTGTGCGCGCCCGCCGATGCTGTATGGACTGAGTGGGCAAACGAGGATGCGTTCGAGGCGGCGGCGTCCGGCGTCTGCAAGCGCTTGGTCGTACGTCTGCGCGGATTCGAGGCGTTCGGGCCGCTCGATCGGCTCGAATGGTCGAACGTCGACGCGCTCGTGTACGAGAGCCCGTTCCTCAAGCAGCTTGTGGAGAGCCAGCTACCGGGGCTGCGCGGGTTCCGCTCGCATGTCATCCCGAGCGGTGTCGACGTCAACAGCATCCCCTTCAAAGAACGCAAGCCGGGACCCGTTGTCGCGCTGGTCGCGCGCGGCGTGGCCGACAAGGGCTATCAGCTCGCGTTCGAATGGGCGCGACGGCGGCCCGACATCCAGCTCCACGTCGCGCTCGCGCTCCCCGAGCCGCGCCTTAAACGCTACCTCGAATACACGAAGCCTGACAACGTGACGATCCATCCGCAGGTCGACACGGTGAGGTGGTTGGATGAGATCGATGCCAACTATCTCCTGAGCGCCTCGAACTGGGAGTCACTCGGGTACACGATCGCTGAGGCGATGGCGATGGGGATCAAGCCGCTGATCCACGACACACCGGGAGCGAAGCTGAACTGGGAATCGGACGTGACCGGTAAGTGCGTGCTGTGGTTGGGGCTGGACGAGCTGGACAAGCTGACTCGGTGGCAGCGTCTCGAACCCCCAGGAGCGTATCACTCCGGCGTCTACCGCCACTTTGTCGAAGAGCGCCTCGACGCCTACAACCAGTCGCGGAAGTTCACTGAGTTGATGCTGGGGTTGCCTGCGCGCGTTCCGGTTCGGCTCCCGAGCGCGGCCGGACTTATTCTCCAGATCGAATCTGCCATCCAAGCAAACCAGCTTGAGATCGCCGACGCACTACTGCTCGAATTTCGTGACCGTACACCCCGTCTCAGGGGGTTTGATGATCACCGTGCAGGGCTCGCGCTCAAACTCGCAGCCACCTATTACAGTGCCAACGACTACGGACGCGCGCGAGTCTGGGCACTGCGCTCACTGGGCGATGTTGTACGAACGGACACGCTGTGCTTGCTTGGGGAGATCGCAGCAGCAGAGAGCGATCTAGAGAATGCCGAACGCTGGTACGACGCCTCGCTAAAGGTTGTCAGCCCGGCGTCGTGCTACGTGACTACCGGACTCGCGGAAGGTAGAGGAAAGCGCTGCGTGGAGATCGCCAGCGAGCTGTACCCAAACCTCACGCGTGCAGCCGAGCCACCACGACGATATCTCATCGTGGTGGCTGTGCGGAACGCAGAGAAGTTCGTCGATGCGTGCCTCGAATCGATCATGCAACAGACGCGGCCGCTCTTTTGCGCCCTCATGGACGACGGCAGCGACGATGAGACGTTCTCGATTGCTTGCCGGGCTGTGGCGCGGGGTGGTGGACGAATCCATGCGCGCACGCACGGGGGACGGAACTACTCGCTCCGCAACATCGCTGAGGCAATCCGTACGCACGGCCAGCCTGACGACGTGGTCGTGATTGTGGACGGGGATGACAAGCTAAAGCCCGGCGCTCTCGATTTGCTGGACACCGTGTACGCAGCTGGTGCCTGGATGACATACGGAAACTTCGTGACGTCGGATGGACGCCCGAACTGGATGCCTCCATACCCGCATCGGATCGTCGAGGCGAGCGCCTTCCGCTCCTACCCGTGGGCGGCATCGCATCCGAAGACGTTCAAGAAAGAGCTGTTCGACAAGATCAACCAGGACGACTTTCAGCACGATGGCGAGTGGTTCAAGACGGCTGGAGATGTTGCGCTCATGATCCCGATGCTGGAAATGGCCGCTGAGCGCGCTGTGTACGTGCCGCAAGTGCTCTACGAGTATACAGAAGACAACCCGCTCGGAGACCATCACGTCAACTCCGACGAACAGGTTAGGGTGCGCGACCTGATCTTGGTCAAGAAGCCATACCAGCGGCTGGAGAAGCTGTAGTGGACGACGTCCTACTCGGCGTAGTGATCGGAGTCGTCGGTACGCTCGTCGTCGAGTTCGTGCTCTTCGCCTACATGATCAGGCCGCCGCGATGAAGGTTCGTATCGAGTACGAGATCACGGTGGACGACCCAGACGAAACCGAGAAAGCCTGGCGAGCGTTGGCGCAGCAGCTCACGCCCAGAAAATGGACCATCAAGGAGGTGCAGTTCTGTACTCGGCTGGAGCAGCCTGGGCCAACCACGTTCCAGAACGTACGCGTCATTCGTGTCGTTGCCGGCGAGGCGAAGCCGTGACGCCCAACATGCCCCTCGTCTGGCTGCTCCTACTCGTTGACGTCGTCGTCTCGTCCCTCGGCAGCGTTGCCGCGAAGCGGGCGCTGGTGACAGGTGGGCCTCGATGGGTCGTTGCTGCGATGCTGATCTACTCGCTCGCGAACATCACCTGGATCGCGACACTGAGGAGCGGTGCCGGGCAGCTCGCGCGAATGGGTGTGCTCTGCGACCTATCGAACTGCATCGCCGTCATTGTGCTTGGGCTGGTGGTCTATCGAGAGGCGATGACGCTACGGCACGGTGTCGGGCTCGCTGTCGCGATGGCTGGAATCGTGCTGCTGGGAGGGGAGTAGTGGCCAAGCTGAAATTCTCTGGTGCGAGCGGGCGGAGGCCGCAAGCTGAGGCGCGCAGCTATGTCTACAGCGTGATTGTGGCTATGCTCGACAATGAGCTAGGCGAGTCACAGGGCTGGATGTTCGGCGGCATCGAAGAGGAGCCCGACGAGAGACGCGTGCGAAAAGCCGTCAAAGCTGTGCGCGCCGAGATGTTGCGGAAACCCTGATGATCACCCTCGTCGTCTTCTCGAAGGACCGCGCGCTCCAGTGCGACAGCCTGCTGCGGAGCGTGAAGGACCACTGCACGGGGATCGATCAGATCGTGGTGCTGGCGAAGGCATCCTCTGAGCTGCACATCGCTGCATACAAGAAGCTGCGGGAGGAAGGCGAGTACGACGAGCTGACAGTGAACGGTGTCGATGGGGGGTTGCCGCTCGGTGAGGACATCTATCAGGCCATCAACGACTCGATGTACACCGCCCTCGCCGTCGATGATCAACTCTTCTACGCGCCATCGAACTTCGTGGCTGCGGCTGAAGCACTCGATCTCGAAGGCGGGTTCATTTGGTCGTGGCGACTCGGAGATGGGAAGCAGGCTGTACGTGTCGGCGACAGGTTGAACTATTGGACCTGCTCCGCGCTCTCGACTGATCCCGACTACGGCTACCTCTGGCACTCGGACGGCGCACTCTACAAGACCGTCGACTATGTCAAGATGCTCGACAAGTACCTGCCCGACTGGCGAACCGGCACGTACACCCCCAACGATCTCGAAGGGCTGGTTGCGACGAAGCGCAAGCTCTGGGCTCCGCATGCCGGACCGCATCTCGGCCCCCTCACACCCGCGTGCGTTACCTGGCAGCTGAACCTCGCGCGACGCGACTATGCAAGGGGGTCGCCCGTGTTCGAGATTCCTGAGACGCGCCTCGACGCTCTGGCACAAGCGTACCTCGACGGCAAACGGGTGAACAACGACGCTCTGTACGGAGCGCTGAGCGCGAATCCGCTGCGCTGGAACCAGCCCGGCGATCGGCCGACGCACATACGCGCGTGCGCGGAGGCGTCGCGGTACTGGGCGAGCTGCGTACGATGAACATACTTGGACGTCGCGACGTCGTTGTTTGTACCGCGTGCGGCAGGTACATAGCCGGCTACGTGCCGCGCGGCGGGGACGGTACGATTTTTCCTCGTCGGCACAAGAATGACCGGCGCAAATGGTGTGGTGGCAGCACCTTGCCAGGAAGAATCCCAAAATGATCGAGCGCATGAAGCTGTGGTGTGTGGAGAACCCCACCCTGTGCAAGACGCCTGATGTACAGGTCGGCGAGCTGAAGTGATCCTTCATCCACACGTCGAGGTTCGGCTCTCGCCAATTCACGGCTTCGGGATTTTCGCGACGAGGCCGATCGTGCAAGGCGAGGCTGTTACGGGTTGGCGAGCAGATAAGGACTTCTGGCTGTCGCCGCACGAATGGATCTCGCTGCCCCCTAACCTGCGAGCCTTCCTCTACACGCACTGCTGGCGTGGCCCGGACGGGTGGTACGGCAGTCACGACGGTGCGCGCTTCACAAATCATTCGAAGACGCCGAACCTCATCTACAGCGAAGTGAAGCATACCTCGTATGCGCTGCGGGACATCGACGCAGATGAGGAGCTGACGGAGAACTACGAGGAGTTCGACGCCGTCTTCAACGAGTACGCTGAAGAGCTGAAGCCGTGAAGCTGACTATCGAGTACGAGGTTCCGGAAGGCACCTCAAAAGAGCAGGCGGTAAAGCTCGTCGCCAAAAAGCATCGGCCGTTGAAGTGGATCGAGGGGTGGAAACTAGAACAGGTCGGTCCTACCAAGTTCAAGAAAGTTGGCGTCCTGACCATCACCACGGAGCCGAAGTGACTCCCGACGTCGCCGAACTCTGCGCCGTGGGTGAAGCCGCATTCGCGAACGACGAATTCGAGGAGGCAGAAGCCTGGTACGAACTGGCGTGCTCAGGCGGGTACCGAGTCGTTCGACCGGGGCGGCCTACGCGGCACGACTGTCTCATCCCGAATCGCTTCGCGCGCTGGGAGCAGCTGCGGGCGATGATGTACGAGCGATCGGTGCGACGGCTGGCAAAGCCTGATCCAGGGCACGTGCTCGCGGTGATGACCGTGAGGGGGCGAAACATCCCGCGAGCTACGACTTCGATCATGCGCGCGCTGTTGACGTGGGATGCGTGGAAGGGCCGACACAGGCTGCTCACAGATGGAGACAACTGCCCGCTGGAGGGGCAGGCTAAAACGTTTTTCAGGGCACTTCATTGGGCCGCGCAGATCTCGAACCTGACCGCCCTCACCCTTCTCGAAGACGACGTTGTGCTCGCGAAGAATGCGCTCGACTACATCGCGACGACGCGTATCGACCCGGACCTGGCGTTCGTGTCGTGGTTCTCGATCGACAGCTACCTCGGCCCGCGGCTGCTACCGCTGCTCCACTGCGTCGATGCGCGTGACTACCAGTACAACCAGGCGATCACGTTTCCAGCGCGCACAGTGCACGAGCTGCTCGCCTCGGACGCGCTCAAGAACTGGTCTGAGCCCCATGGCGCGGACCGCATCTACAAGGACGTGTTCCCAGACCGCAAAGTCGGCATCCACTACCCGAACCTTGTGCAGCATGTCGGCGGCACAGCGTCGCTCGTGGGAAACAACCACCAGGGCGCTCGCACTTCACCTACTTTTATTGGCGAAGGCGCTGACGCGCTCGCGCTGGTGGGAGCATGAAGCGCTGGCTCCTCCTGCAGCCAGGGATGATGGATGATGGACGAGGCGCTCGTGCTGACGGACGACGAGCTTATCGCGACGCAGGCGATCTGGAATGACGAAGAGGATGTAAAGAAGATTCGCGCCGCGACGAAAGGCGACTGGGTCGTGACCAACGAGGGCTTCGCGATTCGCATCGCCGACGAGCCGCTCTCAGGCGAGTACAGGATCCCGCGCTGATTTGACACCAGCCCCCTGCCCAAGCGATCCTCGTCTGACATAGGGAGGCGAAAGCCTCTCGTTCCGGCGACTCGAAAATCGGGCGCTCACTACAGAGAATGGTCTCTGTGGCGGGCGCCTTTTTGCGTGTCGGCACCTCTCCTGCAGTCCTGGCTGTGGGGAGATCGGGGAGTCCGGCCCCCGAAGAGGAGACGAAAGATGGCCTTCACACAGTTCGCGAAGAAGCTCTACTTCAACATCACGTGGGCAGCGGGCTCAACACTCTCGACCAAGGTCGTTCCGTGCACGCCGTTTCGCGCGTCGGTAACGATCGGTGATCGCTACGGCGCGCTGCTCGAAGCGCTTCCCGCGCTGACAGGCAACTCGCCCAACACGATGAAGGAGCGGAATGGTGTCTCGGCGTGGTTCGTGCCACGCAGTGGTGGCGCGGCAGCAGTGACCTCGGCCGGCGGACCGGTATATGTGGACTTCGTCGGAGCCACGCTGGGACAGACGATCAACAACAACACGGCGCTCCTGCCGTACCTGAGCCTCGACGGTACCAGCGTCAACCGAAACCGTGGGACGGACACCATCTATGGGACGCTCGGTCAGAAGCGCGACTTCGCCGTTCGTCTGCGCCGTCCGACCACGACGACCGCGTCGTTCTCCGGCGTCCTGTACGTCTGCCGCAACCACTCGATCGAGGTCTAGTCGCTCGACGATCATGCTAGGCTCCTGGCATGAGCCGACAGATCGTCGAGGTCGAACGCATTGAGGGATTCGCTGAGATTCAACTGCCCGAGTCGGCCCGCTTCGTCTTTGCAGCACCAGGACGAGGCGGGCCGAAGTTGTGTCAGATCCGCGCCGCGCTGGCGCCGCGCGGGCGCCTGCGGCTATCAGGGACAGCCGGGCGCATCTTTGCTGACTTCGATCCGGGGCCGCCTACAGAGCCGCTGATCGCGCTCGACACAATCGCACGTAGCGACGCTGCAGGCTTGGAGCGCATGCTGCTGTCGGCGCTCCCGCACGTGGATGAAATCGTGCTCGGAGTCGATGAGCGGAGCGACACGGCCACGGTGGAGGTGGCGCAGATGTACGCGGATAGCTTCTACATCTTCGCGGCGAGCGACGTCGGGCTCACTGAGGAGGAGTGGGCTGCGGACAAGATCCACTTCGCGAATGCACGGAATCTCGGCCGGGAGCGCGTTCAGTCGCCGTGGACCCTGGTCGTGGATGCCGACGAATACGTGGGCCAAGCAGCTGATCTGCGTGAGGCCGTGGCCAAGTATCCAGACGCCGAGCACCTCGAATCAACGATCTTCTGTGGGGGTGTCAGAGTCGACTCCGATCGACAGCGTCTTGCCCGCACGTTGCTGCGCTGGACCGCGCCATCCCACAACCAACTCATGGTCAAGACCGGCGTCGGCTACAAGACCGAGCTGCATATCATCGAGGACAAGAAGCTCCGGACTGCGACGGAGAACGCACGCCGGGATGCTCAGCGCAGCGAAGGAATCGAGCTGCTCGTCGACGAAGCTGGCAAGGGCAACATCTCAGCGCTGCTCCATCTCGCGAAGCACCGCGCTGGCCTTGGTGACACCGTGGAGGCTGTGCGCCTCGTGGAGGACTATCGCCTGCGCATCGAGCCCCATAGCGTGCTTGCCGACGAGCGTGCGATCACTGCGCTCACGCTGGGCTTTCGCTTCTACTACGAGGACGATCTTGCCCAGGCAGAGGTGTGGGCGCTGCGCGCGCTGCTCGACGGCCCTCGTGTCGCGGCGTTCTGCCTGCTTGGCGACATTGCAGAGGAGCAGTGCGATCTGCCGCGGGCTCGGGGATGGTACGAGGCGGCCTGTTCGATCACGACACCGGAGAGGGTCGATTGGCCGGGCGTTACGGAGATGCGCTGGGGACGACTCGACGGGATCAAGCTGGCGATTCTGGATCCAACAACTGCGCCGGTGGCGTACATCACCACCGTGCCGGAGACTACTTCGTCCCCTCCCAGTCCCGAAACTCATAATGGAGACCCATCGCCAACGCCTTGACCGCGACTAAGAAGGCCGTCAGCCAGGCGGCCTCGACGCCGATCACAGCTGCAGCGTCGGTGACAGGCGACTCGTAGTAGTCCCAGGCCGTTCCTGCGCCGCTCTCGATGCGCTGCCAGACGGATGGTGGCGAGTCTGCCACCGAGATCATCTCCTGGACGGTGAGAGCAGAAGAATGAGCACGAGACCGCCGAACACGGCGCCACCGATCATCAGCGTCTTCTTTTTGACCTTCATCCCGCCAGGCAGCTTCACCATTGCACCGCCGCCTCTTCCTCCGCCTCCGCCGCCAGCCGCGTCGCCGCCATCGTCACCACTGGCATCTCCGCTGCTGTCGTCCTGCGCTGCACCTCCTCCACTGGGGGCAGGTGCGGGTCGCGGCGCTGGCCCAGGTCCACCCGGACTGCTGGTAACTGTGCTGAGCCCAGCTTGGACGAGAGAGCCGCTCCCTGGCGCGTAGGCGTTCGCCGCACTAGCGGCTGCCTGCTGCGCGAGCTTGCTCCGCAGGACAGCCTTGTCGATGCGATAGATGCCTTTCGCCCCTGCCTTGACGCCGTGGCTTGTCGCAACGACAGCCTTCTTGACGTAGTGAAGCGGGTTCAGCGAGAACCCGAGCGGCGCAGCCTGGATGATCATCTCGCGAGCGCCCCCTACTTGGCGACTTTGATTCCGAGAACGAGCGCAGACCCTGCGAGCAGCGCGCCGAACAGAATCGGCAGATATCCCTTACCCATGTGACTTTCTCCCTTCGCCCTAGTCGGGCTTCTTGGCGGCCGGTTTCTTCTTGTGCATGAGCATATACCCGCCCACGCCCGCGATGCCGATCAACCCGACGAACAGCAGCAGATGATGAGGCTTGTGCCCCGCGTGCTCTTCACCGCCGTGACCACCACCGCCGCCTCCACCGTCGTCCCCACCGCCGCCTCCACCGTCATCTCCGCCTCCGCCGCCGTCAGCAGCGTCCTGATGCGGCGTCAGGTCGACAGCGGGCGAAGCTGGCGAGACGCTCGGGGCCGGCTGCGGCATGTTCTGGACCATGGCGGGTGGCTGCTGAGCAGCCTGTTGCTGTTGCGCAGCGATCTGCTGTGCCTGCTGCGCCTGGTAGAGCTGCTGCTGCAGGAACTGAAGTCGCGCCGCTGCCGCCTGGTCGTGTGCGGCGATCCGCTCCAAGCGGAAGTGCTCGCGATCCCAGTTCGATTGCGCCACCCGCGCGCGCTCGATCGCACCACGATCGGGACGCACGATCGTGTTGTAGTAGTTGCGCGTGACCGTCGGGCCCGGAATGAACCGCGTGGGACCGGGCCTGTAGACTGTGCGAACCGGCCCAGGCGTGTAGCGGTTGACGACCCGTGGCGGCTGCACAACGACTGCGCGAGGTGCAGGCATCGCCGGACGTACTGGAGCAACAACAGGATGGAAAGCAGCGGCTCGGGAAGGCTGACCGAAGTACATGGCATTCACCTTTTCAAGAGGAGGAGCAGGAACAGAAACCCAACGCCGACTCCGGCGTAGACAAGCATGTGACTGTTCTCGACAGGCAGCTGCGCGCCAGGAGCTTCACTGTCGTCACCAGGCGGCGGTGTGTTGTCCGGCACCAGGATGGCACCCGGCGGCGGGGCTTGCCCCGGCTGCACCATGATTACCCGGCCCTGGTCCATGAAGCGACGGGCCTTACGAATCTGGCGCTGCACTTGATGCGTGTACTGCATCACCTGCGAGGTAGCATCGGGGGCGTACGCCTGCGCTCCGGCAGCGACGAGTGCCTGCGCGCGCGGGTCGCTGGCGACAGCGACCGCGTCGTGTGCGACGGTCCTGAACGCGTTCGTGATCGAGAAGCCCAGAGGCGATGCAGTAGTGATCACGAGAGATACTGTACGGGGCACGGGCCGGGGGCGTCAAATTGGCTGGCGGACCGGCGATTTGCAGGCGAGGGGCACAGACAGGTATCCTGGTGAGAAGATGCGATTCGGCGCTGTCGCTCCGCTGCTACGAGCACACCAAGTGACCACGCTCGCGGATCGTGTGGTGCTGCTGCGAAAGCTGGTCTGGTTCGGCGCGACGGCGTTCGATCCGCACGAGCCCCCTGTTGGGAGCTTGCAGGACCCGAACATGCGCCAGATCGGCTTGGAGATCACGCAGCCGTGCCGCGGACGCGACGACATGTGCGAGCTGCATTCGATCTACTGGTTCACCAAGAACAACACGCGCTACACCGGCGACATCACCTTCAAGGACACGTTCCAGAGCGCGTGGCGGACGCTGCAGTACGGCGGCGGGGACTGTCTGCCGCTATCGACGCTAGTCCTGTGCTTGAACAGGAAGCGCGCAGAAGGCACGTTCGTGCCGCTGAGTGAGATCGAAGAAGGTGATCTCATCATGGCCGATGGCGACTGGACGCGTGTGGAGAAGAGCTGGTTCACGGGACGGAAGCCGATACTCGCGTTCGAGCTGAGCAACGCAACAGTGCTGCGATGCTCGCCCGAGCACAGGCTGCTCACGCTTGATGGTCACGAACGGCGCGCGGCGCATGTCGAGGTCGGCGAGCATCTGCTCACGCCGCGACGCGAGATTTCGCTCGGGTATGGCAGCATCATCCCGGTGTCGCCTGGTGGTGCACGCGTCGTCGCGATCCGCCGTGAGCCAGGCGCGCAGCTGTGCATGGACATCACCACCGAAGCCGGGCATTTCTGGCTACCGGAGTCAGACACGCTCGTCCACAACTGTGATGACCATGCTGTCCAAAACGCCGTGCTCGCAATGGTGAACGGGTTCGAGACGCGCTTTCGCATTACGAGCAACACCGGGTCGAGCTGGGACCACATCTACCTGCAGGCTGGCGTCCCGAAGACACAGCCGCGCCGTTGGGTCACGCTCGACACGACGCTGCCCGGCCGCGACCGATTTGACGTGCAGCCCCCATTCGCGAAGAAAGAAGACTTCCCCGTGACGGAGCCCCGGCGATGAAAAGAGAAGGCAGGTGCGTGCTGCTGAGCCCTGCGCTGATCGCGAAGCTCCAGGTTCCATACGGCGCGGGAAAAGGCGCGTGGAGCGTCACATACCTGGATCGTTCGGGGCGTCGACAAGGCAGTGGCGTCGAGAAGCTAGGACGGAAGCCAGCATACGTGCGGTGCCCGCGATGAGCGACGGCAACACGCGTACGCTCTCGTTCCCGAACGGCGGGACGATGGAGATCCCACTGCCGGGGTCGAAGGCCCGCTTCGCGATGAAGCCAGGATCGATTCTCTCCGACTCGCCGGCCTGCCCGACGCGCGCCACGCTCATCGCAGGCGTGGTGCTCGGCGTCGCGCTCGGTGTCGGCGTCACCGCCTGGTACGTGAGCCGTCACCGATGACGGGTGGACAGTTTCCACCGATGTCGATTCCGGTCGCGCCACCGGCGCAGGCACCGTCGAGCATCGCAGTGACGTGGGCAATGTTGGGGAAGTACGTTTCGCAGCTCGCGGCAGCGCATGCGCACGCGGACGTCACGATCATCATGAAGGGCGGCAAGGTGGAGTTGATTCGCGTTACCCAGACGTGTTTGCCGAGCCAACTGCCACGGTAGTAGGATGGCAACGTGATCACGCAAGCCATCGGTGCTGGCAGCATCTTTCCGAGCCGCAGAACGTGCTTCTGGCAGGAGCAGATCGACGGCCTCGAAGCTCAGCTCTGTGACGACGGCGAGGTCACCTTGTGGCGCGACGACCAGCATAACGTCTGGTTGCCGAGTGAGCCGCCACCGGCGCGCTGGAAGAAGGCTTTTCGTCACCACAACCCATCGACCGCGCTTCTTGGTGCTGGTCCGCTGCCGGGCATCTGCACGCCGCACAAGGCAGTACCACTCACGAAGATTCGTCGGCTGCAGAACGCGCTGCGCGGGCTCGCGACACGATCGAGGGATGGATCGCTTCGCGTTGTCGCCGACGGGCTCATCGGTTCGCGAACGGTCGCGGCTGTCAACCGCGCGATGGTCACCTACGTGGGAACGCCCCACACGCTGGCTACGGGGAATCTCACGCACGCCCAGGTCTCTGCGTTCGCACCGCAACTCACTGCTTCCATCGATCAGGCTCCGCGCCAGGCAGCCTCGCCGGCAGCTTCACAGGCGCCCGCCTCGTCGATGCCGCCACCCGTGACAACCCCGTGGCCTTCGCCATCACCGCAAGGAGCGCCGTCCATGCCCGCGTACTACCCAGACGATCCCCAATACTACCCGCCACCGCGTCCTGCGTACTATCAGTCGGCGCCGACCTACTACGGGCCGACGCGCGCACCGGGTGGACTGCCAGCGGATCACGCGTCACTCGACGTGAAGGCGTTCGTGCCTGCGCAGTACGAGCACATTCGCGTGAACCCGACCACGGCGATGCTGCTGGTCGGGTTCAGCGTCCTGGCTGTGCTGTTCGTCCTCGACAAGAAAAAGAAAGCGAGCTGAGCCATGTCACTTCTACTCATTCCCGCAGGCACAGGCCCGAGCACCGATCCTGTACTCACGCCGGAGTACATTTCAATCTGTGCGGTCGACAGCGGTTCAGGGGGGAATCTTCTCCTGAACATGCAGGGCGTAAACAATCCGACCGTGGCAGGTGCAGCAGACCTGTCGACGTTCTTCGGCAAGAACATCAACGAGCTGCCCATCTCCCGCGCGTTTCGGCCGATCTATACGCCGAACCCGTGGGGTGGCGGCGCGAACCGTGAGGCGCTTTCGGCGGTGCAGATTCGAGGAAATCTCGCCGTCACGATCTATCCAGTCGGCGCAGCCGGTGTTCTCCTCGGCGTCACCTATGACGGGGAGACAGTCGCGGGGGTCCAGGTCCCGTTCCTGGAGCTGGTCGGGTCTGGTGTCGCGCAGTCCTGGCGCATCGATCTGCAGCTCCGTCACTCGATCACGTGCTGAGTGGCCCGCAAGATCAAAGGTGCCTTCTGTGAGCGGGAGATGCTCCCGAAGAGTGCCTTTGACCGGCGGAGCTTTCGCTGGAAGAAGAACGGTCGCAGCTGGGTGATGGTCGGGTGCCGGCGCGGGAAGTTCAAGCGCGGTCGCTGCTCGAACGGACTTCGGGCACACGTGATCTTGGTGAAGTCGACCGGCTCGTGCCCGATGGGCGGCCGGCTGATTCAGAAGGGGTGAAGAGATGGCGAAGCCTTCTTGTCAACGTCTCGGCGCGAAGATTCTCGAATGGCACGACGGGGGCGGCTCCGTCATGTACGCTGTGGGCAGCTCGCTCTACGCCGGACATCGTGTCCCGCGAGATCTCGCTGAGCGCGCGGCCGGGCAGCTTGACTCACTCGTGTCGTCGGCTCGGGCGCGCATGCACGGCTGGAACGCGAAGGACGCACGCTCGCTAGAGAGCATGGCGAAGCGGCTGCGCAAGCGAACCTGTCAGCTCTAACGCGGCAAGAGCACGTTCACGAGCACCTGCGTGAGCAGGTACAGCAGCGCGCCACCTGCAGCTGCGCCGACTATGATGGCGACGCCGAGCCACCGTTCGTGATGCTTCATCGCGGGCAGCTCGGGATGAGCCGCGTGATGATGTCGCGGCACCGCGGGCAGGTGACTTCGGCGAGGGGCTGGAAGTACCCGGCCATGTCCAGCGATGGCACGCACAGCGCCTGACCAAAGTCCCGCTTCAGCCGACCGATCGTGAACGGCACATCGCTGACTGCGTGAAGCAGCGTCTTCGACAAGCCGGCGCGGCTGCCGCGGTACGCGCCGGCAAGAACGCCATCCGCGTGGAACGCCATCAGCGAGCCCGCCCGAGCAGCGCCCTGATCTCACGTACGCCAGTCGTGCCCTCGAAGCGATGCATCTTGCCTGTCGAGTCCATCACAATCGTCGTCGGCGTGGCGCGCACCTTCATCTTGTCGCCGAACGCTGTCTCGTGCCCACCCTTGCTGACGTCATAGATGCCGAGCGGATGGGGGAAGCCGTGCGCAGCCTGCTGCAGCTTCGGCATGAAGTCGTGGCAGGCACCGCAGCCGTCTTGAATGAACACGAACGCGGCGGGGCGCGGTCGAGGCGGCATCAGGCGGCGCTCCGTGCGAGCTGAGACGCAGCGAAGAGCACATCTCGCGATTCCTTGCTGACGTCGCGCGACCACGTGAGCCCCTCGTCTTCGTAGTCCCAGACCGGAGGTATGTTGAAACCCTTCGTGGCGATCGAGAAGCAGCGGCGCCCGCCCAGACACGACGGGTTCAGCACCTCGACACCGACGACCCCGAACTGCATCGCCACGGCGACAAGCTGTCCCTGTTCGAGCAGGACTGCAGCCGGAGCCTTGTTGGCCATCAGCGGTCCCTGCTCTGTTGCACGATATATGTGAGCCCGCCGACGAGCAGGAAGATGCCGCTGTTCACGATGTACGCGGCGGCATCCTTCACCGTGTCGTGCTCGCCGTCCATGAGCGCTCGCACAGCGAGCCCGGCGACGAAGCCCGCAGCGCTGCCGATGGTCGCTGGCACCATGAAGTCGGACAGGCGGACCGGGCGCGCGCCGGCCAGGAGATGCTGCCGGCGCGGTGGATAGTAGTGGGCGTGCATCAGCGATCGACCTTTACGCTGCAGCCGAGTTTCTTGGCGAGCTTCTCCGCTTTGCGAATGGCGGTTTTCTGCGTGCCGTGACGAGAGACGACATCTTGCGGACGGTCGCCGGTCGCTACGGCGAACATGCGCTGGTTGCCAGTGCGCGGGCGGTAGCTGTAGACGATGAGGTTGCAGGCCATCGTGTTTTTTACCTGCGGGTCTTGCAGGCCACTTCGCCGCGCTCGCACAGCTGCTGCCGAGCGTCTTCGAGCATTCGCTTTGCTGCCTGCTTGTACCCACGCGGGATGCCTGAAGCGGCAGGCGTCCACACGTTGATTCTCCCGTTCTTTTGGATCGTACCGATCCAGGTCGGGAAGGGCAGCGTCTTGCCGGAGTCGACACGCAGCTCGTTCTTGTCGACCATGACGGTGAAGTATCCGGGATGGGCTGTGCCCTTTTCGATCTTCGCCATGCCCACCACTTTACCCTCGATTTGACAGCCGCCAAAATCTCCACGACACTGGCGTTCACATAGAGGGTTTCGTCCCTCACCTTTAGCGACTCGAAGATCGGGCGCTCCTCCGCAGACAACTGCGGGCGAGCGCCCTTTTTGCGTTTCTAGCCTCCGAGTCGCTCCAACACCCCCCACCCAGGAGCACTCGAAATGCTGACGCAGAACGGACCCGGCGGACGCGGCTCCATCCCTGCGCTCGTGATGCGCACGGGTCTCATTCAACCGGTCGACCCGGCGAACGCGCGCCGCGACGTCCAAGCGAACCACGTGCGCGATGTGACCCACTGGCCGACCGATCAGATTCCCTCGCCCGACGGCATGGATTCGCTGCCACCGGCGATGCCGATGTCGACCGCGCCACAGATGACGCCGATCCCGGCGCCGTACAGCCCGCTGACGACTGCAGTCGCGCAGACCGTCGCGGCCGTGCCGCCGCAGCCGATCACCAACCTCTCGCCCGGCCCGATGCCACGACGGGAGAGCGACCGGCACCACTGGCATCACCAGCATCGGCACGTGCACCCGATGGTCGCCGACATCCAGCGGCTGCATCCCGGCGCGCGCTTGCACGGCGCCGACGACATCCTGCTCGGTGAGTGGAACGGCAAGCCGGTGGCGAAGTTCGAGATCGCTGCCTCGCCGCCCGCGAACGGTGCACAGGGCGCCATCTACGCGCTCCGCGACGCCGCCCGCCATCTCGTGCAGAGCGGGCTCGCAGCGCTGCCGCCGGAGCTTGTCGGTGGTCCGCTCGCGGCGCTCATGCGCGGCGGCGCCGTCGAGCTGCATTTTCAGAATGGGGTTGTCGCTCGAACGGCGCTCTGACCCCCAACCCACACCAACACGACAGCAAGGAGATCGAGATGGCCAAGAAGAGGAAGTGCCGGTACGGCGTCAACAAGATCAAGGGGACCTGCCTCAAGCACAAGCGCACGGGCTTGAGCGGCTCGCGTCACCGTCGCAAGCGGCGCTAGTTCCACCCCACCACACCCAAAACCACAACCCCAACAAAGGAACACATCATGGCTCGACACAGGTTCCGCGGGTTCGGTGACGGCGGGGGAAATCCCGCCATCGCTGGTCCGCTCATCGGCGGCGGTGCCACGCAGATCGGCATCATGCTCGCTCACCTGCACGCGAAGAAGAATCCGGCGGCTCTCCGGCACTCGGGGATTCACGGGCTCGTCCTCGGCGGTCTCGTGGGCGGCGCGCTGGCGTTCACCCACAAGCATCGGCAGACGGGCATCAGCGCGCTCGTCACCGTCGGCATCATCACGCTGCCCCGCATCCTGGAGGGCTTCATGGGCCTCGGTCATCGCGACGAGACCATGAAAGGCTACGAGCTGGGGATCATCACGCCCCAGGCGTACGAGGCTCTCTCGGGCGCAGGCGACGAGGCCGCTGTCCAGATCATGGACTCGGGCTCGGGCTCGACCGGAATGCTCGGAACGCACGTCGCGGAGGAAATCCATCCGATGGCGGGCGCGGGCGGCGCGGGCGAGTACGTCGAGATGCTCGGCAGCTCGGGCTTCGGCTCGAACTTCCTCAGCGCGCAGTAGGCGCGATCGATTTTTCTGTGCGTCCGGCGAGCCGCTGCTCCGGCGCAGGTGACCAACTTCGGCGGCAAACCCACAAAGAGGGGGACCACACCGGCTAAGCCGACCCCCCTCGAAGGAACAACTCAGATGGCAAATACCGGCACACTGACTGTGCGAGTTCGGGGGGTTCCGTTCCCCATCGAGTTCGCGGACTGGACCCACGACCGCCTCTACGCCACCGTCGAGTTCGAAGGAACCGACAGCCAGGTGATCCAGGCGTTCATCGGCGCGCAGGGCGCCACGATCCCGGGCGGCGCGCGCACGCTGACCTCGGTGGACACCAACATCCCGCGCTCGGGTGACACCGGGTTGCAGGAGGGTTGGGAGATGCTGATCTACAGCATCCAGATCCAGATCGACCGCGAGATGGCGCGCAATGCGTCCCAGCAGTTCTTCCAGCTGCAGGACCAGACCAACGTGGGCGGCGCGACGCAGTTCAGCCGCAACGTCCACCTCGGGGGCTACGACCCCAGCAACACCGCGGGCGGCGTGCTCTTCGACTTCCTCCGGAAGACCTACCACAAGTTCCAGGTCAACCAGAAGGTCCAGTCGGAGGGCCCGGTGTCCAAGTACCCGCAGGGGTCGGGCATCTCGGTCTTCGGCACCACGACGAACCTGGAGAACGCGAACAACGGCTTGCCGTCGCCGCGTGACCAGTCGGCGTTCGTGCTGCCGATCTGGCTCCGCCCGAACATCGCGTACGTGGCGCTCCTCGCGCCACAGGCGACGCTCGGCATCGGCGGCGCCTCGGTCGCGTCGGGCCCGCCGTTCCCGACGGTCGAGGGCTACTTCGACTGGTCGTCGATCCCGGCGACCAACATCGGGTTCGACGTGAAGGAGACCTTGGAGGGTCAGGAAGGCCCCCTCAACTAGCGATAGTTGAGTGAAGAACTCGGTGAATTGCTGGAAACTCCTTAAGCCATGAACACCACAACGCAGCCGAAAACGGCAATCGTGACGGTTCGAAAAGTTCACGGATTGGACAATCAGCAGCCAAGCCTCACTCGCGTGGGGAAGGTTCAGAGACTAGGGGGCAACCCCGTAGGGTCCAAGCGGATCCGAAGTGCCGAGCACCTGTTCGCAGGTGGTGATGTAGTCCGACCTGAATCGAAAGATTCAGAGGTGTGCTGGAAGCGAGCACACCGCAACGTGGCCAGCTTCTGCGCCGCCCCGTCGTCTGATCGAGAGCTGAACTAGGCTCGATCCGAACGACAAGAAAACCCCCGACGCTCGAAAGAGTGTCGGGGGTTTTCTCTTTTACAGCCCATTCATCCCAGGTGGATACGGGACGCCTTTTTTACCGAACAGTTCGGGGTGCTCTTCTTGTAGATGTCGTGCGAGTTGTACGGCGTGCTTGTAGCGTCTCCACCCAGCGACGATCGCGACGCCTTGCTCAGTCAGCTGGCCGTTCTTCAGCAGACCCCAGCGGCCGAACGCACCTACTGGCGCGCGTACTCCTCGATCTACTTCGTCAAGACGTTCAGCACGCTCGCCGAACGCGAGAAGTAGTCGAACGCGGTTCATGGAGTGGACGAAGGCCCTTGCGTCGAGGAGCTGCAGCATCTCTCCGGCGCGCAGTGTGATGTGCGTGCCTTCATCAGTGTTTCGATGGTAGCTGCCTGCCTCGAAGGTCCAGCCGAACGCCTCAGCGAGCGCACGCTTGACAACTCGGTGCTCAGCGGCGTGCCCTGCGAGACGCAAGTCCTTGCTATTCTTTCCGTCTACGAACGCCCCGTCCCCGTCTAGCCATCCGAGCGCGAATTCTCGTGCAGCGTCGGGTGAAGGGAACGGCGCAGCGAAGATCTGCGCAAGCGCGACGCGCGCTATCCGCAGCAGCGGGCTCGACTTCCGCACGTGAATGATGCCAGCATTTTCGCCTCGTCCAGGTGCGCGAGCGCGCTCGGCTACAATCTCGACGCCAAGAGCCTCATACTTCTGGCGCGCGTGCACAGCAGGTTCGTCCCAGGCGTGCAGCACCTCCAGCGAAAGTCGTGATCGGGGCAGCCCCCACTGGGCGAGCAAATCAATCGCGTGAGCCAGCAGTAGTGGGTTCGTGTTCGCAAAGGTGAAGTCGACGGCCTCTTGCCCCTTCGTTCCCTCAGCCTGCCAGAGACCTAGCACACGATAGACGGCCAGTGGTGGCGGAACACGGGTCAGCTCGAACGGCGGCTCGTGCTGGTTCCAGATCGACAGGGCCCCCCCTGCACCATCGACGGGAAAGTAGCTCTCGTGCGTGACATGTGGCAGCCAGTCGAAAGCACTGTCTGCTCGGGGCCGCGCAGCGTACGGCTCGGCGCTCTCCGCCTCGACGTGCAGTACGGTGCCGCGCTCGATCCCCGGCGCGCAGTATCGCGGCAGCGTGACATCGACGGACGCCCGCGACGGCGGCCGGCGGGCGTACGCGAAGAATGGCGTGCTGCTGTTCACACGCAGACGCAGCCACCCTGGCGCCTGAAACGTCCCATCGAGCGTCCTGTATTCAGCGGGTATTGTCATGCAAGGCGACGTCCCCGTACCAACATTCGCTTTCTTTCCCTGGAAATACGCGACGACGCTGAACTTGACCATTTGAAGGTAAGTTTAGCACCGCCGTCAATCGCCCGTCTGTGGTCGATTACACGAAGCTGGCTTTCCGGAGCAGTCGGGCCAGTTTGCCTTCCACCCCGCACCCGTCCTATCATCGCTTTCTATGAGCGTCGGCGACATCTCTCCTGGTCTCGAAGCGATGATGGTCCAGCTCGGGCCGTGGATTCACCACATCAAGGCGGCCCTCGATCCGCTGCTCGGGCAGCCGATCATCCGCATGCCCTATTCGCTGCCGCTCGCGCAGGCGCAGGTCATCCCGCCGGGTGGACAGAACGTCGTGCTCAACTCGACGTCGTTCACCTTCAACCTCGAATGGCCGATGGAAGTGCACGAGGTGAAGTTCTCGCAGGACATCGCGCACACCTACCGCGACTGGCAGGTGTACATCCAGGATCAGACGTTCAACCAGCCGCTGCAGAAGAACGCGTCGTCGGTGGCCGATCTCGTCGACGACAACACCGGCAAGTGGGTCTGGCGGTTTCCCTGGACGATTCGTCCGAAGGGTGGCGCGATGAACGTGGCCGTGAACAACCTCGACACGGTGAACCCGATCACCGTCGACATGTCGTTCCTCGGCTTCCTGATGATCCCACGGTAGTCGCGATGGCCGAAGGCCGTTCATTCTCTGAGCTGGCAGGCAGTGGGGTCCTTGGCGGCCCGCGCGCGGGCTCGCGCTCGACACCGAACCAGGTCCCCACACCGAACTCCGAGCCGCTCGGCGCGAAGACGGGTGCACCGCCACGCGTGCGCTTCTACTCGACGAAGATCATCCCATTTACTGCGATCGGCGTGCGGGGCGCTGAGCCGACGCAGATCATTCCGCCGACGCCGCCAAATCGTCTCATCACGCTGACCGCACCGTTCGTCGGGTTCACGATCTACATCGGCGACTCGGGCGTCTCTCCTACCACTGGACTGGCACTGCCGCCGGGCCGTGACTATCAGGCGCAGCTGGTCGGTCTGCAGGAACTGTACGCTGTGACGGACGCACCCATCTATATGACGCTGCAGATTCAAGTGTCGCCGATCCTGTTCGCGGAGCGTGAGCGAAAGACCGAGCTGTAGGAGCGCACGCAGGTGATCCCCCTGGCGTTGCTCGCGATGACGGGACTGATCGTCGCGGCCTACAAACTGACGAACGACCACAATCTCGCGCGCATCGCTGCTGGCACAGGGCTGCCGCTGCAGTACGTACAGTTCGCGGCGAAGGCAGCCCACGCGAATGGGGTGCCGCTCGAATGGGTCCTGGCGACGATCATCGTCGAGTCGAAGGGAAACCCTCGTGCTCGCGGCGACGCTGGCGGAAAATCTGTAGGATTGATGCAGGTCAACGTCGTGGCGAACGCAAAGGTTCTGGCGAACGCGGGTGTGACTTCCACACAGATGTTCGATCCGGCTACGAATATCCGCATCGGCACACAACTACTCGCCGGGTTCAAACAGCGCGTACTTGATGCGCTCGTCGGCCACGCACCGTCGCTACCACTCGACGAGTTGACTCGCCTCGAATACAAGGGGCCAAAGTCCATCGAAGGTGCCATCCGAAGTGGCAGGAACCCGCTCACGGCGTATCCTGACGCGCCACAGGCCGTTACGCGTTGGCGAGAGGCGCTTGCGACGGTCCGAGCAGCAGCTGGACCGCAGACGATTCGCGTCTTCTCGTAGAGGGGTCGCGGCTCCGGCGGCGCATCGCGTGTACCGCCGGAGCTACTGTTTCCCCGCGGTACTGTCTTCTGCCACTTCTTCGAGTGGTGGCAGTCTCCGGGGCGACGATTTGAGCGCGGCCGAGACGTAGACTACCACGGCCGGGCGCTTTTGACCCCGGCTGCCCCCCTGGTGTAGCCTGATCGCACGATGATCGTCCGCACGTACGTGGTCAAGATGCCGACTGCCGTGTCCACGGTGCCGCTGGACATCCTGGTGCAGAACAACCCTGGCTCGCAGTCCGCACCTGTCGTGGCTGGCAGCGACGGCGCCTACTACGAGGTGCTCGGCCGCCCGTTTCGCATCCCCGTGCTCGCATCTGCAGGGCAGGCCGGTGGCTTCGTCTCGCCACTGCGTCTCGGCTTCTCGATCGCGATCACTCCATACGCGGCGGCCATCTCGGCAGCTGTGCCGGGCGCGCAGCTCTCAGCGTCGCTCGCGAGCTTGTCGAGCACGGATGCAGGTCCGTCGATCGCGCTACCCGCGTTTCCTGATCCGGCTGGCGGCCCGTCGCTGCGCCTCGTGGGTGGCATCGCGACGGCAGGATTGTTCTTCATCGTGTCGCTGTTCGTGGCCGAAGCCAAAGACGCTGATCGATCGGGGACGTCGGGGAGCTGATGATCTCCTCGAACCTCGGCGCCGGCTACGCGCTCGTCACGTACCCTCCGGACTGGAACCCGAACGAGGGGGGCGGCCCAGTTCGCCGCGCGCCTGGCTCGAACGTCGAGGTCGCGCACGCCGGCAACACCGTGTACCGCACGCCGAACACGAACGTCATCGAGGCAGAGCCCGGCGCGCGCTGGCCGGGTGACCTCTCGAAGATGATGTTCCTGCCCGACGGCCGTCTCGTACCGGCGACGGCCGCTGCCTACGATATGTTCCGCGGCGCAGATGATCCGTTCGTACGTGGCAAGTTCAGTGTGAAGGTCAAGCGCTCGATCGGCGCGAGCGTGGTGGCGATCGTCGGCGCCGGCTTCGGTGCGGCGCTGGCGCCCAGCGACCGACGCGTGGCGGGCACGGTGGTGGGTGCAGTCGCCGGAGGAATCCTCGGGCTGATCTTCGGGTAGAGCGATGGTCACGCTCGCGCGCCCCCTCGGTTCATTCTCCGCCGACGCCAGGACCGCAGTCCAACAGGCGCCAGGGTACTTCATGGCCTGGTACACGGTGAAGTCGGTTGGCCTCTGTGTCGCCGTCGCAGCGCTGGCGTTCGTGATCGGGAGAGCAGGACGCAAATGTTCCTAGACGACGCCGGCCGCCAGCTCATGGCCGAGCGTAACGGCGAGCACGCGAACGCCAGCGTGCAGCTTCTCGGGCCTCCGAAGCCCACCGGTGCCGATGCACAGCAGGCGGCCGCACTGCTCGCGCCGATGCAGACGAACCGCCAGGCGCGGATGGTGCTCGGCGTCGTCGCGCAGTACCTGCAGCAGGGCTACCAGACCGCAGCGACCGTGCCATCGTTTATCTCGCCGATCGACGGCACGTCCATCGCGTCGAAGGCGATGATCTCGCTGCTCGACACGGACAACCGCTACGCGATGCGCGTCTACGCTGGGCTGCCGGACAACGACGCGCCGGTGAGCCCGCTCGATCGCAAGAAGGTTGCGCTGGCCGTGACACAGGCGCTGTCGAGCACAAAGCTCGTGAGCACTGAGGCGGCCGATCTGAACCGCGGGCTCGTCGGTTCGCTGATCGATCTGTTCAAAGAGGGGCTGCAGAAGCTCGCGACTGACGCGGCCCACAACCCGCTCGCGGCGCTCAAGTGGGCCGGCGTTGGGCTGGCGGTGCTCATCGGGCTCTTCATCGCTGGCAAGCTCGTGCACACGATCGCGTTCGGCGGCGCTGGGCACGGTGGAGAGGCCGATGCGCTGCTCGAAGCTGAGGAGGCGGCCGTGGCCATCATGGGTGCCAGGTTGCGCAAGCCCCGCCGCAAGCGTTAGAATTCTGGCATGATCGGTCAAGCACCACCCCCCAAGAGCAACGCGGGCCTCGCAGCGGCCATCTTCGGCGGCTTGGCAGCGGTCGGCGGCATCGCGGCGGCGGCCTACGTGTCGCGGCCGAAGCCCGCGACGGGCCCGAAGCTGAGCGGGCCGCGGTTCAAGCAGAAGAAGCCCTGCGGCTGCGGGCGCTGATGAATCCTGAGCTATCAGCGTTTTTTGCGTCTACGCGGCGCTGCGCCACCAAGACAGAACTTGTTGATCTGCTTGTTGATGACCCATCCCTTGTGGCGATGGAACGTTCGGATCGTGCCGTCCCTTCCTTGTCGCGCCGGAATCGATCCACACCGCCACTTCTTTGGTACTCCGGGTCTCATGTGACGAATTTACAGGTTCGAGCGGAAAAATGAAAACCTGCTGGTGGGTAGTGCACAACCTGCTCGCCCACCCACTGCTGGTTATTTGGCCGCGTGCAGGTCGTAGACTGCACGACTGGAGTGCATTCAAGATGTGAGCTGGGTCTTTAAAAACGCTGGAGGTCGAGGCCCTGCGCAATCGTACTGCGCAGGTAAACAGGAGGATTATCTCCCTAGCTCCTAAAGGCGGTCTGAATGGAGTATGTCCATGGCCGTACTATCAGAGTTGATAAGATTCGATGCTACCGAGCGGTCTGCCTCGCGAGTCAACAAGCCAGAAGTTTCGGAAGCGCTGAAGGATCTTGCCGCCCTACTGAGATTGGGTAAATTCAAGACCCAGCGCTGGCGCGACGAGCTGCCGTGGGACGAATCCTACGTCAAGGAGGCTGTCGCCATCGAGCGCGTCCTCCAGCCCCACCGCCGCGCCGGCTTGGTTGGGGCATCGGCCGCAGCTCCCGCGGGGCTTGAAGAAGCGGGGTTCATCTGGCGGCAGATCCTGCGGGGAAGCGATGTACAGCCCTTCGATCCGTGCGCCGATAGAGGTCCCTGTACTAAGAAGGACAGATATTACGTCGAGCATGTCACCATCTCGGTCGATCACCCCGACTCTATCCTCCGAGCGACCCGATCTCCTGTTACGCCGCTGGCCAACATTAGGAAACTCGCCGACGCATTCTGCTTCGTAGCCATGCCCCTGTGGGCGCTCGATCCGCAGATCTTTACCAACGAGATAAGGCGCTCAGTGGACGCCTTCTGGGACCTCGAAGATCTCAACTTGGACGTCTACGCCCTGGCGCCCCTATCCCTATACTCCTTGGCTGGGCATGTCGCCAGTGAAGCCGGTACCGAGATGTACGCCCCGCCACCGTTACAGCAAGTAGTGGTGGGCCTGCGGATGAATGTCCCCATGTTCCGCTCTATGCAGATTGATGTGGCCGACCTGCGGAAGGACATGGAGCAACTCCGCGCTCGGGTCGACAAGTTGGAGGAGACCACCCGTAGTATGCAGCGGCAAATTGCATCAATACAGGAGAGCTTGGCTTCAGTACAAAATGAGGTGGCCGCCCAGCGCTTGGAGATCCTTAATCTGTCCTCCCTGCTCTCCCAGGCCCAAGCGGCGCCGACCTACTTCGGCCAAGACCCGCTGCTGTTCGCAGTACCCCGGGGTACCATGCTCGCGACGGCCAACGTCCAGGCCATCCTAGGCCCCTGCTGGGGTGCCGACATTGATGATGCAGTGGTCACGGCCGCGGGGTTCCGTCCCAATAAAGCTCTCCGCGCCAAGTACACCAAATCGCTGAGGTGGGCATGAGTCCATACGAAGCGCGGCTGCTTGTACGAGCGCTCGACGCTTTCATGGACGCTCGAACGGAAGCCACCCGAACAGCACTCACGAAAGTGTTGGAGGCTGTTCCTCTCGACCGAAACTATCGTGGAGGGATGCTGCACCTGGAAGCTCTCCATGAGCAGCATGAGAAGGAGCCGTACTGAACTCCCTTCTAGCGATCAGCGCGGCACGACGCAGCGGCGGAAGAACTTCTCGCGAGCCTCGCCGAGCGCCCGGCGACCGCCGCCGGTCTTGCCGTGGGCCTCGTGGGCGCGCCCCAGAGCGTTCAGGGCCGCGGTGCAGTGGCCGAAGCCAGCATTCGAGATGACCTCGTTGGCGTGCGTCTCGACGAGCTGAGAGCGCTTGGAGCGACGGCGGCGGGTCACTTACTTCACACAGGAGCTTTTGAACACCGAAAACGCCTTGCTGGTCAGCTCTGTACGAAGCGAGATCTGCCTGCCGCCGGCTCGGCGTTCGCTCTGGGCGCGACCCATGTACATCGCCATGTTGTGCAAGTAGGAGAGTGCCGCTGCGCACGAACGATCTTTGACAGCCGCGATGGCGTTGCCTGCAGCCGCCTCAGCTTCATGGGCTGCCGCATCGAAACGTTTTGTGTGCTCCTCCGCGCTCGACCCCAACCCCCGCCGCCGACGCTTCACTTGCCGCACGCCTCTTCAGCAAGCCCTGCCGCTTTGTGCAGCCGGCTGCCGCTGAACCACAGGGCGGCCGCGCCGAGCAGCGACAGCGCCGCAGGGCCCCACCCCTTGTGGAAGCCCCGGTAGATCCCGTAGCCGCCGAGCCCGAGGCTGCCAAGGCGGGTGACGCCGCCGGCAACCTTGAGTGCCGTCGCGTTCGGGCAGGAGGGCATCGGGCCGCCCAAGAGCTGGACGTCGGGAGAGCCGCTGATCGTGTAAATCTCCACGAATCAGATGGTACTAGGATAGTGGGTTGGCGTGCAACTCTTCGGCTTCGACGGCAGGCTGTCCCACCTCCACCACGCTCATGCCGGGCACCAAAATATTAAGAGTGATCGACGCGCCCGACCCCACGGTACACCTTGCCGTCGATCGCGGTGATTTTGTCGCCCGGCGCCCGGAGCATTTCAGTGGTTCAGGACTACGCGGGCTGCGAAAGTGTTCTGGCCAATCACGCCAGCAGGTCCCGTCGGCCCGGTTGGACCGATCGGGCACGGCTGCCCTGACTCCCAGAGCTTCTTGGCTGCGAGCAGCACCTGCACGTCCTCAGAATCTTCTGCGTGTGCGCCACGGACCCACGAAATGCCCTCATCGTGATCGTAGGCAGGTACGATCGGCGTCGCGGCGCGGACCTGCGGCTCGTCTGGCATCCAGTAGAACCCGATCGCTTCTTTGTAGTCGGGAGGCGCTGCTAGTAGTCCCTCGGTGACAACGCTGCCGATCACTATCTGCCCGCTGACGAGCCCAGTGATCTTGCTGTCGCGCGCCGGTCTCACTCGGCGACCTGAGCCACTTGCACCACAGCGTTGCCGCCTTCGAGCCTGTAGTCGAACGAGACGACCACCTTGTCGTCCTCGCTGGCCACGTCGCAGTTGCTGTCCTTCATGGCCTTGAGCGCGCGGTCGCGGAGCCTGCCGATAACCGCGAATGCCTTTTCTGTGTCGGCGCGATCGGCCTCGGCGATCGGGATGGCCACGTCGTCGGCGATCAGGTGCACGTCGTCGTGCACGCGGGTGATGGTTGCGTCGGAGGCTCGCTTCGTGGCAGGCCGGAACACCATGTTCGGGGATTATGCCAGGCTCCTGGCTGAGGCGTCAAGACGGTAGGCGGCGAGGAGAGCATCGGGGTTGTCCCAGCCCTTGGCCCAGACCGTGCCCTGCGCGGCGTAAGACAAGACCCACCAGTCGGTGCCGCCGACCACGACAATAGGCGATCCATCTGACGTGTGCCCCTCGACGATCCCTTTGAGGACGCGCCAAGAATTCCAGTCGTGCCCACCGAATACCAACAGCACGCGCTCCCCTGCCTCCACCGATGCCGGATGCAGCGCCACCTACGCCGACCACTCCAGCATGAACGCCGCGAGTAACGACTCCCGTCCCGCGGCGCTCGTGTCTCGGCTCCAAGTCACGCCCTCATCGCGCACGCGCAGCGCCGCAGCTGCAGGATCGTGCTGGCCTGCTCGACAGTTGAACCAGTCGCCGTCGACGTCGTCTGGGCGACTGAAGCAGGCCACTATGTCTGCTTCTAGGATTCGGGGATCGCGATCAAAAAATCGGCTTCCTTCATTCACGATCACGATTCTGGTGCCTGGATGCAGGTCCATCAACGACGCCGAAAGCTCGAAGCGTTCTTCGCAGGGACGGGCCGAAATCGCGGTGGCGCTGATGGACGTCGCAGCTGGTTGCGCACGGTCATGTCGTGCCAGTCCGCGACGGCGTCGCTCAATCCCTTCATCGCGTCGGTAAGCGGATCTCGATCCTCTCGCGCGAGCATGTTCGCCGCCTTCAACGACTCGACTTCGCTACTCTCCTCGCGGTGATCGCCCCGAATCCAGGTGATACCCTCATCAGCCACAAGTAGCGTCCCTGATTTGTGCACGTCGTAGAAATGGTGCCAGTCGAAGCGTCCAGACCGCTGCAGCTGAGTCGTCGGGGCAGCTGCGCGCACAACCTTACCGTTGTTGCACACTATGATGATCGTGAAGCCGATCATCGATCGCGCTCTCCTGCAGAGAACTCGGCGTCCCACTGGTCGAGGTTCGCGACCCATGCTTCGCGTGACATCTGCCCACGCATGTACAGACCATGTGCTTCTTCCAGACCTATCGCCTTTGGCCCGCGCAGCTTCCACGCAGCGAGCATCGCTTGCGCGTCCTGCGAATCGTCACCGTGCCAGCCATTGATCCAGTCGATGCCCTCTGCTCCCTCATCACGCGCGGCGCCATGCCTAATGCCACGGAGAATCACCCCGTTCTTGATGCGCGTGACGAGACGCTGTGCGGAGTCACTCATTGTGCTGCCTGGGGCGGCTCCTCTTCGTCGGTGTCGATCTCGCCGGCCTGCATCTTTGCCTCGGCTCGATCAAATCCGGTCATGAGCTGTTCGACGCACGATCGGCATAGTCCAGCGAACGCAGGTATACCGTTGACGATGACCTCCCTGAGTTCGAGGCGCGCGAGCAGCTCCGCCGGCTGATCGCACATGGAGCAGATGCAATCGAACTCGTCACTCGGGAGGAGAAAACGCAACTTCATGTCGCTCGACCTCACGGTTCGCTGTTGGTGAGCTTCTGTACAGCGTCGACTACGACGAAGTCGGACTCGGTACGCTCGCCGCGCACCCACGTCGCACCCTCGTCGGCGAGCTGGAAGTAGTGGTTGAAGAGTGCACCGCCCGGAAGGCGCAACTGCACGAACATCCGTGTGCCGTCGACGGTGTGCACCTTGCCGATGCCGAGCACGCCGCCGCGTGACCGCGCTGTGATTATGTCACCCTGTTTGATCATGCTGCGCTCCTTGCCAGTTTTGCCGCTGCGAGCAACGCTCGCGCTTTGTCATCCCACGCCTGCAGCCACCCGCGTACTCACGTCGCACCCTCGTTGGCATCATCCTCGAAGCCGCTGCGCAAATCAGCGTCGGTCCACATGAACGAACCAACAAACTGATGCCCACATACCTCGCCGTGGTACAGCCGGCCTGTGTGCTCGCCAACGACGGTCACCTTCGTGCCGTTCGCAGGGCTGTTCACGCGCTTGCCCATCAGCGCACCAGCCCCTGTGGGATGAGCTTGTCGTCCCAATAGATGTCGTCGTCTAACCAGTGGTAGGAATCGTCGTACCAATCTTCATCGTGCAGGAATAACATCGACGACTCCCTGTTTCCTGCGAGCGCAAAGGCGGCCAACATCGTCGTCACGTCTTCGCTGTCGATGTCTGGCCAACCGCGAATCCAATAGATGCCCTCGTCACGTCCGTCACAGTCGAGCACGAACGAGCTGATCCCCGCGGTTATCTCAGCGCCTACGTAGAGTACGGCCTGTTGTTGGCAGAAGCGCGCTCGCATCACGAAGGTCGAGCCGTCTGACAGATACACAGCAGCGGTAATCTTGTCGCCAGCGTGGAGGCTCATTCTGCACTCCGTCGAAGCCGCCAGCTCGCGAGCAACGCGTCGACTTCAGGTGTGCCGCGCTCGTGCCAACCACGAATCCACGTCGCGCCCTCGTCGGCGAGCAGCGCTGTTTCAGCGTAGCCCCACGAGGTGCCCCAGCGGAACCTTCCACGGTTGTCGATGTCGACGGCGCCGCTGACGTCGACACGATGTACGAAGCCGCCATTACTGACCGCTGTGATGTACGGCCAGCCTGTATACTTGTCGAACAGCAGATGAGGCAGCGATGGCTGCACTTCCTGATCGCGCGTGCTCATCGTCGGCGTTCCGCTGCGCGCTTCAGGACCTCGGCCCATGGACGCAGCTCAAAGTCGTGTTCTCCTTCGTGCCCTTCAGGCAGTGGGCACGAAACGTAGTCGTAAGCTGGCCCGCGCGCGTTGCAGTCGCCGTCGATCTGCCGATACTCGTTCACGGCTACAAGCACGTGACCTGTGTGGGATTTGTAGAAGTTTGGATCGACGTGGCCGATCTCGCCCGGTACCGAGATGGAGATCTCAGTCCAGCTCTTTGTCATCGACGCGGCGACATCAGCGATCGTAGCGAGCCCGTCGCGGAACTTGATTAGGTCGCGGCATGTGCCGTCGCCGCGATTGAGGTGCAGCCCAGACTCGGCATCGCAGTCGAGGCAACGCACGTCCCAGTAGGTGCTCACGCTGCGCTCCTGGCGAGCAGTCCAGCAGCACGGAGCGCAAGAGCTTCAGGTTCGGTTGGTCTGTACCATCCTCGAATCCAGGTCACGCCTTCGTCGGCAAAGTAGCGCGAGCAAGCCCAGCCGCCTTCGCCCACTCCGCCGTTTTGGGCGCTTTCAATCGCCGCGTCGAATCCCTCGCGGAGAAGATCCCGACCACTGACGCGCGCCAGATATATACAGCTGTCTTCCGCGTCGAAGAGCGTAATCCCTATGCCTAGTACCAGCGCGCTCACGGCTCGAAGCTCCCAACGAGGGCCCGTGTCGCAACGAGCGCCTCGGTGTCATCGACCCAGCCTGGCACCCACGACACGTCTTTGTCGGCGTAGCGGTGCTCAGTCACAAGCCGGGTGATCGTGTGCTCGGCCTTGAACGACACAGAGCCGAGCGCCACGATGTGCGCGTGCCCGGCGCGGTAGGTCCCGCGAAGAGCGTCATCCGCGAGGAGTGCTGTGACCCGCGAGACGACGATAGTGACCTGCTGGCCGAGGAAGAAGCCCGGCGGCGGGTTGACGATCTGGGTGCGGGCTTGGGTGGTGGGGCGCCCGAGCCGGCCTGCTGGTCTGGTTATCACCCTGCTGCCCTTTCGTTGACCGCTGGGCACGTGATGCATCGAACACGGGTAGGTGCGAAGGTGGGCTTGCGCGAGATGATCGCGCGCATCGGGTTTTTGGCGAGCGGGATGGAGACGGCTTTGTAGCACCCGCATTCCAGCGTCAATATCCAGCACTGACCGCCGCCGCGAGTGTCGCGCGTCTCGATGTGCACGACGTCGCGCCAAGGACGCCAGTTGCCGTTTTCGTCCTTGCCCAGGCCCATCCTCACGTCTCGTTGAACGAGCCGGACAGCTCCTGTCGCGCGCCAGCGAACGCGGCGAAGCGCTGCTCGATCTCCATCGACTCGGCGAAGTCGTAGCCGAGCCCGAGGCGTAGCAGGTGGCGCACGGTGCCCAGGAAGCCGCTGATGCCCTGCTTGGCCTGGTACTTCTCGATGGCCGTCTTGAGGCGCGCTTCCATTCTGCAGCCACGGGTCGGCTCGTCGAGCGCCTCTGTGTCGAGCGCGTTGCCTGGCGACCAGCCGAGCTGCGTGCGCAAGAGAAAGCGCGCAGCGGCTGCCAGATCACATGATGGAGGTGTGCTTTCGTCGGTGCAGAAGTGCTGGCGGGCGTACTTGGTCAGCGCCTGGCCGGCTTTAGGCTCCAGACGGAAGCCGGGGATGACGTTGCCACCTTTGATGTGCTCGTCACGGCGACTGTGGGCTCCGCGGAGGGTCATGGGGCTGCGACCAGCGGGTTCACAGTGAAGTAGTCTTCGCGCCCATGGACGCCGGCCCCGATGATGCGCAGGAACGACCGGCGCGTGTCGCGCTTCAGCGGGAGGCTTTCGTGAGGGGTGAGGATTCCGATCTCGCACAGCTCGCCGGCCTTGAGCACTTCGGCATCGCGGTACGGGTAGTCGTCCGCCACGTGGCCGATGTCGCCGTCCTCCGACGTGTCTTCGTGCTCTGCGTTCCAGACCGCGCAGCTGTCGTCGATGTTGCTGGCGATCAGAATGCGCACGTCGCGGTCCAGTGTGACAGCTCGTCGGCCACCCCATGTCGGCGGACCACCACCCCACCCATAGACGCCGCGAATGATGCCGGCCTCGGTGTGCAGCGCCCGCCTGTGCTTCGCTCGCGCGCCTCGGTGAGGCGTCCCCGCCTGTGCCAGCGACTCGTCGATGGTCAGGAAGCCAACGTCGCCCTTCTGGATGAACACCGACGCGACGATGTCTCGATACGCCGCGTAGGCGTTGGGTACAGAGTCTGGCTCGCCCTGGACGTACGGCATCATGAGGCACCGAGTGCCGGTGTACTTCGGAAACTCGACTGCGCTCGCGGTCTTCATCGCTTGCACACCAGCTTCGTGAGGTCGACGATCTCGCGGGTGCTACTGTCGCCGTCGACTGTGACGATGCCGTCGTGCCCACGCGCTGCGACTTTGCAAGAGAGTGCTTTGCCCCGGCCGCCGAGCGCGCGGTGCAGCTGCGCCTTCCAGCTGTTGTCGTCGTAGCGGATCTCGCCCGACGTGTTGAAGGAGAGCACCAGCGGGTTCTTGAAGTGGACCTCGCCCGCCTCCCAGCCCCGCGGCAGCTCGCCTGACCGCTCGGGGCTGTGCAGCATGTAGCGGCCTGCCGGCTCGATGTCCTGCTGGTACGTCGGGCCGAGCTTCGGCGACGGCGTCGTGCTGCGAACGAAGCGAACGGTGGCTGGGCGGCCGGTCTCGAACCGCACCCCGTATTCGGTCGCGGCGGCGGTGGGCAGCGAGGCTCTCGGGACGCGGGCTTTGGCCATGCCCCGAATTCTAGCCCCGATCCGCCCGCGGCCGCCATCCTGAACAGGCGTTTAGTAACCCATAGGTTACTTTTTATCTTGTCAACCCTATAAGGTTGCAGTACGGTGACCCCAAGATGCCGCGGAAAACGAAGTCGGTCAAGAGGGGGAGAACGAACCCCATTCGCGAGAGCATCCAAAGGGCTCTCGCCGATGCCGGGCTCCGCAACGACGCCCTCCAGCTCGTCGAGCAGCTCGCGCTGTACTGGATCACTGAAGGCACGTCCGGCGACGAGCCCGGTGCCGCGAAGGGAGCCTACGAGCGACTGGCGCGCCACGGGTACACGTTGAACAGCACCAGGACGCTGCTGTACCGCCCAGATGGAAGCGAGGTGGTGCGATGAAGCGGAAGGCGCATTCAGGCGTGAAGGGCAAGCCGCGGGTCGATTGGCGCTGTTCGCACGGCAATCGGATCACACCTGGCAGCGACGGCCCCTGCGGCTGTCACGTGATTGCCGACTCGGTAGTCCTGCAGGTGAAGTTCGAGAAGCTCGTCGCGGAGGCTGCGCGCCGCGGGATCGCTGTTGTCGCTGACTCCGACGCCATGGCGCTCAGCCTCCGCGACGTCGTAGATCGCGGCGACGATCTTCGCCGGCTCGGCGACATCGTGCAGGTGCACGGCGCTTGCGGAGGCATGACCGGTAGCGGTGGCGGCCACCCACACGGAGTGTATTGATGGGCTGGATTTCTGACCGCCACATGAAACGCGGCGGATCAATCGGGCCCGGCGGTCTCGGCGCCGACAAGAGGGGCGCGCCGCTGCGCAAGGTCGTCGCCAATCTCACCGGCTACCTCAATATGTTCCAGGCAGATACGGTGCTGCTGGAATGCGGGCACGAGGGGAAGTCCTGGGGCGGTAGCCGCGCTCGTTGCGTGAAGTGCAAACAGCTCGCTGCTGCGGCGAAGGGGAACATCTGATGGCAAAGAAGAGACCGACCAAAGGAGTGCGCGACCAGCAGGAATTCTGTCCGGTCCGCGACAATCTCGGCGTCCAGTGTGAGCGCGAGTCCGACCACGAAGGCAAGCACGCCTATGACTTGGCGACTGGCGGCTCACACCAGTGGTCGGGCGGCCTCATTCCTCTCAGCGTGTATGCTGCGCTTGAGGCACGCACCGGGCTAGTCGTCTCCGATTTGTTGTACCTTGCCCGCACCGCAATGCCCGATACCTGCTTCGCTACTAACGACCGGGTGCGCCGCGGGCAGAAGCTCCTGGAGATGGTCGGGTGGAAGGCGGTTCGATGATCGCCAAGCACGATCCGAGTGACGGGAGGGTGCACGTACGGACGCGTGGCGCACCGATCAACGCTGCGCTGTGCGGGAAAACGGGACAGACCACCGTCAGCTCGGCATCCGGCTGGTGGGGACCTGACGGCAAGGGATGGTCCGATGTCTGTCGCGAATGTCACCGCGTCGAGCACAAGCTGAAGGACGTGGTCTCGTGATCCCCGGCCAGCGCTGCACGCGCGTAGCGGAACACAAGGGCCAGCACAGTCACGCTCTGGCTGAGGATGTCGATTGGGTGTTCTTCTTTGGGAAGCATGAACGCTGCACGTACGTCGAGCCGCCAGAGCAAGGCGCACCGGAGGGGTTGATGAGCGTGCCGATGCCAGCGCTCCAACCGGCTCCAGCCCCATCGTTGGAGGAGGCGCTCGCGCGCCTTCGCAGCGCCGGCTGGATGGTCGCCGTGCACAACGACTACCGCCAGGACGGCAAGCTGATGACGTTCTGGCTCTTCACGCGCGCCGACGAGACCGGGAAGATGGTTGCCGTCAAAGGCGAAGGTCCCACCGATGACGAAGCGCTGGCACAGGTGTACCGGCAGGTGACGGGACGATGAGGAATCGCAGTCTCGGCTACCTGCCGCTCGGCACCAGCAAGCTGCCCATTCAGATCGAATGGACACCCCGCGGGCACGCGAACGTCAAGCCGGCGAAGTGCCCTGACCATCCACGCGCTGGTCAAGTCGCCGACCTAACGATGAGGCGGCTAACGATCTCGTGCTTCGCTTGCACGCAAGTGCTGCTTATCGTCCCTGGACCTTTTCGCGTAATAGGGAGCGAGTGATGAAGAAGACCAAAGAGAAGCCCACCTGGACGAAGCGTGACTGGACGCCCGTCCGCAACGGCGACGCCTACTGCTCTCCGGCGTGCGGCGGCGGTCCGGTCGTCTGCTCGATCAAACGCTACGAGCACGCTGTCGATGTCGCCAACGAAGTCGCACGCGATCTCGGGCCAGGTTGGAAGCCTGTTGTGACTGAGAATCTCGGGTGGCACGCCCGCGTGTTCTCTCCTTGCGGGCGCATCAGTATCTCGTTGCCGACGCTGCCCAATGATAGCGGGTACACAGCCTTCCTCGGACCGAAAGAGATCCAGCCCGCCGGCAAGTGGGCCGAGCATGGACGCACGCCGCGAAAGGCGATCGAGAACGTGCTGAACGCCGCACGCCACGACCTCGGGCTGATCGAGAAGACGATCACAGGTCTGGAGATTCCGGTCGCACGCCAAAGGAGAGTGACTGCGTGAGCCGCTTACCCGGCAAGAAGATCCGTACCGAGCGATTCAAGCTCAAAAGCGGCAAGGTCGTGGACCTGGAGCTGCGCCTGCTGGACGATGGTCAGTTCTACATGCAGGTCGAGCGGACCGGCTACCGCAGCGCGAAGCTGGAAGACCTGCGTGCGGAGGTGAGGCCCCTGCTGGAAGCGACCAACACCATCGCCTGGCGTCCTGTCATCGTCGTCCACTACAGCAAGCCGGGCGAGGACGGGCAGCACTGGATCAATGGTAATCACGTCGACAAGACCTACGTCACCATCGGCTTCAACGCCGGCTGGATGTCGACTGAGCCAATGGACGACGTGCAGCACCGCTGGCAGTCAGCTGATCCGGATGAGAAGACCCACGAACTGCCGCCGCTCGATAGCGACTGGAAGAAGAGCTACATCTACCCGGACAACACGCTGCCGTTCACGCCGGATCGTTGGCGGACGCTGCTCAAGATCCAAGCCGGGCTCATCGACATTCAAGCGAAGATCGCCGAACTGATGGAAGACGCGACCGGCGCCAAGCTCGATGCGGTGGCGCTGCCCCAGCTGCTTGAGGCCGTGCCGACCAAGAAAGCGAGAGGACAGTGAGAGAGAACCCGGACGACGAACGACTGTGCATCCGCCTACAGCCCATCGAGGACGGCAAGTGGATGTGGAATGTTGGCTACCCGCACGGCATCACCTACGAGCACGGCGAGTCGGACAGCCCCGAGAACGCTCTCGCCACGGCGAAGGTCGCGTTGCGCCTGCTGAGCACGAAGCGATGACCTCCAAATACTTCCCGCCGCAGAACGCGATCAAGACGGGGCGCAACCGAAAGGTCGAGATCACCGTGACCAAGGAGAAGCGCGGGCGGGTGCCCGATGATGTCACAGCCGAACGGCTCGCCGCGGCCGGCATCATCAGCTCCGACCCGAACGCCAAGCGCGCAAAGTCCGCTGGCAGCTCCCCTGCGCTGCGCATCGCCTGCCCGGTGTGCGACGCGCCGGCCGGTTCCTACTGCACGAAGCTGGTGGACTACAAACCCGTGCAGCAGACCATCGCCCACAAGCGGCGGCGCGAGGAAGAGGAGCGAACGCGATGACCGATAAAGCCCCGAACAAGCCCGTCAAGATCTTCGCCGTCCACACCCGCCTGTACGCGCTCGACAGCGACCATCGGTTGTGGCTGTTCGTGTACGGCCGGTGGGAGCGACTCAAGGCGCCGGAGAACGACGTGGGCGAGGAGCTGGCGATCGCAGCGTTCACGGCGTCGTACGTTCGTGACGACGTGTGGAGCGGATTCACCGAGTACGCACTCCTGTTCGACGGTCGACTGTTCGAGTCGCACGAGACCTCCGGTACCTGGTGCGAGATCACGTGATGGCGATAAACGAAGACAAGACCCCTCGCATCTGCGACACCTGCCCTTGGCGCGTAGTGAACCACGGCAAGCCGCACCCCGCCGGCTGGTATCGCCTATCGAACCTGAAGCGCCTGTGGGCGGGCCTGCGATCCGGGCGGGCGCCTGGCATGATCTGCCACAGCACCGATTCGAAGAATACCGAGTACGGTGGCGACGCTCCGATCAAGCCGGGGCACGAGATGGAATGCGGTGGAGCGCTCTATCTGCTCATTCGCAACGTCAATGCTGTCGGCGCCGGGCAGCCGCAGCCAATCCAGCCGCCGCTCACGAAGCGCTGCATTGGCAGGCTCGTGGAGCGGCACATGTTCGGTGGAGGGGTAGCGGTCATCCCCCGGCGAACGTAGACGACGTCGGCGTGCCATGGAAGGCGGGGGGCTGATGTCTGGCTCGAACGCAGGAACCGGCTGGCCACTGACGTTGCGCTGCGCGAAGTGCAAGCGCGGTCGGGACTGGCGCCGCTCCGATACGAACGACACTCATCTCATTCGCACGGGGCGAACGAGGCCGTACACAGGAGGCAACTGCGGCGCGCGAGGGCTCAACACCTTTCACGAGTACGCGTGCGCAGTATGTGGCCATGTCGGCTGGAGTCGCCACAACGACGTCGCACAAAAGCCCCTCGCCCACTACGTCGAGATTGTCGAGATTGCAACAGGCAAGGTCGAGCGGCGTATGGGACCAATGGCAGAGGCCAAGGCTGAGAAGGTCGAGCGTGGGGCGATTCTGCGTATTAGCGACGACTTCACGACGCGCACCGGGACAGCTGCAGCGCTGGCGAAGGAAGCAGCGCGATGACCAAGCACCTCGACGTGGCCGGCGACACCTATGCAGACATCGTCGTCTGGCGCTGGGAACGCGCGCGGATGCGCTGGGTATCGAGCCTACGCGATGGCACCGAACTTGTAGTTGCCCTCCAGCGGTTTGGGCGTCGGTCGTTCTGGAATCCTTCGATCGACGGGACAGCACTGCCTGACAACGGATTTCACGATCCGGAGGCAGCACAGAAAGCTGCGTTCGCTGCGTGGGAACAGAAGGTCAGTCGCTGATGCCCAAAACAGACCACCTCGCGATCCTGCAGACGCACGAGATGAAGCCGATTATGGATGTCGCGCGCGCCGCAGGCCCCCTCGCCTTCGCGCTCACCGCCTGGTGCTACGAATTCGGCGCGCGCACTGCGGAGCCCGGCCTGCAGCTGCTCAAGGACGTCGACATGCGCATCGGCCGCGCCCGCCCGGCGCACCTCAAAGCCGGCAAGCCCCCCGCGTGGCACATGCTGATGCCATTCTGCCGCGAGGCGCTGCCGGCGTGGCTCGGGGAGCGCAGCTCCAGTTCCTTTCGCCCCGAGCAGGCGCCCTACCTCTTCCCGAGCCGCATCACAACAGGACGCTGCTATACCTGCGCTGGGTCCGGCCAGCGTCCCGTGCTCAAGCGCCAGGGCAAGCGCCGCTTCACCGACTCGACGGTCGAGTGCCATCACTGCAACGGTACCGGCGTGCGTTGGGGCGTCGCGCGACAGGAGGTCTACACGATCGTCTCAGGCGTGCTGAAGGCCGCCAAGGTCGACAAGTCTTGTCGGCACCCGCACGTGCTCCGACATTCGATCATCACGCACCTGCTCGACGCAGGCGTGGCTGACAAGGTGGTGCAGGACCGCGTCGGACACAAGCAGCTCAACACGACGTTGGAGTACAAGCGAATGACCGAGTCAGCGCTCGCCGAGGTCGAGGCAAAGATGTCGAAGGTGTACGGATGACAAAGGAGACCCGCCCATGACCACTGAACGCAAATCGCACCACCCGCTCGAAGGCGGCAGCCGCATCAGCGCCTACGCCTTTACCACGCCCGAGCTGACGCTCGTTCACGATCCGCACGATCCGCTCTACGACCATCGGATTGAGACGAGGAAGCTCACGCGCGAATTCCTCCTGTCGATCGCGATGCGCGGCGTGGAGACCCCCATCTCTGTCCGCCGCCGCGGAAGCGAGAACGTCGTCATCCGCGGCAAGCAGCGCACAAAGGGCGTTATCGTGGTCAACGCGCTCGGCCCCGGCATTCCCTATACCGGTCCGGTGAAGTCGATCCACGAGGCGATTCGCACGTACGGTGCGGATCAGGACTTCGTCAAGAAGGTCACGATGTGGGTGACCAAGCCGCTGCGCATTCGGGCTGTGCCAGCGAACGCGGGCGACGAGAAGGATGCTCGCATGTCGATGCGCGTGGAGAATTCCATGCGGTACGGCGACGTCCGCGAGGAGACCATCCGCGCCGCGAAGGCAGAGCACGAGAAGTACGGCACGTCGGCGGAGGACATCGCTACGAGCGAAGGCGTTTCGATCGCCACAGTGAAGCGTTGGCTCGCAACGGATCTCGCGGCGCCGCGGGGCTCCAAGAAGCGCAGCAAAGGCGGCCGCCCGTCTGTCAAGCAGATCGGCAACCTCGTCGAGCGAGTACGCGCACACATGACGCCGCGCGAGGTCGCTCTCCTCGACTGGGTCACCACAGGCAAATCAGCAGAGAAGCACGTGGCCGAGCTATTCCTGGGGACAGCTGCGTGAGCGACTGGCCGTACTATACCGTGCCAGCGTTGACAGGGCTGCTGCTCGCTGCTGACGATATTCGGCTGCGGCTGCTCCGACGCGGCGACAGGCGAGCAGCGCGCGCCGCGGAGCTGCTGGTTCGGAGCGGGGGAGCAGCAACTGCTGAGTGTTTGAACGGTAGCTGCCACGCGCTGCGATCTCCCGCTTGCTCGGACGGCCGCTGTAGACACCACTGCCGCACGAACTGCGAATGTCCGGGAAACCAATGAGACGTCGCCGACTAAAACAAGACCACTACGTGAACATCCTCGACATCGAGAGTCGTCGTGTTCTGAAGCAGATCGGGCCGCTCGGCTCTCGTAAATTCGCCGGACGTACCGAAACTGGCATACTGCGAACGCTCGACACCAAGACGCAGTTCACAATAATCACTACGAAGAGGGAGCCGACTCTGTGACCGCGGCGGTATGCGCGGTGGTGTGCTTTCTCGCGCTGTGTTCAGTTGCGGTTGAGTGCGCCCGTCTGCGCAAGGCTCTTCGGCAAACAGAGCGCAAGCTCGCCGATCTCGAAACCGAGCGCGCCGAGCAGGCAGCGCGACTGCTTGCACGTAGTGCCTCATGCGTCGCTGGTGTTGAGCTGCCAGACATAGCGGACCTGCGCTGGGTTCCGGAAAGTCAGACATTCGAAACTGGTGGCATACAAGCCAATGAGATCGTGCTCAAGCTAGGAGACATCTTTGTAAAGATGGTCAACGGGCTTGTATATGTCGGCCCTGGACCGGCGCTGCCAGACAGCACTACCTATGGAAAAGCCGTAGTTACTTCCTACCGGAACCGTGTTGCTGCAAAGGCCAAGACATGAAAAAAGAGGTCACTGTCTGCGACGCCGAACACTGCCGCACGCTCTCGGATCGGGTCTGTCCCCTGTGCGAGAAGGACTTCTGCCGAGAGCACTTCAAGCCCATGCTGTTCGCTCGGCTCTGCGTACAGAAACCCGGCTTGCCGCAGCCAGGGCAGGCACCGTTCGCGCCAGGGCAGGAGAAGTTCGACACGCACAACGCGTTCGAGGAGCAGATCGGTATCTGCGAATGGTGCTACGGAGACTTGAATCTTGCCCAGTATGGTCCTGAGCCGAGGTCAGCGCGGAGAGATATTTTGCGGCCACTCATCAGGGGACTGAGGTCGCAGATGATCGATGCCTGCCGCGTCGCGCTCGCTACGTACAAGCTGGAAAGCAGCGGGAAGTGAGCACGCGCGATCGGCGGCGCGCCCGCGCCATCACGAAGTCGCAGCGGCAGCGCCGACAGAATAAGCCTGTCAAACGTGCAATAGAGCTGCTCGTCGCGTCGTCGCACGAACTTCCCTTCGCTGGGATCCAGACACTGCTCGTCGCGCCTGGCGAAACTGTGCGTGTGGGCGACGCGATCTACACATCGAGTGAGTATCCGAGCCGCGCGACTGCAAGGCAGCGAGGCTCAGAGTTCGAGCTAGGCGTGGCCATCGCAGCTATAGGTGACGCTGTGACCGTCCGTTTGCACCACAGGGCGTGACCGCGATACGATACGGGTGTGCTGGACACTACGCGCGCCACGGGGATCGACGTCTCGCACTGGCATCCGATCCAGGACGCAGGTGCGATTCGTGGCGCTGGCATCTCGTTCATCGGTGCGAAGATCACTAACGGGATGGGCACCGACGCCATGGCCCGGACGCACATCGCTGCGATTCGCACCCAGCCGTTCGTGCTGGCCATCTACTACCACTTCGCGATGCCGGGCGACCCGGTCAAGCAGGCGGACCACCTTCTCGACACTATCGGGCCGCTGCGGGGCAATGAGCGCCTAGCGCTCGACGTCGAGGGCGGACAGGCACCGCACCTGCCCTGGATCGTCGACTTCATGGGCGAGCTGGCTCGTACGTACACGGACCGCCGGCACATCGTCTACAGCTCGGCGCGGGTCTTGAACAGGGTGCTTGCCGGCGCGGCGTGGCCTGGTGCAGCCGCCTACGATCTGTGGCTGCCGCGGTACTCAACAGATGAACCCGAGATTCCGTCGCCGTGGACGAGCTGGCAGTTCTGGCAATTTTCGCAGACCTACCAGTGCGATGGTGTTGGCACCTGCGATGCGAACTACTTCTGTGGCGATATTCCTGCCCTGAAGGCATATGCAGCCCTACAACCAAGTGCCGTCGCCAGCACGACGCCTGGACCGCGCCCGGCGGGATAGCTCAGCACTGTTTTCGGTGTTGTGGTGACGCGTGTGATCGGCCAGCGTTGTCACCTTGAGATTCCTGTATCGATTGTCCGTACGGATCTTGTTTCGATGATGCACATGTTCGTCGGGGCGTAGATACCTCCCGATGTGCTTCTCAACCACGAGACGGTGCTCCGCTACATAGCCCAGAGCATTCGCGAACGGGTGCGCAGGCTTCAAGACGTAGACATATCCGCCGTTCATCAGGACATACCCGACAGTGGGCTTTCCTGGGATGATGTACTTCCTGGTCGATCTCACTCGCGCCTCGATCGCGGCACGCGATAGCGGTCTGCCTTTCTTGACTTCGCTGATCGACCGCCGGGGAATGCTTGCTGCTCTCAGCCGATTACTTACGGTCGTCGGTGAGACTCCAAGTTGATTAGCGACCTGGCGGAGTGTTAATTTCAGATCTAGGTATAGGCGTCTCAGCTCAACGTCGTCCACTGCCACAATGTAAAGTGTAGCATGCCAGCGCCCACCTACTTCCTGTCGTTCCTGTGGCGACGCGGTGGGGACGCCGTCTGGCACCCCGTCGATGCAGTGTCGGCCGAGCACCCGCTCGACTACATCAAGCGAGCGCGGCTGCACGCGAACCCCGACTACGAGTATCGGCTGCTGTTCTTCTGCGAGATCCCCCTGGACGTCTATGAGCGCCACCGGCCGCCTTCGGTCGAATAGGGTCACTCGTGCGATACTTGCCAGGATGGACCCTGCAGGCACGCCCGACTTCGGCCACCTCGCTCAGTACGGCGCCATCGGCATCGTCGCTGGCGGCCTACTGCTGCTTGTCGTCGGGATCTTCCGTCAGCTGGTAACGCACGTCCTGAAGCAGAACGAACAACGTGATGAGTACCAGCGCGAGCATGGCGCGAAGACCCTCGAATCGCTCCACGCCATCGGGCAGGGCCTGCGGGACATGCAGAACGAGCTGCGCAACTTTCGCGTCGAAGTGAGCCGCGACGTCGCCGACATGGTTCGTGACGAGGTCACGTCAGCCGGCTCGCGTGGGTACCGCACCGACAAGAAGCCACCCCGCGGCGGATAAAAAAGTGCCCCCCTCGACCATGGACGTAATCGAGGGGGGCTGGAGGACCCGCCAGCCTGCCGTGTCGAAGGATCAAATACTAGCGCAGCGCCGCTGATGTCGTCAAGCCGCAGCGGCCCGGCCGACTGTCAGCTGGTCGAGCGCGGCACTGACCTCTTCGTCCTTGTCCAGAATCGCGCGGTCGATCCAGCCGCGGACGCATTCGAGGCGGTTGCCGGCGAGTCGCTCCCAGACGTAGCAGTTCGAGAGCGCAGTGCGCGTGTGCTCGTCGTTGAATTTGGCCACATCCTGGATGGCGCGCGTGATCATGTCCTTGATCCGCGGCAAGTCCTTCGGGTCGCAGAGCACGCCGAACGGCGTTCGCAGGATACACAGGCGCGTGAGCCGCCGCGCGTAGCCAGTTGCGACGACGTCGGCGCCGCGCCGGTCATCGGAAATCTGGACCTCGCGAACGACCACGAGCTTGTCCCCGTTCTTGGCCGGCACACGCTTGGTCGACCCCGGCTGGCGGCGCACGTGCCCGGTCTCACCACCCTTGATTCGGATAGTGCCGGTGACGACGATCAGGGGCCGCAGTTCGACCATGAGCGGAAGATAGCGTCTTGCTAGGCTCCTGGCAAGCTGCTAGGTTCCTGGCATGGGCGAAAAGCCGCTGATTCCGTTCGTCGATCTGAAGCCGTACGTCGAGCTGGTGCGCAAGTCGCAGCCGTTCGAGGAGTTCGAGGAAGAGGTCATCTTCAATCTACTCGACGCTCGCGACTTCATCGGCGGCGGGCCCACCACGACGCGCTTCGAGGAAGCTCTGGCGAAGAAGCTCGACGTCAAGCATGTCATCAGCTGCGCGAACGGTACCGATGCGCTCCAGCTCGCGCTCCGCGCCTGCGGCATCGAGCGGGGCCATCGCGTGGCGATCCCGAATCTGACCTTCTGGGCCACGCTTGAAGCCGTTGTGAACGTCGGGGCCACGCCGGTGCTGCTCGACATCGATCCGGAAGACCTGCAGATGGACCTCAACGAGTTCCTGCGTGCGCACCGTGCTCGCCACTTCGACGCGATCGTGCTCGCACATCTCTTCGGCTGGTGCTCGTCGAAGCTCTCAGAGTTTCGAGGCATCTGCCGCGACAAGCGCATCACGCTCATCGAGGATGGCGCGCAGGCGTTTGGTGTGCGGCACGAGGGTCAGAGCGTGTTCGCGGATGCTGACGTCGCCACGTTGAGCTTCTATCCAGGCAAGGTGCTCGGCGGGATCGGTGACGGAGGCGCGGTGGTGACTCGCAGCGAGCGAATCGCCAAGCGGGTAAGGGCGCTCGCAAACCACGGTCGCGTCGACCACTTCGATCACGCCGTCGTCGGGTGGAATTCACGAATGGACGCGATCCAGGCGGCATGGCTGCTGCGTGCGCTGGAGATGAGCGACAAGGTGATCGACGGGCGAAGAGCTGCGCTGACTGAGCTGACCAAAACTGGCGGCGTTGGCTGCGATCTCGGGAACGCCTATCTCGACGTGCGGCAGATCGACAACCCGAAGGTCGTCGCAGCGAAGCTCCGTGAACTGGGCGTCGAGGCGCGGCACGTCTACCCGCGCACGATCGCAGATCAACAGGGCGCCGCCGGCATCGCGATCCCTGTCGGAACCCTCGCGGCGAGCCGGCGCTTCTGCGAGCGGGTTATCAACCTGCCATTGTGGTACGGGATGCCCGACGAGGACGTGGAGCGCTGCTCGAACGCGTTCGAGGAGGCGATCCGGTGACTGATGAAGGACTGCTAAACGCCGTAGGCACGGATCTGACTGGTAAGTCGACTGTGTTTAAGGTCGCCTCGACTGCCATCCTGTACAGCCTTGCCATTGGCGACGACACCAAGATCTGGCGCAACGCACATATCTCTCACGGTGCCGTCATTGGTGCCAACTGCATGATCGGCGAGGGCGTCCACGTCGGGCCTGGCGTCAAGATCGGCAACGGCTGCCGCATTCAGAACGGTGCGCAGCTCTTCGAGGGCGTCACGCTCGAAGAGAACGTCTTCGTCGGCCCACACGTCGTCTTCACGAATGTGCTCGTGCCGCGGGCCTTCTCGAAGCGGGCCGGCGCCTTCGGGCAGACGCTCGTCAAGCGAGGCGCTTCGATCGGCGCGAACGCCACGATCCTGTGCGGCATCGAGATCGGTGAGTTCGCGATGGTCGGCGCCGGGTCGACGGTGACGAGACCCGTGCGACAGCGATCGATTGTCGTCGGAAACCCTGCGCAGTTTCGCGCCGACGTCTGCGATTGTGGCGGGAAGTTGTTCCATCTTCAGTGCCCCCAGTGCCGCGCCAAGTACAGCTACGATGAGACTGGTCCGGTACGCGTGAAATGAAGAGGCGTCGGCCGAAGTTTGTGCGGATTCCGCTGCACGGTACCCGTGGGAAGAATTCATACGCGATAATCGACGCAGCTAACTTGCTGCTAGTTGCGCCGCACCGCTGGTTCCTCTCTAAGAGCCCGACGAGCGACATGTGCTACGCGATCCGTACTGGAATCAAGAAGGGGGGCAAATACACTACCGTGTACATGCATGCAGTAGTTCGCCCTGACCTCAAGAAGATCGACCATAGAAACAGAAATGGTCTCGACAACCGGAGGAAGAACCTTCGTCGCGCATCTGAGGGGCAGAATCAGATGAACCGAGGGTTGCCAAAGAACAACACCAGCGGATTCAAGGGCGTGTCACACGTTAAGCGAAACGGGAAGTGGCGGGCACACATTAGGCGCAGTGCTCTTTTCTATCTTGGCGACTTCCCCACAGCGCGTGAAGCTGCACTAGCTTATGACGCTGCCGCGCGCAAGCACTGTGGTCGATTCGCTCGATTCAATTTTCCTCGTCGTGGCGAACGCTCTGTGCGATGAATCCATTTCTTAGATGGGCAGGCGGTAAACGAAAACTCGTAACCGAGATCGCTCCGTGGCTCCCTTATGGTGGTCAATATCATGAATGCTTTCTAGGTAGCGGCGCACTCTTCTTTGCTCGTCGACCACTATTTGCTTTCCTGTCCGACTCAAACACACTGCTCACGAGAACGTTCGTTGCTGTCCGCCACGATGTCGATGCAGTGATCGCCGCACTCAAGATTTACGCAGCGGCTTACGCTGAGCACGGTGCTCCATTCTATACCCATGTACGTTCACACCTGAACGAGAACATGGAGGACCCTGAACTGGCTGCCATGTTCATTTTCCTCAACAAAACAAATTTTCAAGGCATCTGGCGCGTAAACAGCAGTGGCAAGTACAACGTTCCGTCGGGCACGTTCTCGTCACCACCAACGATCTGCGACGAGCCTACGCTGCGTGAGTGCTCGAAGGCGCTCGCCCCCGCGAGGATCATCAACTGTGATTTTCGTGAAGTCGAACGGCGCGCACAGTCGGGAGACACTGTGTACTGTGACTCGCCGTACGTTCCCGCCTCGGCGACATCCAATTTCACAGCGTACACGAAAGAGCCATTCGGGCCGGACGCGCAGAAGGCCCTGCGCGACATGGCGCTGCGGCTCAAGACTCGGGGCGTGCACGTTGTTTTGTCGAACTCCGACACGCCGATGGTGCGCGAGCTGTACGCTGGCTGGGAGCTGAAAGAGATCAGCCGCAGCGGCACGATCAGCTCGAACGCCGCGGGCCGGCAGGCGGTACAGGAGCTGCTGATTCGGTGAGGAAGAAGCCCAAGCCGCCCCACCCAAAGCGACCGTGCGAGGTCTGCGGTCGACACATTGCCAACGTGATGAAGGAGAAGCATCGTGCGAGCCAGCTGTGCGGCGCGTACGCGCGAACACAGAAGCTACGCCAAGCCGGCTACATCCGGTGCAAAAGCTCAGCACGGCCCATCGAGTGTGCCGGCGTTGACGTGGTCCGAGACCTGACGGTGTACACGTCTCCAGGCACAGTTGTTCGCGGGGATCCTCAGTTTCATGTCATCAAGGTCCCGTGGGCTCCGTGCTGGGCGGTACTCGTCGCCGAGGCGTGCGGGCGGCTGCCGCACCAGGAGTACAAGCGGAACCAGCTCCGTCGGAAGCTGCTAATGAGCGCCGCGTACGACGAGCCGTGGCGGCAGACGCTCGAAGCGATCTACAAGCTCGACGGTGATCAGAAGGCCATCGACGACATGGTGCACGCTGCTGTCAAGGCGTTGCCAAAGTGACTCTGCGTCCTGGCGCCTCGGAAGTCTTTCGAATCATCACGCCGTGCGAGCTGGCCGATGGCAAGAGGCACGTGGTGTCGCTGCGGCTTAGAGCAGACAACCGAGTCACGTTCGAGGGCACCTGCGACTGGCGAACAGCCCAGGCTGTCGAGAAGCTCGGCGACCTCCTCACGTGCCGCCGGATGATCGAGGCGCTGAAGGTCAGCATCCGCGGCACAGCACGGGGTCTCGCAATAGAGAGGTGCGGCTCGTGCAACATGCTGGTCATTGCGTTCGGCGATGGCCGCTGCCCTGACTGTGCTAGGCGCGGCCTGCACGACGTGCCGTTATGGTCGCGCATCCTACGCGACGGGCGCGTTCCCTAACCGAAGGCTGGGTGGTTGGTGGGCAGCGTCGACGGGGTCTCGGGCTCCTCCGACTTCGGGGGCGCTGGTTGCGGCAGGTCATCGACGTAACCTTCCGGCCGCGGACCCGCACCCCACGGCATCGGCGGCGAGGAGGCTTCGGAGCGGTACTTCGGCGCCGCCAGCCGACGTGAGAGTCGCGAGTCGGGGCGGGCGCGCTTCTTCTCGGCAGCCACCCTCCCGCGCTCCCCGCCGTGCTCGACGTGAAGGTTGCGGTCGGCGAACACGTCTGTCTCGTTGCCAGCGGCGTCGCGCACGGCCATGTAGCCGCCGTCGGTCATGGTGAACGGCGCCGTGAGCTTCCCCATCCGATCGAAGGGGGCCTGGCCGTTCGGGTCAAAGTAGCTCGGGAGCACGTAGTTCGAGACCGGAATCTGTCGCGTCTCGGTGCCGACCGTCGCATCCTGCAGATAGTGATCGCCCTCCACCGGGTCACAGCTCTCGAAGGCGACTTCGCGACCGTCGGGCATTGGCTTCCACACGGAGCAGTCCGGGTCGAGGCTCTCCTCACAGCACTCGTGCGGTCCCGACTCGGCATTGTTCTCCGCCAGGACGCGCGCGAAGATGAGCCCCAGCTCGTCGGTGTGGTAGCCGAGCGCATCTGCCACGTCGATCACGTCCTGAACGGTCATGACCCGGATCTCGCCGTTCGCGACTTCGTCATCCGGGATCGTGTCGTAGAGGACCACTGGCACGTAGGGGATGTCGTATGCCTTGCAGAACTCCTCGGACTGGCGATCCCACGCCTCGACGAGAAACGCCTGCGTGACGGGGTCGATGGTGGTGGTCTGGAAGACGACGCCGATCTGCATCACTGCGCGCCCCCATCGTGTGGTTTCTTGCTGTCGGTCGGCGGCGGGTAGCACCCCTGCCCGTTTGGGTCCTGCGAGCAGCTCGGGCCAGGCGGTGTGCTGGTCGTGGCGTAGCAGCCGCACAGCGCGCTCAGGAGTAGCACCGCGCCGATGATGTTCGAGAGCGTGCGCATCACGCTCTAGTTCGCCGCGTGGGCCGTCAAGTATGCGTTGCCGTGCGCCAGCTCGGAGGCGACCAGCGGATCGACCTGGCTGGCGGATGGAGCGGCGTCGACTTTCTTCTGCAGCTCTGAGACGGCGAGCTGCACGGCGCAGATTACCTCTGCAGCGCTGTACTTGGCCGCCAGAAGCGCCAGCTGCGCTTCGTAGTCGCCGGTCGCGAGGGCGGTCGTCACGGCGCCAAGGATGCTCGTGGCGGCGGCCTGACCGGCAGCGGACGAGCAGTTGTCGAAGGTGGCGACGGGACCGGTGCCGGACGTGGCGCACGCGGCGAAGAAGCAGAGGATGATGCCGTTGAGCTTCATGGAGAGAATCTTGGCACGATCATGGTGCGAAGATCAAATGTCACGACGCGAACGTGAACGACGGATAGACCAAGTCGCTGATAAATTCCTGCCCGATAGCGGTTGGATGAATGCCCGCCGGTAACGCCGATTGGGTCATGAGACCGGAAACCACGCCAGGCATGGGCAAGTTGTTCAACGATTCCCACGTCAGTAGTGGGGTGTTTATGTCGATGTACGGTACTCCCGCCGCGCTGCACGCGGCCTGGATCAGCACGTTGAACTGGACGCATTGAATTGCGCTCGCCGCGCTCCAGGCTAGCGGTGGACTCGTCCACTGCTCACCGAAGGTGAAAATCGACAAGCAGATGACAGGGACAGCAGGATTCCATGCCTGTATTTGTGCCAGCAACGATGCGTACGATGCGCTGAACGAACTCGGGCTGGTAACGCCGATGTCGTTCACTCCGATCAAAATGACGATCACCTGCGGGTTGTAGTTTGTGATGCGCGGTGCGACCTGGCTCGCCAGGTCGGCAACCTTGTCGCCGAAGTGCCCGCTGTTGATGGCGTAGATTTGTCCGCCGCCAGAGCTGGGCGCGACGGAGCTGAAGTTTGTGCCGACAACAGATGCCGCCCGCCCAGATACGCTGCCGGACCTAGCGCCGACGACAGGCGGTGACAATTGATCGACGAGGAGATCAGTCCCGCCGACCTGCGACTGTGCTGAACTGAACCAGCCTTGTTGCGTGATCGAGTCTCCTGCGAATACGACAGGAGTTCCGGTTGTGACAGGGATCGCCGTCATGGCTGCCTAAATCAGCTGAGCGCGGCGGTGGCCTTCCAGGCGCCACCATCGAACACCCAAATCTTGTGCGCGCTGGTGTCGTAGACCCATGCGACCTTTCCGGTCGAGACGCCGGTGGGAACCCCTGTTGGGGTACCGGCGCAAGTCGGCATGTCGAGGAAGCCGAGCGTTGCGGTCGTCGCTAGCGCCCCGGCCGCGCCGACCTGGACGTCGCCACCTGTGGTCTGCCCCGAAAGAATTATATTTCCGTTCGACGGGCCACCTTGTTGAATGCCGACGCCGTTGGCCCAAGCGATCACACCGCCGGTAATGAGGTTGAAGATACCGCTCGTGCTCCACTTGAGCACGCCGGTTCCAGCGTCGATCAGCCGGTGGTCGTTGGTTCCCTGGTGATACATGCCGGACGTCGGATCTCCGGCGAAGTTGACGGAGGGTACGGCCGTCGAACCGTTGGGAACTGTGAGGCCGGCCGCCTTGAGCACGTACGCGGAGATCTGCGCACCCGCGGACAGCAGCTTGATCAACCACTGCGAAACTTCGGATCCCGGCGTGTTCGTCGACAGCGACGCGATTAGCTCCAACGCCGTCACCAACGTCGCGCTGGCGTTCGGCAGCTTGAGGACGGTATCCGATCCGAACGACGGTGGACCAACCTGCAGGAACGTCAGCGGCGTCGTTCCGACAGTGATCGCGCCGGTGGTCGTGAACATCCACTCAGACCCCGCGAAGAGCGTGCCTGAATAAACGGGAACCACAGCAGCGAGCGTCATCTGTCCGGCCGTCGCGAAGTCGGTTGTACGTGTCCACGCCCCGCCCGTGTTCGCGGCGTAGATACCGTTTTGAGTCGGATCGGTCTGCGCTGCGGCGAGAACGCGCATGCCGTTCGTGGCAGTCACGCCGTCGATGGTGGCAGCCCCCGTCAGTGTGAGGTTGGACGTGGCGACGACAGCCGCACCGGCGAGCACGTTGGCTGTGCTGCCCTGAAACCCCTGCGCCCCTTGGGTTCCTGTACCTCCCTGAAACCCCTGTGCTCCCGTCGCACCCTGCGCACCCTGTGCCCCCGATCCGGTCGCACCTTGGAACCCCTGCGCGCCGGTGGCGCCGGTTGCACCCTGAGCCCCTTGTGCTCCACCGCCGCCACTTGAGCCACCTGCGCCGACGATGACATCGATGATGACCGTCCCGCGTGCGACGTAGTTCGAGACGTCGGCGATCACGCCGACGATCGCCACGTTCGCCGGCTGTACGTTCGTACCGGCTCCTGCAACGTTAGGCGACACGTACACAGTCTGGTTGACCGACAGTGTCAGTCCGCTCTCCATCTGCACGGAGGTTCGACCAACTGACGATACCGTGACCAGCCCTCCCGGCGCTGAAGAGCCGGACAGCACGATGCCATTCAAACCTTGAATGTTCGGGGCTGAATCGGCCTTTGCGCGCACGACGTTGTTGTTCACACCCGCTTTCAGGCGCGTGATCATGCCGGCGACCAGCGGAACGGAATCTCCGTTGTACGTGGGAGACAGTGTGACGAAATCGGTCGACATGGGACTCCTTTAGATGGTCGGTGACTGCACGGGTTATCGAATACGAAGACGAGCGGTGAACCTCGCCGTGGCTCCGCCACCGGAAGCCAGGCTGCTGATCTGAATTCCGACGTTCTGCCCCTGGTTCACGACGAGTGGAGCGGTGTTGTGGAACGACCCTGTACTCGCGATCCCTGATACCGCTCCGGCGCTCTGCCCCACGCCATTTACACTGATCGCCGCAGACAAGGGCGTGGTGCCTGCGTAGCTCAAAACGTTGATCCACAGCTCCATTCCAGTCGTGCTGAATGGGCATTCCCACTCCCACGCGAATCCGGACGAGACCACCGCTGCGTCTGACGTCGGAAGTAGATTGAACGAGCTGTTCGGCGGAATCGCAGCGGACCCGGATGTTCCACCGAACGACAAGTTCAACTCGAAGAAGTCGTCCTCGGTTCCGACGTTCGGACCAGCGAGCAGCACGCGGGTGAGCCCTGCGCTATTCGAGGCGCTGAGCGCGATGCCGATTTTCAACGCCACGCCGGACGTCGGGCGATCAGCTTGTGCGAATCCTGACCGTGTCTGCGAGAGGTAAAGCGGCTGCCCTGCCGCAGCCGCGCCGTGCCCGCCGGTGAGATCGATGAGGCAGAAGGCCGCCTGCCCATATGCCGCGTGCATCGGCGCTATCTGACCGCCCTGAAGCTGCCCGACCAGCGCGCCAAGATACAGTTTCGCGTTGGCTGGCGAGTTGGCTATGGCGGATACAAGTCCGTTCTGTCCTCCGTTCATCGAAACGAGCGAAAATCGCGGAAGAGTGAATCCCAACGCGGACGCGTACGCGAGCGGATACTTACCGAAAAAGCTGGGCGTCTGAATACTCGCGACGAAACGGTCAGGCAACAGGCAGTTCTCGAACTCGTCCTCGATCCCTACTGGCCCAAGAGGAGTGGCCACGTCTGGGTACAACAGATCAGGGAAACTTTCCGCCGTATATTGCACAGCGTCGGCAAACAACACCAACGCAGTAATGAATGAATACAGACCGATGTTGCCACCCTGAACGTTCAGCACAACCTTCGAACGCATCACCATGTTCGACGTGAGATCGAACTGCTGGAATCCGATGCTGACGCTATTGCCGTGACCGCTGATGTCGCTGATGACGGCATTCGATCCGTATCCGATCAGTTGCACCCCCGCCAGAAATGGCGGTGCCCCTCCACCAGCACCACCGGTCGCACCCGAAAAATCGGCTCCCCTGATAAACACGCTGGAACTCTTGACGTCCAGCGCGTCGATATTGGCACCTATCACAGGCGTTCCGAGAACACGGGGTCCGCGCATGAACGAAGGGCTGGAAGCGGTGATCGCGAACGCTGCATCCTGCGCGTCGAATCCGCCGTGCCCACCGCAATCGGTGAGAACGATCCCGCTTCCGTAGTAACCGTCGGTGATGGAGCCTCGACCAGTCGTGATCGAAACACCGAACGAGGTCACGTTGCCCGGCGGCGTGTGGTACAGCCGATTGAGATTGACGTTTCCGCTGAGTTGCGGCGTTGTGCCCACTGCGCGCAGACCGGTACCGACAAAACGACTCAGCCCAAGCTCGTCCGTATAGGTGCTTGTGACAGTGATAGACGACGTGGACGACAGCGTTCCTGTGTTGGATGTCTGCTCGCACGCCGCAAACTTGTCGGTACTGCCGCTCGACAAGATCTGTCCCGCTGAAATTCCAACGAACTGCACCCCGATGCCGGAGGCCCCGTACAATCCGGTTGAGATGGACCCGACGATGACCGCCGGTTCTTGAAATCGCCCGAAATCTCCTGCGGCGATGGCGCCGGGATCGGCCCCGAAAATGATGTGCTGCGTGTCGTATGCGATGATCGGGAAAGAGGCGTTTCGCAGCGCTGGCGTGGGGGACGCAGCGTCGAACATGAAGCGCTTGCCGATCAGCGTCGGGAATCCGGGTGGCCCGTGCAGAGCCACAGGATTCCCGCTGTTGTCAGTCAGCGACCAACGAATGAACGTGCCGGCGCCCGACCACGTGTCTCCGCCTGGAGGCCCTTCGGAGCCGTCCAACGTGAACGTGAAGGCGTCGAACACGGTCACGGTCCAGAATCCGTTGGCTGCGCCGTTCGCAAGGCGCGTCCCGTTCGTGAATCCGCGGCCTGCCACCATGTCGCCGGTGCTCAGTCCGTGCGGCGATCCGAAAAATACCTCGATGGGTGCGCCTGCCGGGAACGCCACGCTCGCCGGTGTGAGCATGTTCGTCTGGACCGTGTATCCAAGCGTGGCCGTGTTCGCGACGGTCGTCTCGCCGAGCTGCACGAGATCCGCTGCAGAGTTCGTGAAGTCCGACCCGCGGAACAACATCGACTGGTAGCCGCTGTAACCAACGACGCTGAGATTGTCGGGCAGTAGCGTGAACGGCGCGAAGTAGCTGCCCGGTTTCATCAGACAGACGAAGATGCAGTTGTTTCCGATCCGCGGCATCGCGGCCAACAAACCCGTGATGGTTTGGAACGGCGACGCTGTGGCCGCGGTTGGAGAGCCAGCGGCGAACACGGCCGTTGCGTCGTTGCCTCCTACCGGATCGGTGGCGGCGTAGACGATGCTGCCTTCGACAGCGAATGCCGGTGGGAGGAATCCTCCGTTGCCACCCTGGAACCCTTGCGGACCGAGGCCACCCTGCGCTCCCTGCGTGCCTGCACCGGTCGCGCCCTGGAACCCTTGACTGCCCGTCGCTCCCGGAGCACCCGTGGCACCAGTCGCGCCAGTCGCACCTGTTGCGCCCGTTGCGCCTGCTGCACCGGTTGCACCGGTCGCCCCTGGAGCCCCGGTTGCGCCTGTTGCACCTGCCGGCCCCGCAGGTCCCGCCGGTCCCTGGATGCCGCCGTGTGTGTGATCGGCACGCGCGGCCGAGGTCGATGTGCCGGCGCTGGACGTACCGGCGACGTTCGGCGGCGGCGCGGGCGGCGTTCCCGCAAGGACGATGTCCTCGTCGAACGTCGGCGGCAGCGCGAACTCCATCCCACCGTCGAACAGAACAGTACCCTCGATCTTGCTGTTGGGCGTGGAGAGAAGGAATGACGATCCAGCAATCTGCACGTCGCCAACCAGCTCGGTGGTTCCCGGTACCGTCAGATTCGGAAGAACAACCGTACCCGCGGCCTGAAGACCCGCTTGTGGTCCTGTTGGTGACGTCCAGCTCAGACCGGCGACGGCTGACGCCATCGATTGAATGCCCGAGCCGCCACCGCCGCCTGCAGCACCCTGCGCGCCCTGGAACCCTTGCGTTCCACCCGGACCACCCTGCGGTCCCTGAAATCCTTGAGAGCCGCCCGGTGCACCCTGCGCTCCTTGAAGACCAAACCCTTGCGCACCTTGAAGACCGATGAATCCCTGAAATCCTTGGAACCCACGCGCACCCTGCGGCCCCGTCGCACCGATCGCACCCTGCGATCCCGTCGCGCCCGCCGGCCCCGTTGCTCCTGTCGCGCCGGTGGCTCCAGTCGCTCCGGTCGCTCCGCTCGCACCGGTCGCCCCTGTCGCTCCTGGTGCTCCCGTTGCTCCTGCAGCTCCCGGCGTTCCCGTCGCGCCCTGCGATCCGGTCGCACCGGTCGTGCCCTGGAACCCTTGAGCGCCGAGTCCCCCCTGGAACCCCTGCGCTCCGATCGATCCCTGGAACCCCTGAGCGCCCTGCACACCTGCACCGGTGCGCCCCTGGAACCCCTGCGCTCCCTGGAAGCCCGCACCTTGTGCACCCTGAAATCCCTGAACGCCGGTGGCACCCTGTGCTCCCTGAAAGCCGGCGCCTTGCGTTCCCTGCGCGCCCTGAAACCCTTGGAGACCTGTTGCTCCCTGCGCTCCTTGGAAGCCCGCACCTTGGAACCCCTGCGCTCCCTGCAAACCCGTTGCACCCTGGAACCCCTGCGAACCGCCTGGCGACCCCTGCGGCCCTTGAAACCCCTGGCTGCCACCCGGTGCTCCCTGCGCTCCTTGGAAGCCGCTCCCCTGAAACCCTTGTGATCCCTGCGCTCCCTGGAAGCCTGCCCCTTGGATGCCGATCGCTCCCTGCGCTCCCTGCACGCCAGTCGCTCCCTGCGCTCCCTGCGCACCAGATCCCTGAGCCCCTTGTGCACCGAGCCCACCTTGGAACCCCTGCGCACCGGTGACGCCGGTTGCACCCTGGAAGCCAGCTCCCTGGAACCCCTGAGCGCCCTGCGCGCCCTGGAACCCCTGCGCGCCGGTAGCGCCCTGGCTGCCGGTCACACCCTGTGCGCCGGTGAGCCCCTGCGCGCCCTGTGCGCCGGTGGCCCCTGTCGCTCCGGTTCCACCGGTGGCCCCTGTCGCTCCCGTCGCGCCAGTCGCACCTGTTGCTCCTTGCGCACCGCCGATGCCGGTGTTGCCCTGTGCGCCTTGCGCACCCGTCGATCCAGCCGCACCGATCGATCCCTGTGCACCCTGCGATCCGGTCGACCCTTGAAAGCCCTGCGCGCCCGATCCAGTTGCACCCTGCGACCCCTGTGATCCGGTCGACCCCTGGAACCCCTGCGATCCGCCCGGCGATCCTTGTGGTCCCTGAAAACCTTGGCTGCCGCCGGGTGCGCCCTGCGCGCCCTGAAAGCCGCTCCCCTGAAACCCTTGCGTTCCGGTGTTGCCCTGGAACCCCTGCGCTCCGGTGACGCCGAGCCCGCCCTGGAACCCCTGCGCGCCAGTTGCACCAGTCACACCCTGCGCGCCTTGCGATCCCGTCGGTCCGGTTCCACCTGTTGCGCCCGTCGCACCAGTTGCGCCAGTCGCACCCGTCGCTCCCGGAGCGCCCGTCGCGCCTGTTGCTCCCGTCGCACCAGCAGCGCCAGCAGCACCGATGGCACCCTGTGCGCCCGTCGGTCCTTGCGTTCCCGCGCTGCCGTTCGTGCCCGCACGACCCTGAAAACCTTGTGGTCCGATCAGACCGTTCGCACCCTGGAATCCTTGCGATCCGCCGGGTGATCCTTGTGGTCCTTGGAACCCCTGCGATCCGCCGGGTGCGCCCTGCGATCCTTGTGCACCGAATCCCTGCGCTCCCTGGAGGCCCGTCGCGCCCTGCGATCCCTGCGTACCAGTCGCGCCCTGCGCTCCCTGAGATCCGTTCGTCCCGCTCGTACCGGTTGCACCCTGTGCACCGGCCGGCCCGCTCGCTCCTGTTGCACCGGTCGCGCCGGTAGCGCCCGTCGCACCAGCAGCTCCGGGAGCACCGGTCGCTCCGGTCGCGCCGGGCACACCAGTAGCTCCGGTCGCACCCTGCAACCCGGACCCCTGAAATCCTTGCGCGCCGAGCCCACCCTGAAATCCCTGAACGCCGGTGGCACCCTGTGCTCCCTGAAAGCCGGCGCCTTGCGTTCCCTGCGCGCCAGTCGCGCCTTGGAACCCTTGACTGCCGCCGGGTGCGCCCTGCGGCCCCTGAAATCCCTGTGAGCCACCCGGCGCCCCTTGGGCTCCTTGCGCTCCTGAGCCCTGAAATCCCTGCGGCCCTGCGACACCCTGTGGTCCAGGACCGCCCTGCGCACCCGCTTGACCTGTAGACCCTGCTGATCCTTGCGGACCCGCACCGCCCGTGGCGCCAGTGGCCCCTGTCGCTCCCGTCGCGCCAGTCGCACCTGTTGCTCCTGTCGCTCCCGTCGCGCCAGTCGCTCCCTGTGCACCCTGTGCACCACCAGCCGGACCTTGTGCGCCAGTGCCGCCTGAAGCGAACACGACAACACACGAGAAATCACGCCTGTAGTTGGTGGCGTTGAGAATCGTGCCGATGCTCGGACTTCCGGGCGGCCCCGGCGGCTCGACGTTCGTCGCGCGGCCAGCCATCGTCGCCGAGATCCACAGTGTCTGCCCCGCCAGCGGCGTCAGTCCTGGCTCCAGCAGCACCTTCGGTGGCGTCCCCACGTTCCACACAACCACCTGACCGCCGGGGTTGCACTTCCCCGAGAACACGACGCCGATATAACCGAGGAGGTTCGCGTCAGAGTCTGCCTGTGCGCGCATCAGCGTGTTCACCGCCGAGATGCGAACCAGCTCCCCCTGCAGAAGCGGCGTGCCTGTCCCGTTGATCAGCGGGCTTGCGGTAACTACTCCAGAAGACGCCATGCACACTCCTTGAAAAACGGCAAACGGGCGTCCGCCTGAGAAGAAAGCATCTTCTTCTCAGATGGACGCCCGTTTTTCGAGTCGCCACAGGGGGGTGGGCCTCGAAAAGAGGCCCTATGTAGTCGACATGATCGCGGACTACTGTGTGCCTGTCAAACCGGCGAGAGCACTTACCAGGGGCGCGTCATGAGACGCTCGTACGACGGCATGGAGCGGAATCGATCGTCTTCAGCACGCTCCAGTGCTCGTGCGGCGACGTCGTGTGATGCCCACCAGGACGACGCGAAGTTGTAGACGCACAACACCTTGTCGATGGCGGCGTAGCGCTCGCCGGCCATCTCCAGAAGCGGGTACATCACGGCGTGGTCGATGGCGAGGTCGCACCAGAAGCCGTCGGGCTTGAGAAGATCGACCGGTTTGATCTTCTTCACGAGCCCGGCACGAAACGTCTTGAGGTGCGTGGCGCGCCAGTCGATCTTGCGAACGTTCCCGCCGGCAGGGTAACGGTGAGCGAAGCCGAGCGTGCCGTCCGGCATCATGAACTGCCCATAGGTCAGCCACACGTCCGGATCGGCATACGTCTCGGCAAGCACCTCCAGAACCCGGTCGTGCGCCAGCCAGTCGTCGCCATCGAGCCACACCACGATCTCGTCGTCCTGTAGCGCATTCCACGTCTCGACAGCGTTCTGCAGCGCTGCCTTGCGCACGTTGTTGGTGATCAGCTTCGTCTGGTGCGTGCTCCCGCGACCGACCTGTTTGGCGGCGGTCTTGAACGTGTGATCGTCACTCTTCGCGTCGATGAAGACGTGCGTCCAGTCCTCGAACGTCTGCCGCTGCACGCTCTCAATGCATCGAGCGACGTACGCCTCCTTGTTCAGCGCCGTCGAGACGACTGTGATGTGCAGCTTCGTCTTGGGCACGAGCACGAAGAAATTCTGTCGCCCGAGCACGTGCTGCGCGTTCGTTTCGAGCATCCGGTTCCGGAGCTTCATCGTCTTCGTCTGTGCAGGCACCCACCCGTGTGCTGCGAACTTTTCGAGCCAGTAGGCCGGCGGCTGGAGGTTCACGTGTCCCTCCCACTCCTGTCCTGGCGCAGCAGCGGACCAGACGATGAAGTTGCGCGCGAGCCCTGCAACATTGGCCACGATCGTGTCGGCGTGTTCAGCAGGAATGTGCTCGGCGGTCTCAGTACAGATCACAGTGTCGCGCTTCGCGCCCACTGTCAGCTTGGTCAGGTCGTACGCATCGACCGTGATGCTGGACTCGCGCATCTCCAGAGCAGCCGGTGCATCGTCCAGACCAGTAATGCCCCATCCCAGTTCCTGCAGCCGTTTCGTCTGCAGCCCGATCCCGCAACCGATATCGACAGCTGTCGCCTGAACTCCTACCACCTCGTGCATACAGTCGGCGAGCCGTCGGTACGGATCGCGGCACGTGCGCATGAAGTCGAAGAACGCCTCGTCATGGATGTTGGCCATGCGCGATGATCCAGGGTGTGCCGCCGCGAAGTCAAGCACTATGCCAGACTCCCAACCCATGCTAGGTTCCCAGCATGCTCTATTTCTACACCGCGGTGTACGGCGACCACATCGCGCTGCCTGAGTTCGAGACGAAAGGCTTCGAGTTCCGCTGCTACACCGACCGGAAGATCGAGTCGAAGACGTGGAAGATCATCTATGAGACGGCTCAGCACGAACATCCACGCATGGCCGCGAAGTGGCGGAAGCTCCACCCAGCCACGCCGCACTCTAGAGACATCTCGATCTGGATCGACGCGTCCATCACCGTCACCGACGTCCACGAGATGGTGCGTGTCTGTAAGGCCGCGCTCAAAGGTCACGACGTTGCGCTCTTCAAGCACCCCGAACGCACGAACATCTTCGACGAGGCCGTCGCGTCGATCAAGATGCCGAACAAGTACAGCGGGCTGCCGCTGATCGCGCAGGTCGAATCCTACCGCGAGGCCGGACTGCTTCAGGATTCGGGACTGTGGGCCGGCGGCGTGATCGCGCGACAGCACGGTCCGAAGTACGTCAACTTCGAGAACGACTGGTGGGCGGAGTGCAAGAAGTGGTCATACCAGGACCAGCTCAGCCTCCCCTACGTGCTGTGGAAGCACAACGTCCATCCCGGCGTGATCCCTGGCAGCGTCTACAAAACGGCCTTCCACACATGGTCGCCGACCGCCGATCCGGTGAGTCCGGCGACGACGCCGACCATCACGCTCGGGAGAACATTCGCCGCCGCCGCCGCGCACATCTCAGCCTCCTCACCACTCCTCTCCGTCATCACGCCCACGCACAACGTGAAGTGGATCGCCGACTGCTGGACGTCTCTCATGCGGCAGACGTACGCGAACTTCGAGTGGGTGGTGTCGGTCAACGACAAGAGCGGCAAGCGCCAACAGGTACAAGCGCTCGCGCTCGCTGTACGTGCGATCGTCGGTGATGATCCCCGCGTCAAGGTCATCCCCGACTACGCGCCGTTCTCGCACGTCGGGCAGCGCAAGGCGTTCGCGTTCGGTGCGGCGTCGGGTGAGGCGGTCATCGAGTACGACCACGACGACCTCCTGACACCCGATGCGTTGGAGGAGATCGCGAAGGCGTTCGCCGATCCGGCTGTCGGCTTCGTCTACTCAGACTTCGCCGACTTTCACGACGGTGCGGTCGATCCGAACGGGAAGCCGCTACTCCAGGGCAATCTCACCTACCGCCACCCCGAGGTCCGCCCCGGCTGGATCACAACCGGCTTCAAGTTCTACGACGCCAACGTTCTCTCGCCCGTTCGACCCGGCAAGTACGAGTGTGTCGACTCGCCCGACGCCACGGCACTCAAGGTCTCGCACATCTACACAGCACCGAACCACGTGCGCGCATGGCGCCGGAGCGTCTACGAAGCGGTCGGCGGCCACGATCCGAGTTTTCCGATCGCCGACGATCACGAGCTGATCTGCCGCACGTACCTGGCGACGAGGTTCCACCACATCAGGAGGCCGCTCTACCTCTACCGAATCAGCGGCGAAAATACGTGGGCGCAGAACGTAGGCGCGATCAAGGAGACGAGCGACCGCATCCAGAATGACTATCTGGAGCGCCTGGTGCTGCGCGAGTGCGAGCTGCTCGGCGTGGACGCGATCGAGCTTGGTGGAGGCATCGACCCGCGTACAGGGTGGAAGGCGTGCGACCTCGAAGGCGCGCCGATCACGGCTGACTTGCGCGAGCGCTGGCCATTCGACGACGGTTCAGTCGGAGCGTTCCGTGCGAGCGATCTTCTCGAACACTTGCCCGACAAGCTGCACACGATGAGCGAGATCCATCGCTGCCTACGGCCGGGCGGATGGCTGATATCCATGACGCCTAGCGCGGAGGGGGTCGGCGCACACATGGATCCTACTCACTGCAGTTATTGGGTGCCCCAGAGCTTCTGGTACTACACACGAGACGCCTCCGCGCGGTACATTCGCAACACCACGATGCGCTTCGCCGAAGTCCACCTCGACACCGTGCCGATCATGATCCAGGGCGTCACGGTCCCCTACGTGCGCGCGGATCTGGTGAAGCTGTGAGCGCGACGTTCAACCGGCAGCCTGAAGTCGTGATCGTGGACGACTTTCTCCCCGATCCGGAGCCGGCCCGAAAGCTCGCTCTCACGCTGACGTATGAGAAGATGGGCTCGGCCGGTAAGCGCTCCACCGAGACGTTCCGCCATCTCATCACTCCGGCTGTCTTCGAAGATCTCCTCCACCGCAAGCTCACGAAGCCGTGGGACCACTATCCCATCAACGGGCGCTTCCAGTTCTGCACCGCCGAAGACCCGCTCGTCTACCACGCCGACGAACAGTCTCACGCCGGCATCATCTTTCTCACGCCAGACGCACCGATCGAGTCGGGGCTCTCACTCGTTCGCAGTCGCGTGACCAGCGCGCGGGATTCAGCGAAGGACGTCAACACCGGCGCGACCTACAGCAACAACCTGCTCGACGGAACGAAGTGGGAGACGGTCGACAAGATCGGCAACATCTACAACCGCCTCGTACTCTGGAACGGCCGGCTCAACCACGCTCCGAGCTGCTACTTCGGCACGGAGTTATCGAACGCGCGGCTGTTCTGGATGTTCTTCTTCGACGCCGCGTAGGCGTAAACGGCCGAGCGCGAAGCAGCGCTTGTTCCCGTACAGCTCGTCATTGAGCAAGTTGCTGGTGTCGAAGGCAGCACGGCGCACGTCCGGATGCGCAAAGTCATCCCCCACGATCTGCGCGCTCGGCCACAGGAATGCTGACAGTAGGATGTCCCGCACCACCGTATCGTAGTCGTGCGCGCCATCCACATAGACGAGCGTCGGTTGAATGCCTTTCTGATATAGCGCCAACAGCCCAACACGCGAGTCGGCTTTCACTGGCGTGATGCGCTCACGGCTGTTCCAGCAGTTGACGACGAAAGTCTCCCACAGCGTCGGTAGCTTTGCGGCTAGCGCAGGATCGGTTCGATGCTCCCAGCTTCCCTGGAAGTGATCGATCGTGTACACGTGTCCCGTCTCGCCGACCTGCTCCGCCAGCCACAACGTGGACTCTCCGACCCACGCGCCGATCTCGACGACGACGTCACCAGAGCCGACGAAACAAGACAAGAACGCGCGGTTGCGATCGTCGAACCATCCCTCGCGCCGTGGGAGGACATCTGGGCGTTGCTCGGGCCAGCCGATCACGCGAAGAACTCCGACGGGCAGCGCCGCAGGCCGTTCGCATCGAACTCGCGTCCGACGAAGTTCTTGGTCACGCGCATGCCTTGAAGGGGGCCGTTCCCGACCATCGACGTTGACCCTACATGCTGTACGAGTCCCGGATTCACGATGCCGTACCGCCAGCGCCGTGTGATTGCCGCGTGGTGGAGCGCCTCATCGAATCCGCCTGGTGCGATCGACATCGCCTCCTCCTTGCACGCCGCCAGCTCACGCACGGACTGTCGCGAGAACTTGAGCGCCTGCGCCATCACGTAGCTGTGCGCGTGGTGGCGCCACAGGCCAATTGGCCATGTGCGGTCGATCCACGGAGAGAAGAACGTCACGAAGGCGAGATCGTCCGGCACAACGAAATCTTCGATGAAGCTCGGCGCGTTCTTGCTGAATTCGAGATCGTCTTCGAAGAAGCACAGGTCTTCGCCCACTCTGTCGGCGATCTTGAACGCCTCCCACGCTGTCCATTTGTTCTGTGGCGGTACGCACGGCCGCGGGTGGTACATGGCGGTCCAGCCCGCTGGCGGAAGCACGTCGACACCATCGACAAGCAGCACTCTTCGCCCGGTGGCACTCTCGTCGATCTGCCGAAGCGTGGACTCCGCGTAGGATGGCTCGCGCGCGCACGTCAGAACGACTATCACGTCGTAACACGCAGCGACGCTGTCACCATGAGTGAGGCGAGTGTGCTGGCGCCGGAGTCCCCGCGAAAGAACGCAAAGAATAGTCGTTCACCGGACGTGATGGTCTGTCCTGCGACGCTCGGCTCGATGATCACATCGAACACGGGTGACGCCGATGGGATGCTGATCGACCCGGAAGCCAGCTCAGTATAGTTTCCTGCAGTCGTGATGTCCGACGTCTTCCAGAGCTGGAAGAAGTACGTCATTGCTGTGGCGAAGACGAGTGGGACTGCGGCGACAACCTCGACCACGAACCCATCGAGATTCCCTACTGAAACACCAGAATCGCCTGGATCGAAGGTGAAGTATGGAATGTTCCGGTAGACTGTCGACGACGTTGAGGCAAAAGCGCCTACGGTATTGCCGCCGCCACCATAGATGCCAGCGACGAGCGGGATGTTACCTGCATTCCCTGGCGCGAAGATCGCGGTGATGTTGCCGCCGCTCACCGCGCCAGTGCCCAGCGTCGTGAGCGCTGACCAGTTGTAGCTGATGATAAGCCCTGACGGCGCCGGACCGCCCTGAAAGCCTTGTGCGCCTGTCGATCCCTGCGCTCCGGTATTTCCCGTCGCACCCTGAAATCCTGTAGTGCCGATGTGCCCCTGTGCACCTTGAGGACCAGTCGCACCAGTATCACCCTGTGGTCCCTGTGTCCCAGCGCCAGTCGCGCCTGTTGATCCCTGCGCGCCGGTTGCACCAGTTGCGCCCTGCAGACCAGTTGCGCCCTGCAGACCGATGGTACCGGTATCGCCCTGAAATCCCTGCGCGCCACGCGCCCCCTGAAAACCCTGCGGACCGGCAGGTCCCTGCGCGCCAGTTGACCCTTGCGCACCAGTCGACCCTTGCGCGCCAGCCGCTCCCTGGAAGCCCTGCGATCCCGTTGCGCCTTGCGCTCCAGATCCAGTTGCGCCTTGTGCTCCCTGAGATCCCTGCGCTCCGCCGGTCGGCCCCTGTGGACCAGATGCACCCTGTGCACCTTGTGCACCAGCGCCCGGCCCCTGCGTGCCCATTGCTCCCTGCGCGCCCTGGAAGCCGCTCCCCTGAAACCCTTGTGATCCCTGCGCTCCAGTCGATCCTTGCGGGCCGGCTTGTCCAGGTGCGCCCTGTACACCTTGCGCACCCTGAAAGCCTTGTACCCCCGTGGCGCCCTGCGAACCGGCTTGTCCGGGTGCGCCCTGTACGCCCTGTGCGCCTTGCGAACCCTGTACCCCCGTGGCGCCCTGTGCACCCTGCGAGCCACCGCCACCAGCAGGGAGAGATGTCGGGCCGCGCCAGCCATCGAACCCCCCTGACATATTTCCGCTGCCCACTCGGATCTGTCCTTTCGTCCGTCTTGGTCAGAAGCTCAAGTCGGCGAGGGCTCGGACAACGCGCGAAGCGTCTCCAATGAGCTGGTTGCTCTTCTCCATCTTGTCTGCCAGCTCGGCGAGTCGTCGCCTGCGTTCATCGCCTTCCAAGACTGAGAGAGCGCGTGCAGATTCTCTGCAATCAACACCAATTTCATTAATGGCGAGGGTGAAGGTTTGAATTGCAGACTCGACGGTGGGGGGTCCGCCAGGTTTGGTTGGCTCTTCGCTACCAAGCTCATGAGGTTTCTCCATCGTCGATGTTCTTCACTGCCCTTACGCTTTCACCGGCTGTGGCGGAGGGCGGCGCACAGACCGTGCCACGATACCGAGCACGAGAAGAATCGACACGCCACCCACGACGTACCAGACCCACTTGTTGTCGCCAGGGGTCGTGGCCGTCATGGCAGGCATGACACTCGGCGGTGGAGGGATGAACGTACTTCGCTTCTTGCTTCCGACCCATGGCGGGGGGACGGTTCCGCCGTGGGCCTCGACGTAGGACGTGATTTGTTGCGCCAGCTGATCGGCCTGCTTGCGCACAGCTGTGATCGCGAGTGGCGCCGGCAGCGGCCCGAGGTAGTTCGCGAACGCGAGGTTCACGGCCTTCACAGTCGCAGGACCGATGATCCCGTCCACCTTGAGCTTCGATAGCGCCGGATCGCCGCGCGAAGTGCCAAGCGCCTTGAGCGCGTTCTGCAGCAGCGCTGCCGGCGGCGCCTTCGATCGAGCGACCTGCCGCTGGATCACCTGCGCGTTCTTCTGTTCGAGCATCGCGAACTGCTCGGGGGTCGGTTGCCCGAAACCACTTCCGCTTATGGTGTACACCTCGGACATCACGGCAACTGTGGTTGTAGGCCGCCGGGGCATGAGACTGTTACGACCGCGACACCGGCTGCGACGCGCGCCCAGATGCGTGCGAGCGCCTCCTGTCGCACGAACTGCATCGACAATCCGTACTCTCCGTTCGAGAGTTCCGTACCAGCATTGTCTGCGAACGTGCGTATGACGATCGGCATCAACACCTGCCCGCCTGCCGAATCCTCTTCCGCGACCTCGCGGTGCCAGACGCCCGCAGGAGCCGAAGAGAACTCCATGTACCACTGGATCTGCGTCGGACCGCCTGAAGCTACGATGTCCCAATCGAACGTGAGCTGATTGGCTGCGATCATCACGGGCTGCGACGGCTGAAAAGAAGCAGTCAGCTTCGTGTTGAGGATGATGATGGCCACGAGATCGACGGTAGCACGACGCGGGGTGACCCTGCAAAACACGCCGTGCTGTACAAGACGCAGGGGGTGAAGTTGAGCCGGGCCCGCCGCGGGTGTAGGCTGGTCAGGTCGTGAAGCACCCAGTCCTAGTCGGCGCGGCCGTGGGCATAGTCGGGCTCGTCGCCTGGTGGAAGCGGCACGTGATCGCAGCGGCATACCAGCGGCTGCGTGGACGCGCGGCGATGCAAGGGTTTGGAGCTGGCCCGCTCATGACCGGACTGCCCGCGACCGCCGATCCGAGTGTCTGTGCCAAGCAGATCGAGCGGTACACATTCGCCGCGATGCAGGACCAGTCGCCGATCGTCGGGCTCACGCACGCGAGCTACGCGCTCATCCTGATGGATACGCTCGAAGAGATGATCGGCCGCCAGGCAATTGCAGCTGCCGGCTACGATCCGATCGCGGTTCGGCAGCTGATCAGGAAGCTCCAGGACGCCCACGCCGAGAAGCTCCAGGCTTGCGACCCGTACATGTCACAAGTGCTGGCGCTCAAGAAGGGCGCGGCGCTGCCTGGCTTCGTGATGAACGGCGCGATGGGCGCACCGACCGGGGCCTAGATGGCGTCGTTCAAAGAGGTTCGTGCTATGCAGCGAGAGGGCCGCAACCTAAAACGTCGCTACCTCGCTGCGACCGATCCTCGCACAGGTGTTCGCGACGCCGTCGGGTACGCCAACGACTGTGCATTCCAGAACCCTCCGCCACACGCAGATGCTGTTACACGCGAGCGCTGGGCCACGCGGTGGTTCACTGCCTTCTCACGAAAGACGTGTCCTCGATGAAGCTCAAGAAGCCGATCGTGTGTCCGTGGGGCGCCGTTTACGGCGGCAACCCCTCCTACGTCACTCCGCGTGGCCGCGCTGTCGTGATGTGCCGCAAGCGGCAGGCAGTCCGCTTCTACGACGCGAAGGGTAAGCAGGTCGGACCCGAGCAGCACAATGTCGTGCCGGCCGTCATGTACGCGAACTACAAGCGCTGGATTGACCCGGACAGCAAGATCCCCGAGTGGATGCAGCGTCAGGGGCACCGCGAGGCCAGAGCGAAGACGAAGCTGCTCGGCCGGCGCTAACGCGCGTGAGCAGCTGTCGTCGTCGTCGACGATGCTCGATCGCGGCGAGCTGTCGGAACGCACTCTTCGTTCATCTCTTGCCACGAGCGGTGTAGTGCGTGTAGCCGCATCGTCGTTTTGGCGAGACTGCCCAGTTTCTGTACGAGCTGTGGGTTTTGGACCTTCAGGTTTTCCATCGCTCTTCCTCCCGAAACTCCTCACCCTGTGTCCGCTCCGCGACTTGGCAAGAGGGGTTTTTGACAGCTCGACCGCTCGACCGCTACCATCACAGCATGAAGATCCTTCGTGGCTTCCTTTCGCTCATCGCCACCATCATCGCTCTTGTCGGCATCGGTGAAGCGACCACAGCACTGCACATCGGTCCCAGCCTCGTCGCTTTCATCCTGGCCGGCGGTGGTGTGCTCGGTGTGCTCGGCATCTCGCCAATCACCCTGAGCGTCGCGACGGCGAACCTGCTCTCGAAGCTCTCGATCTTCATCACGCTCGGCATGGGCACTTTCGCGTCCTACAGCGCTGGGCATGCAGCGTTCGCACCGAGCCACAGGGTCATCGTGACGATCATCCACGCGCTCGGCGTCGTCGGGACGCTCATGGCCATCGCTGGATCGACGCCGACACTCGCTCCAGCCCTGACGCCCCTGCCGCCCGCTCCCCCAGCTGAGCCGCCCAAGGCCGCGTGAAGATCGTAGACGCGCGCAGCGGGCGTCTCGTGCAGCTCCGCGAGATGGTGAAGAACGGCCCACGTCCTGACGACTGGTACACAATCATGGAGATGAAGTTCCGCACCCTGCTCACGCGCACAGCGCATGTCATCAAGCATGACGGTCGCCGCGAGCGCGTAGTCTGTCCTGTGAAGCTGTTACCTCAGCTCACGTTCGATTCGGATCTTCCTCCCCTCCTCGCAGCTGTCGTCTACCCGTCATGATCTGGCCAGCGTTGTCTCCGCTCATGCGCTCGCGCATTCGCTTGGTGGTCGTGGCCGCCGGGCTCATCCCGCTTGCCATCCTCGCGCGCATGGCCAGCAGCGGGAAGCTCCAGGAGCTGGTCCAACGGCTTGGGGCTCGTGCCTGGCGCGCGCACGACGACGCAAAGTTGCGCGAGCCCTAGCGTACCCACTTTCGCACGGTCATCACGATCGGCTCGACGTCCTCCGCTGGTACGCCAACACGCAGCAGCGCGAGCCTGAGTGCATGAGCCATGTCGGCGAGCCCCCGCGTGTGCCCAAGCGCGTAGCCCTGCTCGAAGTCGGGGAGCGGGAGGCCCCGCGGTGGCGTCGGGGGCCCGTGCGTGACGAGCGTGGGCCCCTCTGGCAGGAAGAAATCGTCGTCTGCGGGCACGCCAGGATTCTAGCGGCAGCCGCGCATCATGTCCTGCTGTCGAGCGAGAAGGTTCGCAGTCGGCATGCAGACCTTGTTCTTACAGCGCAGGAGCATCGAGCCGCGCGCTCTCGGCCGTCGATCCCATCACGGACGTCCCACAGGTTCGCACCGCTGCAGCCGTTGCGGGACGCCACGCTCATCGAGCGTGCGTACTTCGCAGCTTTCTTGAAGTGCGTGAAGCGTTATGATCCGCCACAGGCCGACACAAGAAACCTCCCTGTCTTGGCCATCAGCGTCTCCCCAGCAGCATGTCGAGCCGGCGCTCCATCACAGCGCGTGCGTCCTGGGCGTGCCGATGCATGTCGGCGCAGTGTCCGCGCTGGGCGGCTGCCTGTGCTGCGCGGAGCGAGCGCGAGATCGCAGCGTTCGTCTGCGAAGGAAGAGACTTGCGCACGCCGCGGTAGGTGGCCCCCGTGTCTTCGAGGATGGCGATGTTGCAGCGGCGGGGGAGGGGCATCATCGTCCTCCAGCTGCGGCGCGTTTCGTCAGGTAGTTGCAGCGCGACACTGCGATCGAAAGCCCGTCCGCGTTCTTCTTGTACGCGCTGTCTGAAGTGCTGTGCGTGACGCCGATCCTGAAAACCGTGTAGGATTTTCGGTCACGCTTGACCCAGCAAACCGGCGTCTCGAACACGATGTCGGATTCGCGGGTCGGCCCGCGCAGTCCGCTCTTGCGTCGCTTGGTCATCGTGGGAAGCTCACATGACAGCGGTTTCTGTACGCGCGGCGAACACGTGCGTACGTGCCTGCGCTCGGAACGAGCGGCGGATCGGCGATGCCGGATCGCATCTGGTTCGCGACCATTCCGTTGATCCTGTTCAGCTGATGAATCCATCCATGTGCCGCATGGCAATTCCCACGGCGAAGATCCTGCACGAGATTCTTCACAACGATGCGTGACTCTTTTTTGAGCCGCCGCACCTCCTGTGCACCGCCGGGAATAAATGGCCGCTTGGCCACGTCAGCACTTCACCTTCCATCCGGAATGAAGCGGGCGCTGCCAGTGTCGCTCGGCCTCTCCGCGTGTCGCCACGCGAACAGTGACGGCCGGGCCGACGCCACGCATGTCCTCCCGCGGCCGAACGATCACGCGGCGCGTACGGCGATCCGTAACGGCGTAGAGCACGTTCTTCGCGCCACCGTGCCAGCCCTGCGTCTCTGAGTAGCGAGGCAGCGTCGCACGAACCACACAACCCTTGCCGCGCTTGCCACCGCGGAAGTCAACGAAGGGGAAGTAGGGCGCCAGGCGCCAGTGCTTCTTTCGCTTGGCCATCAGCCTCTCCCCACGAGCTTGAGGTTCTTCGGATGCGTGCCGAACTCGGTACCGCGCACACGCAGGACGGCAAGTGGCATCGCAGTCTGTGCGCCACCGACGGCAGTGACACGCACGAGGCGCCCGCACGCGACCTTCGGCGTCTTGGCGCGTTCAGCCCATCTGGTGCCCTCTTTCATCCAGACGCGCGATCCCTTGGCGACGCAGTAGGTGAGCTTTTCGTTGGCCATCAGCGTCTCCTCCGCTTGCGTCCCGACAAGCCGTGCTGCTGCTTGTACATCGCCGTCGCCTTGGCTGGGCTCCAGGCGTACGCGTCGCTCCGCTGCGACATCGGCTTGAACGGCGTGCACGCTTTCTCGTGGCACTCAGCGACGGCCACGGCGGTCTTCGCCGTCACAGCGCGCACGACATGGCTGCCCGGTCCGCACGTGTCGGTCGCGAAGCGCTTGCTGCTCATCGCGCGCGCGAGCTTCATGGCGGCGCGGGGCGAGCGGATGTTGTCCTTCGAGCCGTCGCACCAGCGAACGCTGTAGGTGCCCTTGATGTAGGCCATCAGCAGCCCCCCATACGGCGCATCAGCTTGATCTGATGAGCGGCGGTGCTGCGCGCGTCGCAGATGGTGTCGGTGTAGTAGGTGCCCCGGAACCGACGCACCGGCGCCTTCGTGGTGACCACGAACTCCGCCCATTCGGTGTCCTTGTGGATCGACACCGAGCAGCGGCCGAAGCGAATGTTCTTGAGGCGACGCTTGGCCATCGTCACACCTTCAAGTCGAAGAGGCGTTTCGCACGGTCACACTGGAAAGCGCGTGCGGTCGCCGGCTCTCCTCGTCGCGCGTACTCCCGATCGCGCGTCGCTGCCTCACGCACCGCTGTTGCTCTGTTGTGCGTGCCGTACACAGTGCCACCGGGGCGCTCACCGCGCTTGCCGATGTGCCGCTCGTCGCCTGCGTAGTAGCCGACGACCATCCAGCACGAAGCTCCGCGCTTGGCCATCAGCGCCTCAGCCCGAGCTTCTTACCGAAGTGCGTCACCTTGCACTTCGTCTTGCGGCACGTCAGCAGCGTGAATTCGCCGCCGTGCTCGTTTTGGAGTGTCAGCGCGCTCGATCCGCGGCGCTTGGAGACTTCGCGCGCCGAATGCACGGCCTGAGCAAGATACTTCGTGCAGCGCATGAAGACGCCGTGCTTTTGCACCGTGTAGCTGCGAGATCTTCGGCCTTGCCAGTGGACGCAAAACTTGTCGGTGTCCTCGTGTGCCATCAGCGACGTCTCCGCTTGCGCTTCGCCCGCCCGAGGATCTGCATCGGTCGGCCTGGCTCCCAGATCATCCGCTTCGACATCGGATTGACCTTCTTGGCCGGCGGCTTCTTCTTGCCGAACGGCCACCAGCCGGCGACCGGCGCGGCCGCGGGAGCTGCGGGCTTGGGTGCGGCGGGGGCGGGAGCTGGCGCAGCCGGAGCGCCGTCGCGGAGGCTGCCACGTCGTCGCGAGCCAGCGAGCGCAGACTTCCTCTTTCGCGTGCCGCACAGTAGCGCCAGGATCTCGCGCGAGGTGTCGTCGACGTCGACTGGGCGCGAGGACCCTGTGCCGTGCTTGTTGAGCGCACGATGAATCTCGATGAACGGCTTGCCGTCATGATAAATCTCGCGGCTCCCGTACGGTGCTGTGAAACGACATGCACGGGCCATTAGCGACTCCTCTTGCGGCGCTTCGCCCCGTGCAGCTCGCGAATCGACGCCATCGCCTCAGGCGAGTAGTCCTTCTCATAGGCGACGAGCGGCCACGTGAAACGACACGCCTTCTGCGTGCTGCCGACGATGAAGGGCTTGTTGCCTTCGCCGTCGGACGACATGATTTGCAGCTGCGCGCCGAGCCCCTGCCCGCCGACGGGGCAGAGCCGGTACTCGCGCTGCTTCGTGATCCCAGGCCGCGTCACCAAGAGCTTGATGCACTCGGTGAGCTTGACCTTCGGTGCCTTGCTCCACTTGGTCATCGACGTCTCCTGCGCTTCGCGCCGTTGAAGAAGAGCAGCGAGCCAGGCGGAACGCCACGACCGGCCTTCGACGTCTCGCCGCCGCGGTGAAGCCACTGCGTGACGCGTGAGCGCGCACCTTCGGACACGTCGCAGAACGTCTCGTTGAACTTTGGGTGCTTCTTGCAGTTGCGCACGGCGATCCCGCGGCGCGCGGCCTCGCGCTTGGCGTTCTTCGGCGAGCCCTTGATGACGAGCCTCATCGACGTCTCCGCCCCAAGGAAACCCTGCGTGGGGGTCGAATTTTTCGAGACAACTCAGTGCACCCGCGCATGAGCAGCGCCTTTGCTGAGCGTGCCTTAGCCAGCGTCAGCGGTGCGAACACCGCGACGTAGTTCAGCGATCGACCGTCGCGCTTGTTGTAGAGAACCGCGTCGATCTTGCCCCCACGACCCGGCTCAAATCGAACGACGCACTTGGTAGTCATCTACCGGCGCCTCCGCTTGTGTGCTCCGGCGAGCCCCTGGTTCATCAACTCGCAGTGCTTGTTCGCCGCAGCAGCGGCAGCAGTGGGCGAGCGGAACAACTCACCGAAATCGCTCGTCGAGCCATCCTTGTGCAACCCCTGATGCAGCCCCGACCGCTTGGCGAGACCTTTCACATTCTCGAACCGCGCACGGTAGCCGCGGTGCCGGCCGTTCGGGTAGCTCGAACAGTCGATCGCGTAGTTGCCCTTCGCCCCGGTGTAGCCGTAGTTGTGCACGCGATCGGAGCAGGACGTGCCTGGACCGTACATGTCCCATTTCGTCACGCCGGGCAGGCAGCGCTTCGCCATCAGCGTCTCCTGCACTTCCCAACGAGTCCCCACAGCCGGGCGATCGTCTTCGGCTTCACACCAGCAGCCGTCGCTGCACCTCGCCGGCCGACCAACGGCACGAGCGCGTCGAAGCGCTTCTGCGCCGCGCTGCAGTCACCTGCGCGCACGAGTGCCTTGATCCGACGGATTGCCGTTGCGGCTGCATGGCGCATCAGCGCCCGCCCTTCGCGCGCGTGATCCCCTCGCCGCGCCTGCACCACCGGCGATCCTCATCACGCGGGCCCCTTGCCACGCGCTTGCGCGTCTCGCGCTTCATCGCGAGCACTTCGGTGAGAAGATCCAGATCGCGAGCCCCGTGGCAAGGAACGCACCGAAGAATGTGATCCCGCGGTTGCGCTCGATCAAGCACTCCTGGCGCTTCGCCATGCAGATGAGGTGCGTGAGCGCCACATCGTGCGGAACCGTCGGAGCAAGCTGCGTCGTGGTGTCGAGAGGAGCGGCGCCGAACGTCATGCAGATGAGCGTACCGCCACGGGGGCGTAACGGTCAAATCAGCGTCGGCGGCGACGGGGGCGGGCGCGGCCGAAGTTCGAGCAGCCTTCCTGAATGAGCACGCGCTCGGCGCCCTTTCGAGTGAACACGTGGATCCGCGTCGTCACGCGAGGACGACCTTGATGGATCACGACGGCGTCGTATCCAACGCGGCGCTTGTCGATGCGGCAGATCATGGTTCGCCTCCTACCCGTTCACGTCCGGCAGCACCATCGCACCGCCGGCAGCGAGCTTCACCAGCCGAGTCACGACTGGGAGCTTGCGCGCGATGTCGTGCGCGGTGAGTTTGCCGGTGCGCAGATCTGGCGGTGCGTCGTCCCAGCCATTGAACACGCCGTTCACAGCGTCGACGGTCGGCTGGTCGAGCACGCCGGTGGGGTGGACCGGCAATCCCATCTTTGCGAGCGTGAGCTGAATGGTCCTGATCGGACTGCCACTCGCGGCGCCGAGGCTGCCCTGCAGCACGCCGAAGATCATCGTCGCCCGATGACGCGCGCGCATCGCGCGAGGTCTTTGGCCGTCTCGACCATCCCACTCGCACGGAGGTCAGGGACGAGCGTGGTCTTCAGCCAGTTCGCATACCGAGCGCTCTTCTGCCCTGTACGCATCATCCGGCCGCAGTCGGCGACGTCCTTCGCTGTGTAGGTGTGCCCGCTGGCACGAAGATCTGGTGCGAGCGTCTCGATCATGAAGGTGGCGTGAGCTGCTGTACTGCCACCTCTGCCGCGTCTCGCCTTCATTTCGACGACTCCCCGCCTCCGCGACTCATCAGCCAGATCCCCGCAGCGACCATGCCCACCGAGATCAGCGTACCGACGACGTAGACCATCACGCTTGGCTTGTGCCCCTCGGGCAGCATTGACGGCCCAGCACCAGCGAACTGCGTCCCGTAGGAGTAGTTCTGCGGCACCATCGCCGACGGGCGCTCGACGTTCTGCGCTGCACCGGCGCCGCACGGGAGCATCGTCAGCTCGTGGGTGTGGCCGTCGGTCGGATCGGACTCGACCTTGAACGAGCGGATGTGGTGCCAGTGGCCCGAATCGAGATCGGTGTTCCCGTTCCCGAGCTTGTCGATCCACGCACCATGATGGTGCGCCGAATAGATGCGCCCCGCATCGTCCGTCGTCAGCTGACACGGATGCTGGGGCGGCATCGTCTTCGCGTACTTGACGGAATCCGGATCCGGATACCGTCGGCCGTGCTCCATGATCTACCAGCGCCCGAAGGCGGGAGCGGCCGGAGGCGGCGGAACATAGGCCGGCTGCCACCAGTGATGGCGACGATGCTCAAATCCCGGCTGCGTGCCGTACACCGGCGGACGGAACCCCGGATTGAAGCCCGGTCGAACACCACCGCGGTTGCCCCAGCGGTTGCCCCAGCCAGGGAAGCCGAGACCGGCCATTGCCGCCGCGTGATGGTGGTGATGGTGGTGGTGGCCGAGACCGGCCATTGCCTGCTGCTCTTCTGCCGCGATGGCCGCCGCGTGATGGTGGTGATGATGATGGCCGTGGTGCCCGAAGCCGCCCATCCCGCTGCCCGAGCCATACTCGACGCCGGAGTTCGGATCGGGAGTGTTCACGTTGCCCTGTGCGTCTTCGTACTTGGTAACACGGCCATTGCAGACCGTGACCTTGATGCCGTCCGCGCGCGGCGGATAGGTCTCGCAGCCGCCCGAAGCCGCGCGCGTATCGATCTCGGAGACCGTCTCCGGATTGATCAGACGCGAGAGCCAGTGTCGACGCTTGTGCGGACGGCCGAAGCCATGCGTCGCGGCCGGCATCGGTGCAGGCATCGGTGCGGGCGGCGGCATGTCAGGTGGCAGCGGTGCCGTCTGGAACGGCATCGAGCGATGGATGCGTGCTCCCGCATTGTGCACACCTGCGCGGATGTTCGACCCGCTCGGGCTCACGCCGGGAATCCATCCCGAGCGCATCACCATGTACGGATCGACATGGAAGTGCGCTTTCGTGCCTCCCGTCGAGCCGAATCCGGCGCCGCCGAAGCTGCCGTGCATGGCGGCGCTGGTCGGCGCGGACGAGGGAACCTGCGTCGCGGCGGCCGGTGCACCGTTCGGCGCTGGCGGCGCGGGCGGCGGCACCGGCGGAAGCATCTGCGGGCCCATCCCCGGCACGAGCGGCGGCCGGTACATCGGGTACGCTCGCATCCGGTTCGTCACCTCGGAGAAGGGCCAGATGTTTCCGCTGTAGAATGCCGTGTGCGGCAGCTTGGCGTGGGGCATTCCAGGCGCTTCGAAGGGGGTGCGCGTTTGTCCAAGAATCATGCTCGATTCACCTCGTTGGAAAAGAGCATACGGCCGAGGCGCAGCCGACGTCAAATCGGCTTCGGGGTCGCCTGCGCAGGCACACGCTGATGCGGCAGGCACATCTTCTTCTCACCGCCGCACTTCGAGCAGACGCGACGCCCACAGGTCTTTCCTGCAAGACGGCCGCGCAGCTCGAACGTGCACGTAGATGATGCGAGGTTGGAGCAGCTCCCAGTTTCACACTGGGGCTTGTCGCGCCCGAGATCGCAGACGAAGATCGAGATGCTCATCGAGCCGGCTTCAGCAGATCAGCGATGGCGTTCTTGACGCTGCTGATCTTCTGCTGCACGCCGAACGCCGCACGCATTCCTTGCAGCTGTGCGAACTTGTAGGCCCACTGGATCAGGCATGGCGCGGAGCAGAGATCGACACGGAGCATCTCTTCGCCCTTGCTGCCGTAGTGGATGACGGTAAAGCCACCCTGCCGAGCGTTGTTGCAGTTGCTGCAGACCATCGTCTTTACTCCAGGTGACGAAGATACCGCTCGTGCTCAGGCGCCTGCAACAGCAGATGCAAGGCGAGCATTTCCTCCGCGGCCGGTACGCTGTAGTCGTGCACGCAATAAGGCTGCTTCTCGTCGATGTCGTAGAGCTGCCGGCGCGTCTGTGCAAGCTGATCGCGTGCGTGCCTCGACGTCACGATGTACCGGTGCCCAGTACCCGCCCCTTCAGTCACGAAGGCGTTGCGCTTGCGGAAGTCGTTGCGCTGCTCGTCGTTCAAGAACGCGAACAGCACGTCCCTCGCGCGCAGCTCCGCCTTCATGAGATCCGGCTCTGGGCAGCCAAGCGTCGGCTTCGCAACAGTCGCGCCCTTGGCAGGAACTTTCGGTAGCGGAGCGGAGTCCTCCAGATCCCTGTTGGACACAGCCTCCAGCGCGCCGTGCCGAATCTCTTCGATCTTGCCGTCGCTGAACTGCACGAAGTCGACGGTCTGTCGCCCCGGCTTCAGTGCCTTTACGATGAACTTCTGGACCTTCGGCAGCTCAGTCGACAGGGCGAGGAACCCCTTCGTCAGGTCGTGCTCTGTGTCCTTCGCCCAGCCCTTCGTCACCGCGTGCGCGAAGAGGCTCTGCAGAACGCGACGCTCTGTCGGCGTCACGTTCTCCCACGAAAGGGTCGTCCCCACTCCCGAGCGTTCCAGTCTCAGATCCCCGTAGAAGCTGGGGATGTACCACAGTGTCGGCGTCGGTCTTGGCGTGTCCATTCGCGATCTCCTTGCGCAGCGTTTTGATTCGGGTGTCGATGTCATCTGTCGTCTCGCCGTCGAGTTTCAGCTCTCGGCGCACAGAGATCAGCTCACTCAGCTCGGCGGCTGGTGAGACGTCCCTGCGCTTGGTGGCCATCTCCTTGAGTGAGTCGATGAGCGTCCGGTACATCTCAGCCTGATCGCCGAAGCCGCGTCCGACCACCTGTCCGATGCCGCCATTCAGGACGATCCCGCCGTCGGAGTCGGTCAGCGCGTCGTAGTCGCTGAGTCGATTCGCACTGAACAGCTGGAAGTCCGTCGCCTGTCGCGCGATCGACTGGATTGCGCTGAAGCGTCCGCGCTCCTGCGACTCCGCAGCGCCCTTGATGAGCGCCGCGAAGTCGCTGAGGATGCGCGCGACGATGGTCTCGTCGAGCTTCATCACCTACTGACTCTGGCAGCCACGTGCGGCCAGACCTCGAAGCAGAGGGCCAGCAGCGCACACGCGAACGTGAGTCGGCCGATCTCGGACGCCTTCGGATTCGCCGCGAAGGCGTAGAGCAGAAGGCCGAGAACCGCGAGAACGAACAGGGACAGTGTGATGGTCATGTGGTGACTCCTTTGGCGCTGATGTAAGGCCGAATCAGACCTTCCGCCAGTCCGTGGCCACTGCGTGAGTGCCCCCCGGCAGCTCGTAGAGCTTGTAGTCGGCGAAGAGCGTGGGCTCGATGCGCTGCATCGCCAGGAAGATCCGTGTCGTCACCTCGCGAATCGGCACATCAGCGGCGCCGGCAGCGCGCATCTCACACACGTGCCGGAGCGCCCGAATGTTGCCCGAGAAGACGATGGGCGCCTCGGTCTCGTTGGGCAAGCAGCTCCGTGCCGCCTGGTTGACCTTCTTGCGCAGCTCCGTCTTCTTCTCGCCCGATAGCATCGGATCGAGGCCCTTCATCTGCTTCGCCGTGAGGATGCGCGCGATGTTGTTGTACTCGTCAGTCACGGCGTCGATGCGACGCAGGAACATTTGATGTAGCTCCTCGTCGTCCTGGTACTCAGGGCGCTCGACGAAACGAAGCACGTGTCCGTCGACATAGCGCTGCGACACCTGGGAGAAGGCGACGCCCGTCCGGTGGCGCACCAGCTCGTGCGTGAAGTCGCGCCCCGCCCCGTAGAGGAGCAGCGTGTACTGTGCGTGCTCCAGAACGGAGTTTCCGCTCCATACCGGAATCCCGTTCCGCCGCACGTATAGCGTGTTGTTCGGGACCTCTGCGCAGAACACATCACCCTCCCACTCATCGATCCAAGTGGAGCGTCCCACACTCCCACTCCACTTGTTGACTTCCGGCTTCAGCTCTCGCCGAATGACAGACAGCCTCGTGAGAGGTTTGTCCCCGTACGAAGTCGGACGCTCATCGGGTCCGTATGTGTAGCAAACATTCGCTGCCAGCCCGATATGCAAGCACAACTGCTGAAACTGTCCGACGAGCGTCGGGCTTGTCGTGTCGAACGTGTCGCCCGTCGATCCCGCGTGTCCATCGGCCTGCATCAAGCCACCGAACAACGCGTGCAGTCCTCGTGCCGACCAGCGTGTAAGGACTCCCGGAGGAATCTGACGCTCGCCGTTTCGCGCGTAGGTCGCAGCGAACATGTCTTGTAGCCGCGCCGGAAAGCTCACGCTGTACCGATCGTTGTCTGCATCGACGTCCAACGTGAATGTCGAATCGCCCGCACTCAAGCGAATGATGCGATCATGCAGCCACGCGATCTTCCTTTCGCGACGGAGATGGAAACGCACGCGGTTACCTCCCTCGTACGATCCGTCGCCGATCGCGAAACCGAGCAACGCTGCGACGTCATCATTCTCGTCGTGTTGAACCGGCTGAGTCCACAAACCGGACTTCGTATACGCGTGTGATCGAGCGCCGATTGTCTCAGCCGGAATCAGCTCAAACGCAGACTTAGTCCGGCCTTCGCGCGTGGTCGTAAGGCACGCCAGCATCTTGTGATCGGGCGTCACGAGAAGATCGACACCCCGAGCGTCCACACGGTACATGCGCCCCTTGTGATGATACGAGACGAGCCGTTCGGGACGGTGGTACTCGATCACACCATCCGCTCTGCGCGTCGCCAGCAGATCAGTGTCGATGACACTCGGCCACGCCTTCCAGCCCGCAGCTGTCAAAACGTCCGTATCGTCGTCATAGCAGCCGTGACCAGACGACAGGATGTTGTTGATGTACTTTTGAGCCTCGTTGTTCTTCGTGCGGTTGGGCCCGAAGCTCATGTAGCAGAGCTGTCCAGCAGCCTTGATCAGATCGGCGCCAGCCTCGTTGCCTGTTCCGACGTCCTCGTCATCGATGTAGCTGTCGAACTGCAGCTCCGCCGGAAACCCGTCGAGGAATCCGTGGAGCTGGTTGACATCGAACCGCGTGCGGGCCAGCAGCACGACGCCCGGCTGAACGAGATACGCCACCTGGTTCGCGGTGAACTGCGGCGTCGAATCGAAGCCGGGATAGTCCGCCTCGTAGCCGCCAAGCCGCGCGAACACCTCTTTCGGATCAACTTGCTTCAGGTCCATGTTCTGTCTCCTTGTCTGTCAGTTCGATTTCTGCCCACCCGTACACCCGCTCGTCTTGTCGACTCGGTTAGTTCCCGAGATGCACCCGCACTGCAAGCACACGTCCGTGCCGCGCAGCTGCCTCGTGTGATTCTGTCGGCGGCGGCACCGTGCAGTTGACGAAGTAGCGGGTCACGACGCTGCGAGCCACGCCTTCAGTTCGTCGATGCGCTCGAAGACTGGCATCCCGATGCGCTTCGCTTCCTTCAGCTCCCCCTCCGTCCCCTCCGAGCCCTCCCAGCCCGACACGAGGATGACGGCATCGCAGCGGCGCATCTGCTCCAGCGTGATCGCGTACCACGCCTCGTGGCTTAGCGTTCCAATGAACCAGGCGCCTGTGTTCGTGTGCGGGATGAGTGGCGCAGCACCGAGCTTGGCGACCTCAAGGCCGACTGCTGCTGCACGATCGATGTTGAGGCGGATCTTGTAGTGATCGTCGGCCATCAGCGCTCCGGCGACATAAATCATCCGATCTACATTCACGCTTCCACCCCGAGCGCAACCAGCACGTGCTTCCAGATCCGCTCCGTCACCTCCTCGACCGTCCCGACGCCGTCGACGGTGACCCACTCCTCCGGGTCATCTTCGGCGCCGGCCTCCCACAGCGTCTTGTAGTTCTGTCGAATGACCTTCTGCTTCTCGCGATCCTTCTCGTAGCGGTCGCGCATGGTGGGACGCCGACGAAGCGCTTCGTCCTCGGGCACGTCGATGAACACGTGCAGGCTCGGGTGCGGCAGCACCTCTTGCACACGCTGGAGCCAGTGCGCGTCGACTCCGTCAGCCTCGCCGAAGCAGATCGCGCTCGGGGTCCACCGATCGCAGATGACGACGCGCCCGGCGTAGATGTGCGCCTCGATGTCGAGCGCGGCGTCCATCTTGTCGGCGAGCATCAGGCACTGGAAGGCGAGGGGGTCTTCGGGGGCAGGTGCTTGCCGTGGTACGAGATGACCATCCATGTTCTCGAACACAGTCAGCATCAGCTCACTGTGCAGATGCCGCCTGATCGCATTGCCCACCGTCGTCTCGTAGCGGGGGAACGACAGCACCACCGCGTTGCGGCCGATCGAGTCGAACTTCTCGACTAGGCGCTTCGCCTGCGAGTTCTTCCCTGCTGCATCAAGTCCTTCGAGGCACATCAGCATTTTCTGCTTCCTTTTTTAGCGGGACAGTTTTCGTGTGTAACGCGCGGCCAGAACGTGAACGTCGATCTGCGTGCAGCCCACAGCGTCCTGTGCCTCGATGTACCCCTCCACGTCAGTGCCTTTCAGGTCAAGGACCCCTGTGCCTGACGAGTTCTTGGCGCTGAACAAGAACTCCGGCTCCAGCGGCCCCTCGATGATCATCTGCGCGACGCAGTAGCGGCACGCCCAGTTGGTCTTCTTGTGCTCGGGGCACTCCCAGTCCTGAAGCACGTGCGCGGGGATCGGCGTCACCTCGCCGCGACGCGCCTGCGCGATCCCCTCCCGCACAGCCTCGGGCAGCACACGGTCTTGCTCTGCCTCGAACCCCTCAGGCATTTCGCGTCCCGACAGGATATCCGTCGTCGACATGATCCTGTCGTCCAGCGTCTTGCCCCGCTTGCGGCGGGCAGCCTCGATCAGCTCGATGCGACCGCGCTCCTCTTTGGTCAGCTCGCGTGACACAGCTTCAACGTACTCTTTGTGTCGCTGCTCCTGCTCCACCTGCAGGCCGCCAATCGTGTTGTGCGCGAGGCAGAACCGATCGATGCCCACGAAGCACGGCAGGCCTACGCCGCCGCCCGCGAGACTCAGCCGGAGCGCGGTGATCTGCTCGATGCTGAGGCCCTGCGCCTTTGCACCGGTGCAGCCGAGCAGCTCGATGTCGTGCGCGATCTTGACACCGAGAGTACGGAGCAGCTCCCGGACAGGCTCACCTCCCTCGAACGGCATGTCTTCGATGGGGCGCTCCCCGAGCAAAGCGGTGGTCTGATCGTCCATCTATCGTCTCCTCTTTTTGTCACCGTAGCTGCCACTCGGCAGCTTGCGGCTGTGGTACGAGTGCGTATGCTCGATCGGCTCGGCAGTCGCGCGTCGTGCCGACTCGATCGTCTTCGTCAGGTAGTGCGCGCCGGCCTCATAGTATTTGAGAAGGCCGATCGGAAAACTGGCGAACAGAGCGGCGATTGCTTCGTCGGAACAGCCGGCCTTCACGAGCGCGCAGACGACGAGCCAGTCTGTCTCCGAGCGCGTCCCTTGCCCTTCGCTCAGGGCGTTCCGCTCGCCCGTGCAAATCGCGTAGCGCACCCCCTCGGGCACACTGTCCAAGATCTTCTGCATGTCCATCGGCTCTCCGACGGGCACAGGGATCCCTGCCTTGGGCGGTACCGCAGGGCCGGCACCGAGTCGATCGAGCGCGGCGTTGATCTGTTCGATCGTGTACGCGCGCTCCGGCGCCAGGGCTGTCAAGTAGCACGGTCGCGGCGGCGGGCTCTTCCAGTTATACGTGCCGGGCACGCGAAAGATGCGGTTCACGTTGAAGATTGCGTCGCTGCCTGTGAACCGACAGAGGCGCTGCCACACGACCTTGGCTTTCACAGGGTCGGCTGGCTCGGACAGGCGAAAGTACATGTGCACACCGCCGCCGCTGCACGACGTCGCGGTCGGGAGGATGCCGCCGATCCCGAGGCGCTTCTCGACCTCCTCGATCGGTGTCTTCTCGGGCTGGAGATCGAGACCGACCGTGCTCACGTAGGGGATGTCTGTCTCGAATGCCGACATCTGCGAGCGGGGGTTGAGCCCAACGTACACGCTGTGGCCCTTGATTGTCTCCTCGATGCAGTGCTCGGCAGCCAGCTCGGCGTAGAAGAAGTAGCTCTTGAACGCACGCTTCTTCGAAGGCATCGACGTGATCTCGATGAGCGCCTGTGCGTGCGGCGCCGGGTGGATGAGCGAGATGAGCGTCCGGGCGTGTGCAAGTTGGTCCTGCATCAGATCCTCCCGATGTACACAGCGGTCATGATCTTACTTCTCGTGGTGGCCGTATATATCCAGCGTCGGCCCTCTTCTTCGTCGGCGCGCACCGACGGCTCGATCACGACGAGTACATACGGATACTCCGAACCCTGTGACGAATGTGCCGTCAGACAGTACCCGAACTGCGCGTGCACGTGCGGTGCGAGCGAGTCCCCACCGTAGAGCGATTGTGCTCGCGCCCAGCGACTCGCAGCGATCTCGACCGCGCGCGGCCCGGCGCCGAGGCGTCCGTGCAGCTCTTCGACGGCGAGAGTCGCGAGCTTGTTGCTCTCACCAACGTGCGTACCGCCGAAGCGCGCGTACTCCTCGACGTTCTTGTACTTGTCGTAGATGCGCTCAGGCTGTTCGGGCGGTGCCGCCCAGCCTGTGAAGGGGAACGCCTCACCGTTCACGAGATCGGCCTCGTAGACGTTCTTCCGGCACATCAGAGGTTCACCCTTCTGCGGCATCTCGTCGTAGATCCCAAGAGAAACACGAAACATTGCATTGAGCTGGAAGCGCGTCGCGTTCCGGTGGCAGATGCACACGCCGCCTGCCTTGTACGTCTCGATGGCCACATGACCGAAGTTGCTCAGATCGACATGAGGTAGCTCGTGTAGCGCAGATAGCCCACGGCCTCCTCGCAACGCCATCGAGGCGCGAATGACAGGCGAGTCGAGGGCCTGACGGGTCACCTCGGTCATCTCGACGCGCTCGGCACCCAGCTCCTGTGCGAACTCGGGGCTCAGGATCGAGAACGGTGGGGCGCCGCGCTCCTGTACCGGCGGGAGTTGGAACGCATCGCCGACGCAGATGAGCCGCAGGTCGTGCTGCTCACACACGGAATAGACATCCCGCCAGATCTCGGCGGGTACCATTGACGCCTCGTCGAGCACGATGAGCCGCGACGCAGGCTTCTCGATCTCCTCGCTGTTGCGACGCACGAACTTCACGCCGCCAGTTTTGGGATCCTCGACGACTTTGTAGATCCAGCGATGGATCGTGCGTGCGTCGAGCCCTGTCGCCTCCCGGACGCGCAGGGCGCTCTTGCCAGTTGGCGTGATCACGAGCGGGGTACCAAACTCGTGCGCGAAGACCTTGACTATGGTTGTCTTTCCCACCCCTGAATAACCAGCTACGATCCCGCAGGCGTGCCCGCCGCTCGACATCACCCGACGGCCCATCGCCATCGCCTGCTCCTGCCCCTGCGTGAGCGCGAACGGGAGAACGGGGCGCGTTGGCGGCGAGGCAGGGACAGGGACAGGAGCAGCCTCGACAACTTCGACTGTCGCACGCCACACTCGCCGCTCGACCCGCTTGGCCAGCTCCGCGAAGCCCAGCTCGTGCATGCGGAAGATTGCGTTGCGCAGCTCATCACCGCGGAGCGCGTTCTGTGCAACCGCGTGGATGAGACCGTTCAGCTCGGCGCGCTTGATACTGTCGAGCGACGAGATCATCCGGTAGCTGTACATTGCGCGACACTGCAGATCGAGTGCAGTCTGTGCGTCGGTCAGGTCTTTGAGCACGAGCCCACAGGCGGCGCAGTTGGTTGAGACTGGAGTCTGTACGGCGCTCACCACTTCCTGCCCTTCCCTGTATCGAACACAGGCCCACGCACGTCGACGCCAGCCACGAGCCGCTCTTCGATCCCTGCGCGCACGAGTGCGTCGCCGACGTTCATCGTGATGATACCCTGCCGCTGGGCGAGCCCGAACGTGTGACGCGTTCCACTCTTACCCGCGCCCATATATCCGAACACGCAGTGCACGTCGTCGACAATCATCGCGTTTCGCGCGAGCAGGGGAAGTTGTGCTCCTGTACCTAACGGCGCCGAGTTGGCGATGGCCAGCTGCACATAACGAGCGTGGTCAGTTGGGCGAAAAGTGCAAATCTTGTTCTTGGGATGGATCGCCTGCGCCTCGAAGTTGGCCCACGGCAGGAACAGAATGACGCGCGCCGGGTCGACCGTGTTCGCACCGCGCGCCCACGCCTGATCGGCGCCGGGCGCGTTCCCAGAGACGATGCCGTACCCGGCCGAGACGAGTTTGGCAGCGGTCTCTTCCATCCACGTGAGGATCGGCGCGGGCGTGAGGCGAGAACCGACGCAGGCGATCGATCTGGTCATGAGGCTCCTTCATCGGCGAGTCGCGCGATCACGTCTGCGAAGAGTGTCCAGACGAGATTCACCACGTATCCTCTCGTCCACGGAACTCTGCTTCGTCGGCGACTTCTTCGATCTGCGCTTCGGATTCGTTCGTGGCCTGATCGGCAGCGTCTCGCGACTCGAACAGCTCCGCCTCGGGATGCTTCGTAGTCCAGCTCTTACCCGCCGTCAGGTACAACCACGTCTGGTCCATGGGCACGTACACTGCGAACCTCACGCGTCACTCCTCTTGATCCTGAAACCCTTCTCAGTCAGCGCCACGATGATCAGGACGACGTTCTTTCGAACTTCCGAGGTCTCGAACATCTCCTGACGCTCCCCATTGTCACCTGTGTTCCACCAAGCCGACGCGTCCGCCCACTGCTTGATGACCGTGACCGTGTCGAGATCATGCGCCCCGAGATCGAGATTGAACTCCTTGCCCGCCTGCTGGACAGTGACGAACAGCTTGCTGGGCAGCGGGCGGATGAAGATCTCGTCCGGTGTGAAGCCGAGCTTGCGGAACACTTCGTGCACGGCGAGCGCCTCACGAATGATCGGATGGGTCGGCGCGGTCACCCTGCACCTCCTGGTTGCGGCAGCCCTTCGACCTTGCCCAAGTCCTTCAAGATCTTTTGCCCCGCCGCGATCATGTCCTCGGCGTGGTGCTTGAGCGTCTGGACGTTCGCCGGGTCGAGCTGGTCGTGCGTGCGGCCCCAGATCACCAGCACCGACATGATGTTGTCGAGCCGACCAATCGTGAGGTCGAAGTCGTCCTGCTGTACCTGCTGTATCATTGCGACAGACTCCCTTCGCGCTGCATGACGCCCCAGTGCAGCTCAATTGGCGTGCTGTAGCCGAGTCGAGACGGATGGCGGGGAGCACCGGACTTTGTATGACCGATACAGAACACTTCAGCCTCGCGCACAGCGTACGCGATCCTGGGAAGCCGCTCGCGTACCAGCTTCGGTGGACCGCTGTCGCCCCACCCTGCGACAATACCTGTTGCGCCCACCGCGAGCTGCAGGATCCACTTGTCGTTGTCCGGCCCGACCGGATCGGCAGCCTGCTTCAATTCAGTTGGGTAGGTCGTCCTGAACGCGAACATGTTGACGACGTAGAGATCGCTGTAGCCCCACTTCGTAGCAAAACCAACGCACTTACGAATCGTCGTGTCGTCTTCAAGCGCATCCGCAGTCGATGGGTTGAGCATGATCCACAGGAGATAGCCTGGCCCATCGCGCCACTTTCGACGCAGCCAGTAGCGGTACAGTCCGTCGGGACTGATGAGAGCGGAACGTTCCATCACGGTCGGTAGCCTTTCTCAGGCGCCCGCCCCGACCCTTTGCACGTCGGGCACGTTGTGCTGTGCGGACCGTCAGCGTCATGATCGACGCGGTACTTGTCGCGATCGACGCTGCCCGAGCCTTTGCACTCGGTGCACGCCTTGCCGAACGTGGCGTCAAAGTTGTCGCGGTACTCTTTGGTCGCTGGCCTCGTGACGATCGCCATCAGGCTCTCCTCGGGTAGTGACCGGTGTTCCGGCGTGTGGTCTCACTGCTGTTCATGCGCTTCAGCTTCATGACGAACGTCGATCGCTTGAAGCCGAGCAGCGCAGCTGCCTCTTTCCTTACGTCGTCAACTGCAGCCAACGCCTCGCCGACGTATGCCTCTTCGATCGCAGCGAGGAACTCGGGTAGATCAATCGGCAGTGGCGGAAGCTGGATATCACGTACGACTGGCATCGACGCTCCTCGGCAAAGTGTTCTCGAACCGCTCATGCTGCTCGCCAACCAGCTCGAAGTCGGTGAGCGATCGGTCGTGTATTGTGTGCACACGCAGCGCGAGATTGTTGCCTGGCCCGAGCTGATGTGCGAGCCAGCCGACACATGGCAGCTCCTTGCCAAGCATCGTCTCGTGACAGGCCATCATCCGAAGTACCTTGCCCCCGAGTGCGAGCGCGATGCTGTTCGGATCGGTATGGTCGGCGAGCGTGTTCTTCAGGTTCGCATGCCGCACGGGGCAGTAACCGTTCGGGATGTCGTGGGGGTCGACGTCGACACGCCACGGACACTTTTTGCATTGGCGCCTCATCACACCACCGCCCAGTTCGGCCCGGCCTTGGGCTCAGCCGGGAACAACATGGCGCCCATCTTGCGCTCCATGCACTGACGCACGAGCCGCTTCACATCCTCTTTCTCGCGCTCCGCGCATTCGACCACGAGCTGATCGTGCCCGTTGATCAGCAGCCCGCGGTGGTTCGCGTAGTCGAATGGGTAGGCGCGCACGAGCTGACGAATCGATTCGTTCTGCATAGTTGCACAGGAGCCTTGAACATCATGGTTCGGCATCTCCGTCGGCTTCTCTCCGCCCACGAAGAACCGCTTGCGGCCCCCGATGCGCGTCGCGATCGATCCTGTGCTGCGCCAGCCGTAGATGAGCTTCTTCTTCCACTCAGGGATAGACGGGTGCAGGTTCCACCAGAGCGTGTAGAGACGCTGGACCTCCGCCAGCGTGATGCCAGGGAACATCGGGTTGAGGTTGTCGTCACGGAGCAGCGATAGCGTCTGGTAGATCTTCGGAGGCTCAGCGTCGTAGTTCAGCGCGTAGACGAAGCGCTTGATGAAGGTACGAATCCCTTTCGTCACCTGCTCGGGAGCACACTTGAACACGGTACAGGCGTTCGCGATGTGCACGTCGGGGCCGGTGCCGGCGTCGAAGGCGCGGAACGCTTCGATCAACGGCGCGTCATTCGCGAGCCAGGCGATCATCCGCAGCTCGACAGCCTGCATGTCGGCCGCGACCAGGACGTTGCCCGGCTTCGCCACGTACATCGCGCGCAGCGCATCGATGATGTTCTGTGCGTTGGGGTCGTTCGAGCCCCAGCGCCCCGAGCGCTTGCCAGGACGCCACACAGGTCGCACGCAGCCGTCGGTGTGAATCGTGGGGCCGCCTTCGAGCCTGCCCTCCACCACATGGCCCGTGTACGTGCCGAGGATCTTCTCGGCTTCGCGACAGCCGAGAAGCGCGTGGATGACCTTGCGTGCCCGGTCGTCGACACCGAGCGAGAGCAGGTCGATGAGCGTGCTCTCGTCAGTTGACGGGTCGCCACCGTCCGTGACGTGCTCATCTAGCATCGGCAGCCCGAGATCACGATAGAGCAGGGCCTGAACCTGCTTCGGTGAGTTCGGATTCACCTCGCGGCCAGCAACTTCATTCAGCTCACGCGCGAGCCGATCGGCCTTCTCCTGGTACTCGACAGCGAACTTCATCCGCGCAGCCTGATCGACGTAGAGCCCCATCGCCGACATGCTGCGGCCGATCTGGAACAGCTCCTTGTCGAGCGAGTAGATCGGCATCTGCTGCGCGGATACGAGGTTCGACTCGACGTACGGCATGCATGACCACGTCGTCGCGATGTCGAACGAGAGGTAGCGGTCGAGCACGCCATCGTCGCGGACGTTGGAATGTTTTACATCGTCCTTCCATCGCGGCGCGTCCGTGTAGATGCTCGCGAGGAAGTCCAAACCGTGTGGCAGCTCGGAGGTCTGTCCGATCTGATGGGCTATAAGTGAATCCGCGATTTTTTCGTCAGGCATTGGCATCCCGTGCCGGTAGAGGACCACGGAGTCGAAGACGATGCCGTTGTGCGTGTCGAGACGGGGCGCGCGCTGGAAGTAGGCGCCGATCGCTCGGGCCTGCTGCACGATCTCGTCCTGATGAAGCATGTACTGGCCGTGCACGGAGAGCGGGGAGTAGATCATCACCTCCCGCGCATTGCCGATGCCGATGCGCCGCAGGTTGCACGTCCAGGTGTCGACCCCGTCGGTCTCGACGTCGACAGCAGCGCGCTCGGTCTGTGTCGCCAGGAAGTTCTCGACCTCCGCCGCTGACCGCGGAACGAAGTACCAGGGGTCCTTCCATGTGCTGCCACCGCGGCTGATGCGCACGCCCTTCGCGACGTCAGCGTGGAAGATGCTCCGCATGACCCGACCCTCGTCGCGAAGCACAAACGCGGCGTGCGGCGTTGCTATCGCAGGCGTCCCGTTCGGGAGAACCGCCGGTGTGCCCCGGATCTGCATCACGCTCTGCTTGAGCCCCACAGCCTGTACCGCGGCGCCGCCCATCATGACCACGTACTGCAGGCCCTGCATCTCGCGTTCGAGCCGCGGGCGGCACAGATCGATGGGGGAGGGGAGCCCCTGCTTCTTGCACTGTTGCAGGAACGCTTTGAGCACGCCTGGGGGCTGGCACTGCATGGCATTAAGCAGGGCAACACGACTTATATCGACGCCTGCATTCTGGAGCGCTGTGCGGATCTCGCGGCCGGAAGCTCCGCAGAGGGTTCTGCCTTCAGCGACTTCTGTTGATCCAGGAGCTTCCGCGACCACCGCGAGCGTCGCCCCAGCCGGCCTAGTCGACGGCACGGGTCCACGAGCTGTATTTGCACACGGGCAAAGGTCGCAGCGTGCACCGAGCGCCATGGCTTCGTAGTGCTGTGGCCCTGGAACGTTGACTGCTACGACCGTCATGCCGCGCCTCGCAACGGACGCATCACGGCATCCGTGTTGGACCATCCCCATCGGTCGATTCGTGCAAGAATCGTTGATATGCCGATTCCGCGTCTCCTCGCCCACACCATCGCAGGCGCCTGTTCACCGTGAACAGTGAGGATCCTGTTGCTCGATCTGTTCAGGGACTGTTCAGCGTTCGTCGCCCAGCACACATTCCCCGGTACGTATCCGCGCTCGTTGTTCTTGCGTTCGAGCATGTACTTCGGCCCTGGAGCCTTCCCTACGTCACGCAAGAATCTGACAAACGATTTTCGCCAGACAGGTGCGACAGTTATCCCTCGTCCACCATAGCGTGGCCACTTCGATGCTTTCGGATTTGTGCAGCGGTTGATCATGCCAGACCAGGCACGATACTCCTTAGTCCTGTCGTACTTCCCACCCTGTCCATGCGCGTATCTAACTGCTTCTTTTCCTCGTCTTTTTCGCCAGCAGCCGCATGACACGATCAATTTAGCTAGTAGCTTGTCTGTTGCTACTGTCGTGACGTTTCCACACGCGCAGATGCATCTCCAACCAGCACGGTTGGGGGTTCGCGCGGGCTCCACTGCCGTCAGTCGGCCAAACCTATGACCGCGCAGATCATGCCGCCTGGCTCTCTGCGCGCTCATCGACGGCGCACCAACAACTTCGCCACGCAGCAGAGCGCACCGAACGCAAGCGCCGTGCTGCGGAGCTGCGGACTTGGTTCCGCCACCAGCACGATCACACACGCCAGCAGGATGGCGATGTTGAAGTGATCGCGCGTCCTCACCCTTCGGCTCCATCAATCGCTGCGAGCACGACGCAGGCACAGGCCATCCGGTGCCCATCGCTGCAGCGCTCTTTTTCCTCGCGTCGCAACCGCTCGATCTTATCAGCGCGAGCCGCCAGCTCCTCAGACAAATGCCGCCGCGATCCGGCCAGCACCTCTGCCGCTCGGCGAAGCAGTTGAATTGTCGAGGCACTGGCGGCGGTCGGCATCGCTATTTCGCCTTTCGCATTCTACGCACGGGGTGTTGTACCGAAGACATGGCCGGTCAATTTAATCAGCGCTGGCATCTATCCATTCAGCAACAGACGCTGTTGATCCGCGGCAAAAGTCACGTTCGTCAGTCCACGGTCGATGCACACTTGAAACAGGGCTGCTGCGGCAAGGCGGTACGTCGCGAGATCGATGCGACCTCGCATGAGCGCGTAGCGAAACAGAAGGAACGATGTCTTAGCTGCGTCGGCCGTGCAGTAGAGCTGGATCTTCGCGTGCTCGCCATTCGCATACATGGCCCTTACCTTGGTCCCATCGACCTCGCCCTTCGCAGGCAAGCCGATTACCTGAGCAAGTGCGTCGAGGCTGAAGCCAGTTCGTCCAAGCGCGCCGTACTCCGTGATCGCGTCGAACAGGTCTAGGTGGTGTTCCTCCGCGTAGCGCCTGCGATGTTGCACCGTATTCCAGTGCTGTGAAAGCCCCAACCGCAACGAGCGGAGGCCGAGCACAGGCACATCGAAGGTACGTCCGTTGAACGTCACGACGGTTCCCGGTATCTGCGCGAGCCACGCAGAGAAATCGTTGATGAGCTTCGGCTCATCGTCGTGACCGACGCAGCCGATGTGTTGCAGGTTCAGCGCATCATCGAAGAGCGCAAACCCGATCGCGATCACACGATGGGCGTATAGTGGCGGGAAGGGCTCCTTCGGCGGCTCGTTCGGATCGACCGGCTTCTTTCGCGAGCGCGACTTCTTCGCAGGCGTACCGACGGGTGGGATCACGATGCCGCTGTCAGTAGACGGCGTGGCGGCTGGGGCTCCGACAATGGTCAACTGTCCTGGCAGGGGCGCAGCGGGATTGGCCGGCGGCGGATCGACAGGCGGCGGGGTCCAAACTGACAGGTCGGGGATGGTTTCGATATCGAACACGAGATACGACATGGTCTTTAGCGTTCCTCCAGCATGAGTTTTTCGATCGCGAGCTTCAGCAGCTCATCGTCCGTGAGCTTCTTCTTCCCGCGCACATGCGCCTTGTAGCGCTTCTTGATCTCAGCGAGATCTCGCTGGACCAACCACTCCCGTTCACCCTCGTACGCCTGACACATCTCGCGCTCCTTCAAAGAGAACGCCCCGCGACGCAACACAGACAGCCATCAAGGTGGATAGCCTCCGATGTGTACGCTTCGCCTTATGCGCGCCGCGGGGCTAAAGAGCTATCGTTGCGGAACGGGAAACGAGCTGACGATGCCCGCCGCAGTCTGCGGCGGCGGGGCGCCGTTGGCAGCGACCGGCGGCGGGGCACCCATTCCAGGGAATGCCGCGAACGAGAACGGCTGGCCCGGTGCCGGCGGTGCGGCCGGATCGGTGACCGCCGCTGGTACCGTGGCGGGCGCGCCACCCATCGGGAACTGTCCCGGCGGCGGAGCGAACGTCTGCTGTACCGGAGGAGGCGCAAACGTCTGCTGCACGGGGGGTGGAGCGAACGCCTGCTGTACTGGAGGCGGAGCCGCGAAGGGCGCGCCTCCCGGCTGCGGCGTCGTCGCCGGACCTGGGCCGGGCTGCGCGATCGGCAGCGCAGCGCTCGGTGCGCCGGGCAGGCCCACCCCGAGCGCGAGCGTCGCAGGAGCCCCGGCCCCCGGCAGTCCAGGGAAGCCGCCTGGAACGCCGCCCGGCAGCGCGCCGACGTTACCGCCAGCTTGCATCGGCTTCGGCGCCCAGCGATGCCGATTGGTCCTGGTAGCCTCCTGCCACTCGGGGGCCGTCACCCACGCGTCGATGTCGGTCGACATGCGATCGTCCCGCATCGCGCGTTCCGTCTTCACGTAGACGAGCTGATTGGTGAACATGCCCGGCTGGTAGCGCATGCCCTGGCGCGCGCCGTCCAGCGTACCGGTGATCGAGCGCAAGAGCCCGCGCCAGATCCACCACACGTTGCCCTTCGCGGTGCGCGGGTCGGGCAGGAAGCGCGAGAGGATCTTGCCCCGCGCGTCCGGGTCCTGGACCTCCATCGTCAGGAAGATGCCCTGCGACTTGTTGGCGTCGTTGCGGCCCGACTCCTTGGTGATCTTCAGCTGGTAGTAGCCGTCCTGATCCAGAACGTCAGCTGCGTCAAACGGCTCCCAGCTCGGATCGGCGGGGATGTCGAGCACGAAGCCGGTCTGCGCTTGCATCGGTGCGGCGCCCATCATCGGGCCTCCGCCGGGAATTCCAAATCCTGGTGCGCTCATCTTTAGGTCTCCTCGTTCGATTGTTGGGTTGTTTCGGAAATCTTCGCCTCGTCCATCTTCTCAGCGATCTTCTTTTCTTCCTGCTCCTTGATCCATCTGCGGATCCCGGCACGACGCAGTTGGTCCAGCTCCAGCAGCTCGTTCATGTAGCTGCTACGTGCCTCAGCAAGAAAGTCATCCTCCGAGAGACCCTCCGAAACCGTGAGCATCGCTGCACGTTGGACAGCGTTTTCGATGCTCCGTTTCAGGACGGCCCGCGCCCTGTAGAAATTCTCAACGTGCTCAGGGACGTCCTGCTTCGGCTCAGTGCTCATGCTTCTTGTCCCTCACAACAGTCAAATTCGGCTTCGAGCACTCGTGCGTCTCAGCCTCCTCGATCACAGTGTCGACCACACCAGACACGGTATTGAACATGTCGTGCAGTTCCTCAGCCTGGATGCCGATGTAGCGCGCGACGGCGCAGATCAGTCCCATGCCCTGCAGCACGATCGTGTTCTCCAGTGCCAGTGCGACGCGCTCGTGCTTCTCGTCCTCTTTTTCTTCGTCTGTTGCCATCACAGCCCCCCGTACGGCGGTTGACGGGCCCGGAGGAACACACCGAGGTCAGCTGGCACGACGGCTTGACCCACACCCTCGCGATTCTTTGCCCACCAGAACCGCCAGTCCTGCGGCTGCCCGAACGTACCCAGGTCCGCAGGCCACTGCTCGCCACCGGTATAGTAGACCCGCATCGGTGTACGACCTGGCAGCGTAAGGTGATCAACGCGCAGCACAGTGTCGACGTGGCCGAAGAAATCACCTACGAGCGTCTTTGGCGACAGAGCGAACTTGCCCGGATAAAACACGCCGTCTTGCACTGCAGGCGGCAATGGATGCGCGATGAAGACGCTGTGGAGCCCCAAACTGCGGATGAACTCGCGCAACTGAAAGAGGCAGTTCCGGACCTGTACCGGGACCATGAACTTGTTCTTGTTCCCCTTGTGCTGATCCTCAGCTTCTTTGTAGATGTACGACGAGAATGGGCTCAGTCCGTCGATCACACAGGCGACGTAGTTCTGCTTGTGTTCGTACAGCCACGACAGCGCTTCGACCATCGCGCCCCACGACTTCACAGTCTGTCGCGGGTGATCGGGCACGGGGAATCCGCGCGCTGCGATGTTCTTGAGCGCACCGTCCTCGCACGGAATGAAGAAAGCGTTGCATCGGCCGTTCATCGTGAACGCGCGAGCAGCATCTGTCGTTTTTTCTGTACCGGGAGGGCCGTACATGATCACGCTTGCCGGGAGCGAGACAACATTTGCTTGTGCAGCGGCCCCGGTGACAATCTCGATCGGCATCAGCAGCTCCTCTCAGTTGTCATAGCCGCCAACACCAGGGAGAACGATTTCATCGGCGCGCGCATTCAGTACGTTCTGAGCGTCGTAGTGCATGTTGTCTGCAAGCCGATGAAACCCGTGACAATCGTGCGTGCCGCGATCGACCGCGATCCCAGCAGCCATCGACATCAATGACTCGACGACGGCAGCGTCGGGGCAGGTCGATCGCTTGATCGCGCGCCCGATCGCACGCAATAGCCGCTCATCTTCTGTGAGTCGCTTGGTCATCATGTCCTCTTGGCGTACTCGACGAGCCGGTGAAGCCCATCAGTACAGAGTGGGGTAAAGTCACAGGCGCCGTACTTCCTCATGCACGACTCCCACGAGCGCGGGCGATTCGTTGGGTCGGGAAAACGCTTTCGTACGGTGTTGATCTGCTCCAGGGCCCACGATGTGTCCTGCCCGAGGTGCGCGTAGGCTTCGTGGGAGATCGGAACCTCGAAGCGTCCGAAGCGCGGCTCGGGATACTCGCGTGACATCGCGTTGATGAAGACGCGGCTTACCGGATAGCCTGCCTGACGCGCGAGCGCGAGCTGGGTCAGCATCTGTCGGTCGGCGGCGTAGTGCTTGCCTGAGTGGTTCGAGATCTTCGAGCCCGTCTTGTGGTCGACGAGCCACAGCTCTTGCCCGCACTGCACGAGCATGTCGATGCGCGCCGTGTACGGCTCGACGCTGCCGTCGGGCATCTTGAACGACACCTCGAACTGATGCTCGACCAGCAGTGGCTTCCACGACGGGACGACGCCAGACGCGAGCAGCGGATCGTAGTGGGCCACGTACGCGTCGTAGATGCGTAGAGCCTCAGCTGCACAGTCGGGGCGGTCCTGCCCGCAGATCCAGATCGCCCAGCGCGCGTCGGGATAGACGAGCCAGTCCGGCTTCACGTCGAGTAACACACCGTAGCGGTAGGCGAGCCCCACGTGCACGAGCGTGCCGATCTTCGTTGCGTCCTTCTCGACGTTGGGACGAAGGTTCAGCTCGTAGCCGAACGCTTCGAGTTGGGCGCACGTGGAGAAGGCGCCGATCCTGTGAGGGCCCTGTTTGGAACTCCCGCCGGGCCAGACGACCCCGACGCTCGGCATCCCATAGTGGACGTCAGGCATCAGAGCGGCTTTCTACCAAGCGCCGACGGCCACCGATACGGAGGGGGACCTGACGCTGCGGGTTGTACCGGCGGCCCCGGATTGCCGATAAACCCAGGAAATTGCGCCGGCACAGCGGTGCCCACCGGCACAGGAGGCGATTCGGCCGATCTCCGCAGCTTCTCTGCTGCTGCGACCGCCGCCGCGGTCTCTGCCAACGCACCGATCAGTGCCAGATCAGACGGCGCGAGCATCAATTCAACCATGCCGCCACGCCCATACAGCTGAGCGCGCGCAGCGCCCTGCTCGTCACCAGGGGCGTCCCAGTGCTCGCTGTATTCGATCACGAACACAACGTCGTCGCGAGTGACGATGACTTTTTCAGCCACTGGCGCTCCAGCTCTGCAGCTTCGCGAACAGCGCGCCGACGATCTCCTCGTCGCTGCGCCCGCCCAGCAGCTTGACCATCTCGCTGGAGTCCTCCTGCGCACCGAGCGCCTGCTCGATCACAGGCAGCTTGGCGATCACGGTCTCGGCGATTCCTTCGTCTACGGTCCCTGTCGCGATGAAGTAGCGCACGAGCAGTCGTACGACCGAGTCGAATCGGTGGCCGCGCTTCTCGGCTTGCAGCATCTTCCACGGCTCGGGCACGAGGTCGGCGAAGATCATCAGGTGCGCGCCGACAAGCGAGAGCGCCACGCCCATCGAGTCGATCGTCGCCACGAAGCACGCTGGCGCCGAGGCTTCACGAAACTGCTGCGACTGCGCGTAGCGGCCGTCGGGCGACAGATCGCCGTGCACGCAGAACACGGTGCAGTCGACACGCTTGCGGATGTCCTTCGCGATGGCGTCCGCCTGCGCCCGCATGTAGACGAACACGATCACCTTCTGCTTCGATTCGAGCGCCTCGACCGCGGCGTTCACGACGGCCGGCCGCTTGGCGTTCGCTGTGGCGCGGAGCCCGCTCATCACAGCTTGCTTCTTGTCGAGCGCCTGGAGCCCTTCGTGCACTGTCGGCGCCGAAACCTCGACGTCGACCTGCACGACCTCGCGGCGCTTCTCGGGCAGCTGCAGATGAACCATTTCCGCGGTGCGGCCCAGCATGAAATAGCCAAGACGCGCCTTCAGCTCCTCGATCTGCGACGAGCCCTTGTCGGTCCAGCCGTACGCGCCCTGCACAGCACCGGCGTACGATTTTGCCCACGTCCAGTAGGAGTAGCCGAAGAGTCCGTCGCTCATGACGTCGACGAGCGAGTAGAGATCACGTACGTGGTTCGGCATCGGTGTGCCGGTCAGCTCCCAGACGACAGGCACACCCTTGCACACGAGCTTTGCTGTTTTCGTCCGCCGCGATGATCGCCCACGCAGCACGTGCGCTTCGTCGAAGATCGTGATCAGGAACCGGCCGCTCAGCGCCTGCCACCAGCCGGGCAGGTGGGGGACATCGTAGACGACACCCGCCGCGTCGCGCTTCTGCCCGCCGTAGAGGATGTCGTAGTTGCAGATTACGTAGCGCTCGGTGAGCTGGTCGGGGTCGGGGCGCAGCGTGTCGAGCACGACTGAGTCGGCGCCGATCCACTTTTTCAGCTCGGCCTGCCAATGACGCTTCGCGAGAGCGGGGCAGACGATCAGGCAAACGGGTGTCCGTGGGCTCGGGATCGCTGCCATCGACAGCCGCGCCTCGGCCGCCGCGATGGCCTGGGGAGTCTTGCCCACGCCCATTTGGTCTGCCAGCAGCGCGTAATCCCGCTCGGCGAGAAAGGCCGCGCCCTCCTGCTGAAACTCCGCGAGCCCGACCTGCTTCCCTGCCCAGATCGCTCGTTCGCGCGCTCCAGGAACGCCTGGCCACATCGATGGTTGGCGCTGCGGCCTGCCCATCACGCGCTCGACAAGCCACGCTGCATCCACAGCGCATTGTGTGTTCCCCTGCTTGGTGACCACTATTCCTGGTGCGTGCCACTCGTCGACCCGACCAGTGAAGGTGTACGGGCGGGCGCCGCGGGCATGGAGCGAGGGCTGGAGAATCGCGCGAGGCGGGGGCGGCGCCGAGATCGGAAACGGGATAACGTTCGACACGCTCACGCCGAGATCCCCTTTCGGGCACGCAGGCGCGTCGAGTGTCCATCTGTCAGCAGGCCGTCCATGGCGAAGCGTACGGCCAGCGATTTAGCCCCTGGCGATCTCAGCCGTCAAGTTTTTTTGCGAATAATTTTTTCATCTGCTGAAAGAGCCAAACTTGCCAGCGCGACCACAAGTCTGATAGATCGGTCGTCCCGTTCGCGATGCTCCCACCGCACGTCAGCGACGCACTTCCGCAGCAGTCAGCGTTCCTGCGCGGATACGCTGACTACGCGTCCGCTACAAGCGACGCGCCGGAGATCTACCACGTAGGTGTCGGTCTCACGATTCTGTCCGGCGCCATCGCGAAACGGCTGGCGTGTCCGTACATGGCCGGCGGCGAGCTGGTCCCGAACTTGTACACGCTGCTCATTGGCGCGAGCCGGAGCGGCCGCAAGACATCGAGCGTCGACACGGGGATCAAGCTCTTGATGCGTGCCGCACCCGAGACAGTCATCCCGATTCCTGGCAGCTACGAGGAGATGATCTCGCAGATTCGGCAGACGCCGTCGGGACTGCTCACGTATCGCGAGTTCGGGCACTTCCTCAAGACCACGCAACGCGGGTACGGCGAGCAGATCCGCACAGCGTTGATGGATCTCTACGACCACCCAGTTGATCGGGCCTACACACGCAACCTCCGCAAGGGCAAGACAGTGATCGAACCGCCGATCTGCTTGTCGCTCTTGAGCACGTGCTCCACCGACTTGTTGTTTTCAAATTCCGACACCGAAGAGTGGCAGGGCGGCTTCTTCGGCCGGATGGTCATGCTCTACGGCGACCGCGAAGTCTTCCGCATGCCGAACGTGTGGGACGCCGCGCGCGACCATCTGACCGCGGTCCTGCACCAGCTCATTCACATGCCGATGGGTCGCTGTGCTGGCTTCTCGCAGTATGCCTGGATCGAGTTCGAGCGGTGGGCACGGTACCGGGACTCCACGGCGGTGCAGTTCCCGGAGCGCGTGCAGACCTTCGTCTCGGGCTCGGGCACGCTCGCCGCGAAGGTCGCGCTCTTGTACGCCGCCGACATGGGAGAGGCTGCGTACGACGGCTGGAGCATTTCTTTGGAGGCGATGCGCCGGGCGATCTTGTTCTGCGAGAACCTCTACCTCCCGAGCATCAAGCACCTGGGCGACACGCTGGCGTTGGGGATCTGGGAGCGTGACCGCCAGAAGATCCTCACGATCATCGAGAGCAAGGGCAACGCAGGCGCTGCACAGAAGGAGATTCTGAAGCGCGCCAAGGTCTCGTTGCAACTGTTCGAGGAGGTCGTCAACACGCTCAAGGCCGAGGGCACGATCGCACAGGTGAACGGCGTGAAGGACACAGTGTACAAGCGTGTCTTCGAGGGTGGCAGCTCGGGGCGCCCCAATCTCACCGTCGTGCCGATGAACCCGGCAGGGACGCCGTGAACAAAAAAGTTCGCTTCACGTACGTTACAGGAGTCAACCCTCACATCATCGCTACCCCTGTGGAGACGGAGGTCCCACTCTGGACGCTCTCTGCTCTACGCGAAGGGATCGACTACATTCTCGGCACACACGCAGCCGACAGCGATGAGGCCAAGGCGCTGCTCGCGGCGTACAGGTTGGCGGAGTCGGCAAAGTGACCAGGGCCATGCCTACAGGCGGTACAGCGATCACGCACGTAGTGAAGTGGTGGGATCACACGTCGTTGTCGACGAGCGCCGCCCATGTGGATCTCTTTCGTGGTCACGTTAAGGCTGACGCCAGGCTAGTCAGCATGGGCCAGTTCAGTGTCGACGACGAGGAGTCGCAGAACATGGGCAGGCTCTTAACCATGTCGACCGAGGGCGTAGTATGGATTCGCGGTCGGTTCGAGGACCACAGTCCCGACGGGCAGGCACTGCTCGCGGCCTATAGGCTATGGGCGAGTGCCGTATGAAGGTCACACCCGGTGATGCGATCACGTACGTCTACGAGGGCGACTTCGTCTTCGTCGTCCGATCGTTCGTTACCGGCGGGCTGAGGGACGGCGACGAACAGTTCCTGACGACAAACACAGCGCATAATTCGCTCCTCAGCATGCGCGATGAGGGAACCCGCTGGATCCGTCGCCACTACGACGACAACAGCGAGGAGGTCGCAGCGCTGCTCGCCGCCTACCGGCTCACAGCGAGCCATTCCTTCACAATCACGCTGACACCGACATGATCCGCCCCAACCACCGCCGCCGCTTCCTTGTCACGCGCACATTCGCAGAGGCCGCAGTCGATATCGTCGCGGCGCACTTCGGGGTCACCGCCCAAGCAATTCGAGGTCCGCGGCGCTGCCGCGCGATCTCGCGCACGCGGGCGGTCGCGGCCTACGTGCTCCGCAACGCAACACCGTTCAGCTACCCCGAGATCGGCGTCATGCTCGGAGGCAAGGATCACAGCGCCGTGATGAGCATGTGCCGACGGATTGAGATGGCGCTCGAAGTAGACAGTGTCCTGCGATGGGACCTGCTGCAGATCGCTCAGCTACTCGCCGAGCGCAAGCAGATCAGGCTCTCGTCCGACACAGGGGTCGACCCTGCAAAGCTGCTTTCGCCGACGTAGCCCGTTTGCGCTGCTTGCCCCGCTTCCCGCGCGGCACAGTCACCGTCGCTTCGTGGTGGTGTGGCGCCTCGAAGTCGAAGCCTGGCCCAAGCGCGCGAGCAACAACGTACTGCGCGTTCTTGTAGCCGACGAACGGCGTGAGCAGCGCGCGCACGTACCAGCCAACCCATGCGCCACCGTACGTCGGCCCGAGCCCGGTAGGGATCAGCGCGTCGGCTTCGCCGAGCGTCTTAAGCACGACCTGCCACTTCCTCATCGCTCGCTGCGACGCGCACGACGACCGCACCAGCTTCGCCGAGCCCGCGGATGTGCGGCTTGATCCACTGCTGTCGATGCTCCTTGTGCCCGACACCGCACGCCTGGTTCCGCCAGTGGCCGATCACCCAGTGGGCCTTCTTGTGCTTGCCCGGCGTCGCGAAGATGCGCTCAGCGGCCTCGCGCAGATAGCGCGGCGGCGCGACGTGGAACTTGATCGTGCGAACCTTCGGCGCGCGTCCCTCGTGCTCATCACGCTTCTCGGCGTCGCGCTGCTGGTTGGCGTGCTTCGGGTCGGCGTCGGTGACCGGGATGCGCGTCTCGGCTTTCGGGTTGAGCCCACGCTCGACAAGCATCTGGGTGACGATCTCGACGACGCGCTTCTCGTCAGCTGTTGGCTCGAAGGCGTGATCCGTCACCGCGTCCACAACTGCGCGGGTCTTCTCGTCGACGACGCCTTGTGCGAGCTTGTCGAGTGCTGCATCGCCAAGAGAGTCAGCAACACGATCGATGACCTGCTGAGACGGTCTCACGCGCGCTGAGACCCAGGCACAGCCTTCAACCACACTAAACACGGTCTCCTTGAATTCGATCGTGTACGACGCGAACGGCACGCCTGGCGGGCAGGGCGTATCTGCAAGCGGTTCCGATGAAGTCAACTCGCGCGACGCTTCGAGAATGCGTAGCAGCTCCCCGTGGCCATCGAGCACATGCTGATGCGATTCGTTGATCTGCTTGAATGCCGTCAAGAATGCGCGTGCCACCTGCAGCGCGACGTCGCGGATATCCTTCTTTGTATCGGCCATTCCGCTGGCCACTTTTCGCTCGTAGTGTTTGATGTTCTCGCGCACGTCTTTTCTGAGCAGTCCCAGGTCGTGCTCACTGACCTCTACAGTCTCCGTCAGCTCAAGCACCAGCTTCTGCGCCTCAACAATCTGTTCTGGCGTGGTGTCCTCAGAGGCGTCAACCGACAGTGCCTGAATGCGCGCGACAGCTGCAGCAGCCTTGGCTGAGCGTGTTCTGGCGTCCATCGCACGCAATCTCTGCGGTTGGACGAACACGTCCCATTCTTTGTCCATCTCCACATATTCGTCTGGTCGTCGAGCACGCTCTTCAGCAGTCACATCGATAACAACGTTTGCGAGCGTATCGGAATGCCCTGCGATTACCTCCCACCACTTCTCGATCTTGGCAAACACGTCTGCCACGACGATAGACATCGCTCGGAACGCCGCCCAGTCGGGCGGCCGAAGCCACCGCTTCCACGTGAGCACCTGCGTCTCGGACGGGATCGCGGCGAAGATCCGAAAGTCATCCGCGCCACGAACGATGAAGCGGTGCTTGATCATGGCTTAGTCAGGCCACGCAGTCTCGCCACTGTCGAAGAGCTTGAACTTCGCCGCGACGATCTCGCGGAAGTCCTGATCCTCGTTGAGCGACGGATCGCCGTACAGCTTCACACCGCTCGTGCGCGGATCGCGCCCGATGATGATGATGGCCGGCACGCCCATCTTCTGAGCGAGCACGCCGATCTGCTGCACGAGAGCATCGAGGGTGGGAGCTGAGACAGGAGCCGGCGCCCTGGTTCGGTCTGGGTTTGAGATTGCCATGGAGCGGAGTTTACCTGGAGTGGGTTGGGGTTTCTAGAGCACGATTGCGTGGCGCTGCGGAGCGACGTACGCCTTCCCGACGGCCTGGAAGGCTGTCTCGCTACGTCCTGCAGCTGGACCGACATCGACGATGAGCACCTGATCTTCGTCGTGGTTGATGATTGGCGTCAGCGCAGCCAGCATCTCGATTCGTTCCAGAGCTGACAGCTCAACAATCGCTACGATCGAGGACCGACCTATCTTCGCGACGCTCAGCGAAGTGACCAACACAATCCGCCCCCTCTCACGATCGCCACACTAGAGTCGCGCCTCTAGCGGTTTACGATCACCGTCTGGTGACCACACAATCCGCCCCCTCTCACGATCGCCACCTCTATTCATGCTTGACACATATCGGTAGCCAGATAGTGACCACACAATCCGCTCCCTCTCACGATCGCCACTGACCAAGCCCCCGAGCGAAGTGGATTCCGTCCTCTTGTGACCACACAATCCGCCCCCTCTCACGATCGCCACGCGTGCCGCTCTGGGCGGTTACTCCTCGACTTGCCCGTGACCACACAATCCGCCCCCTCTCACGATCGCCACATTGGTTCTCGCGGATATCACGGTCGCCCATCGAGTTCGTGACCACACAATCCGCCCCCCCTCACGATCGCCACAGCTAGAGGGTGTCACGGTCACGCACGCGCCCCGCACCCGGTGACCACACAATCCGCCCCCTCTCACGATCGCCACTTCGCAAGCCGTCTGGCGGCCCGGATGGGTCCCAGCTGTGACCACACAATCCGCCCCCTCTCACGATCGCCACCGCCCTCGGTGATCGCGCTGTGCTTTCGCGTGGTTGCGGTCCGGTTTGCGAGCGTCCCCAGTAGTACCATTGCCGCTGGCCCGTAAACCGGCGATTCCATTGGATCGTGTTCTGTTCACCACCTCGGCGCTCGTTGAGAGAGTTCGGATAGCGTGGCGGGGATGCCCCGCCTCCGGTTGGATCGCAGCTTGCGCCACGTCCGTCTCGATAACGGATTGCTCCGCTATCGCCCGGTTGTCAGGGCCGAGAGCGCTTATTGGGCTTTCGCCCTCATCGCCATCCGGGCTCGCCGACGAAGCCATACGGGCTTTCGCCGTCGAGTGATCCGATTCCGCTGACCGTTGAATGGGATTGCTCCCACTTTCCGACGGAGAGTCCCCCCGCCGGTCCCGCCCCGAGATGTTCTTCGGGACAAAATCTTCTGGATCGTACTGGCGCAGGTTCTCAGCCGAGTTCGCTTCTCGGTCGATTCGCGCTCCACACGCCGGACACGAGAACCCTGAATAGCCTGGGTCGGTCTCGCGCACGCCTCCACAGTTTGAGCAGCGCCGCGTGCTTGGATAGTTCGACGGGGCGATGACAGTCTCGCCCCCGTTCCATTTCTGCTTGTACTCGATCTGGCGCCGCACCTCGAACATCGCCGCCTGCGCGACGCCTGGTGCGAGGGCGTTCCGCTTTCGCAGCTCGACGCCCTCCTTGCCCGCGCGCTGAATCATCCCCTGCACTCGCGAGTCACGCAGCACCAGTACACCTGCGTCGGCCTTGCGCACGATGCGTGTCGTCGCCTGGTGGATCGCATCCTTTCGCATATCAGCGATGCGCACATGGATCTTCTGTACTCGCTGTACGCATTCGTGCCAGCCGCGAGATTGGTCGCGTGACTTCTTTCCCTTCACGTGTCGTCGAGCCATCCGTCGCGACCAAAGCGCGAGCTTACGTTTCTCTTGCGCGAGATGCGGCAGGTCTCGAATCGGGACACCGACCATCCCCGACTCGGTCACGACTGTGAGCACACGGACACCGACCTCGACGCCAGCACGAGCGAGCTGCGGGAAGTTCTCCTCGCGTTCCTCTTCGAGCTGCACGGCTGCATACCAGTCGTCTGCGACCTTTCGAACAGCGAGACCGCGGTAGTTCGCGCCGAGTGGGATCTTGCCCCGATGGTCCCACGAGATTCGAATATCACCGACGCCTGCTACAGAGAGCCGATCCGACAACCCTTTCGAACCAACAGCAGCGAGCTTCACGGCCTGCGGCTGCGCAACACGGAAGCCCCTCCCCGAAGGCTCCTCTCGCCCGCGATACTGAGGCTCCCCGAGCTGACAGTGACCATCTCGCGCCGGCCGACACTCACCGTGATTTCCGCGCCCATGCGCTTTCAATTTGCGGAAGAAGTGCTTGTAGGCGTCGCCGAGATCGTGCAGTGCCTCGCGAACAACATAGGACGACACTTCTTTGAGCCAGGCGGTCGCCGGGTCTTTCTTGATCTGCGTGAGCTGCTTGTGCAGCGCCATCCATGAAGGCATCTCGCGAGCCGACTTCCACTTCAACAGCGCCTCGCCGAATGCACGAGTTGTTGGATCGGACACGACGCTCAGTTGTGCGGCCCACGCATCACGCTCGGCACTCACTCTCGTGTACTGTGCGCGCCACGCAGTGAGCCCCCAGTTGTAAACAAATCTGGCCGCTCCTGTTTGGCGGGAGAGCCGCTTTCGCTGCTCCACAGTGGGATCGAGCTTGACTCGATAGGCGCGCAGGATCTTCATCGCTGCACCGCGAACCGGCCGTGAAGACACGTTCGGAGGTCAGCAGCGATCTTTTCAGCTTTGGTTAGCCCGACGACATCGATCAGCGCAACACGCCCGCGCGTCGCGCTGACGACCATTACGCCGGTGAGCGTGGGATGCGGCTTTAGCACTCTTCCCATCTAAACAAGTTCCAGTAGTTACTCCAGTATCACGCTGCTACGATGCTGGCGAGCTGCTTTTCAGCCAACTGAGCGCAGCGGCAATGGCGCTGTTCGCCACTTCGCGCGCCCCCGCGTGTGCCAGCCCTGGATCCTGGTTCGTTATCGCCACCCCGTGCAGCAGGATCAGCAGGTCCACGAGTACCTTCTCACGCACCTCTACAGGCGCCGCGCCGACTGCAGCCATCACCTCATCGCGGACCTTCGCGATCTGGGCTTCGATCGGCTCCATCGTCAGACCTTCACGAGCGGCTTCGGTGGGGTGTGCGCGATGGCCGTGCCGACAACGGCGTTCGCAACGACCCTGTGTGCCTGCTTGACCTCCTCGGGCAGCTCGTCCCACGGCACGGACTTTTGTTGTTCGTTCTCGTAGATGGCACACGGGTGGAGCGAGCAGCGATCCATCACCTTGTCCAGCTCGTCGCCCTGCTGGGTGAACCGAAAGGCGTGGAGCGCGACCGCCGCCATTTCGAGTGCGCCATCCTTGATCGACAGCGCGTTGCGTGCAGTCGCTTCAGCGTCAGGATGGTTCGTCGCGACTCCCATCTGCGTGCCCTGCAGGAACACGACGAACGCCTTCGCGCCCTTCCCCATCATCGCGGTGAGGAAGCTCTGGACGAGGTTCTGTACTGGGACCATTGACGGATCGATGACGGTCACTTTTTCACCTTTTTCGCTAGCTCGATGACCGCGTAGGCGACCACAGCCTCCTTCGTGGCGGTCTCGTCGCTGTTGCGGCCGATCGCCGCCCAGCCAAGGCGAGCAATCTGCCCCACGAGCTTTTCGAGTGTGTCGTACGCCTCGGCGCGCAGCTTCACGGTGACGGATGGCTTTGTTGCCGTGGCCATTTAGGCTGCCTTCTTCGCCTTCGCGCGGCGAGCTTCGCGCCATTTGGCGACCGTGGTCTTGGGCGTGTCCTTGTGCTTCTTGCACAGCATGGCGAACACAGGTGCGCTGCGTTCTTTGCAGCCAGGCGCCGGGCAGAGCTGGATGGGACCCTTCTTACGCGCTTTCTTCAGCGGCAGCGCCGTCAGCTGCAGAGGAAACGGAGACTTCGGCGGGCGACCGGGGCCGCGATGGGACGCAGGTACCGTCGCGCCGCCGTCGCCGAGCACTGCAGCGACCTCCGCGCGCATCTCGGCACGCACGACGGTATAGAGGTTCGAGGCGAAGCTGCTGATCAACTGTTCGATTGCCGGGGTCATCATGGGTCTCTCCTGTTTTGGGTTTGGGGTGGTGCCGGTCTCACAGCTTGAACTGCGTCACGATCACGCGTGGCTCGATGTACACCGGCGTGACATCGGTACCGTGCGGGTTCTTGCACATGACCCACGTTCCCTCGGCAGCAGCAGGCGAGAAGAGGCCATTCGGATCGGCCTGCGCCATGACTGCGTAGCCACTCTGATACTGCGCAGCGATCTTCTGTGGATTCGTGAACTGTGTCGCGTACGGAATCCCGTAACCGATCGAGTCGCACAAGAAGATCGGCTTCGGGCTCATCTCCGGCCACACATAGGTGTACGTTGTGAGCCCCGCCTGATCGCGCAGTTCCAAGATCATCTTGAGCAATCGGCGCTCGTTGAAGTTCTTGATCGCTGGCATTCCGACAGACTGGGTGCCCTCTTTCAGGATCTGTTCCTGCGCCTGTGACTGCGTCTGATCGCTGCTGGGTGGGCTGTCGCAGGAGTCCGCTGAACACATCAGCCACACGAGCGCGAGCACTGGCAGCGTCGCGAGCCGCTTCATTGTGCACCTCCCGTCTGCTCGGCCTGAACTTTGTCGAGGAACAGCCGCTCGTCGGGCGACAGTCGATTCTTGTCATACCCGGCGAATTGATGAAGGATGACTGACCCGATCGCCTGGCGCTGCTCAGGGGTCGCTTTAATGTAGTCGAGTCGGTGCGCTTCGAGCTGCTGCGCCATCCCGTCGTTGTACGCCTTCGACTCCTCGAAGACCTGTCGACGAACGGCCTCTTCTTTGGGCGCGAAGTATTTTGTCAGAAAGAAGTCATTGCCTTCGACAGCCCACGCGCCGCCAAAGACGACAAGCAGCCCGAACACGATCCATCCCACTGTGTATTTCACTTTGTTTCTCCTTTGTTTTTCGGCCTTCGGGCCCATTCTACGTGCGAGAGCCAGCCAGTTACGATGCCCGTGGCCCAGCCGAACATCATCGCGATGATCTCGTGACGCGCGGCTGGACTCATCGCCTGAACGCCTCTGCCGGCTTGTACACACCGTTGCTCACCTTCACCATGAGCCCGCGACCGATGAGCGCGCCTTTGTAGTTGCCGAACGTGCCGCTCTTGGCCATCGGCGCAGCTGCAGCCAGCTCGTCGTCGGTCGCGCCGTCGTTGCGGACCACGAAGTCGAGCATCGCGCAGATCTTCTCCGTCTTGATCTGGCGTTTCCAGAAGTCGAGCAGCTCCAGCCGATCAGTCGGAGGCAGCGCGACATCGATCGGGTACTCGCGACCCTTGTCAGTGAGCTGCACGTGATCGCTCTGTACAGTGATGTAGCCATTGTTCTTGAGAAAGCCCTTGCGGTTGCCTGTAGTACCACTGTTGGGAGCCACACCCGCGAGGATGGCGACTGTGTGGAATGGCATCGAGCTGAGGCCCATCGCCTCACCCTGGCGCAAAGCCCCGAGCATCTTCTGACACTTCTCGGGCATGGGAGATGTGCCAGCGGCGTTGACAGTATCGTGCCCGTCGTTGCCTCTGTACCCTGCATCCGACGGGTTAACGAACGTACTGCGATGGCCATCCGCCGCACGTCGCCCGGCTGCCTCGGCGCGAATCTGCTTCGGTGGACGAGGCGCAGCGTTGAGCGGGTTCATCGGCTTCACGCTCGGCGCCGCTGCTGGCACACCACGAAGCTGTACGGCCTTTGTAAGCACGGAACGTACGTTGCCCAGCTCCGACAC